AATCCATTCTCTTGCAGTCTCTTTTGTTTTAGTACTGAAGTTTGATCTGTTCAGTACAACTTCACCATTCTTCAGATATCTTTGTTCAAAGAATTCAGGCTTTTGTTTCATTAACGCATTCTCAACTTTGAGAACACCTTTAGCTTGAGCTACTGACTTTCCTATAAATCCAGTATGGAAAGCCAACCTGTTTACAATTCTGTAAACGTTAGCATTCTTTCTGATACGACTGTCTGAAGCTAGATCCAGCAACCTACTATGAATACCTTCAATGCTTGTAGAATTAGCTACGTTATGTAGAATATAGTTAAAGGTTTTGGTATAAAGAGCCAGTCTAGGAAGTTTAAGAATAGACGACCTTCTCTGCTTACGGATATCTGCTTCTTCTTTATCATTACCTAAACCTGCCTTGCCGATAGTCTCTTTCATCTTAGCATGATCCTTCAACGACTCCCATCTTGCTTTGAATATTTCAGTAAATTCACTTTCAGCCACAGTAGCAAACATTAACTTAACATACTTAGATGCTGAGTTTTTAACATCAAGACTGAAAATATCTCTATCATACTCATTCTGATTCTTGTTACTTTCATCTGAATCTAAACCCACATCCAAGTCTGCTATTGTAATAGAGTCTTCTTCTTCAGTTGTTTCAAATTCAATATCAAACTGTCTTAAGAAAGTCTTATGATCTGCAACAAAGTCAGCCCAGTTGTCTTTAACAAATTGCCATCCAAAAGGATTACCGTTCTTACCATCACCTAAGATAATGGCTTTAGCTTCAGCTACTAGAGCTTCTTTAGTCTTTTTATCTTTAGTTCTCTCAGATTGTTTTCTAAAGAAAGCTTTAACGTTTACATTAAATTCAGTATCTAACTGTTCAAAGAGTTGATCGTAAAGTTTAGTTGCTTCTTCATCTTTACCTTTTTCTAAAGCTTCAATTAGTTCAGCATCTTCCTTAAAAGCTCTACTGAACATACTTTCAGTCATAGACTGAATAACTTCCTGAACAATAACTTCCGGAGCTTTTTGTACGTTCCTAACACGACTATAGTGTTGCTCAGAGTACTTGTAACTACTTACAGTGTCGGCATTCTTAAATCCACCACTATCAATCTTCTTAAATAACTCAATAAGATTAGCAGCATATTGTGGATCAGCTCTTGGTCCCATGACCATTTCCATAATCCAATCTAACAGTTGACGGAATAGACTTTTGTGAACTTTACCTTCTGGTTCTTTACCAGTCAATATAAATTCTCTCATTTCTTCAGCCATTTGTTCTTTGGCTTCCTGGATAGAAGCTTGAGCAAATGTTTTAGTGTTACCTTCGTAAGTAACAAAAGTTCCTTTTCTATTACTAAACTCGTTATATAAGTCTAGTTGTTCCTTACCGGAAAAGTACATGTTCCAAACTACTTCAAATGCTTCATGGTAAGTTGTACCTTCTTCTGCATTTTCATATACATATACAGCTGCGTTATGAAGCATACCCCAAGCACGAACACCATCAGTAGATTTAATGACCTCTTTCAATTTATTATAAGGGACATTAAACCTCTGTTTAAACCAACCTTCTTCTTTCTCAATATCTGCAACTTTATATGGTTGACCATATGTATCTTCAAGAATTCTTCTTGTATTTGTTTCAGTTGGATCAATTCCCTCACCTCTTAAGAAATCATCAACGTCATCATCACTAACATCATCACCCTTTTCCTCTATTGATTCATCTTGTTTAACTTCTTGTTTTGGATTAGCAGACGGAGCTTGTCCTTCTGGTGCTACTTGAGGAACTTTAATTGTTCCATTAGTAATACCTGCAGAAATAGCTCCAGCTATAGTAATTTTTGCAGCTGCTGAATAAGCTAACATATCATCAGTAGTATTCAGCTTCTTCTTCATGGTCTCTGCATTCTTAGCTATCTCAGAATCATTGACAATTAAGTACTCTAGATGTTCTTTAAATTGATCATTGTCTTCTACAGTAATATTTTTTGGAGTATATGGACCACCAACAGGGACAGTTAAAGTCAATGTCTTTTTTGAAGACTTTGTAACATATTCAAACTGTTGAGTGTTTCCAGTAACAGTGCTTGTACTCTTTCCTTTTTTAGCAGGAGGTTTCTTTTCTGCTTCTTTTTTCTCTTTTACTTCTTCTTTCTTAGCAGCTTTAGCTAGCTTAGTAGTATCTAGAATGAAAGCTCCTCCAGTAGGCATAGAGTACCTGTTCACAAATACAGTTTCACCTGCTTGTGGTTTATTCATTTTCAGAATAAGCTTAGGTTTTCTTGCTTTACCTTTAGAATCTTTCTCACTTAATAAGTAATGATTGTAAGACTTCCATACTTCTTTAACATATTGATTACCTTGAGTATCAATAGCTACTTCAACAAATTCACGTTGTTCAGTACCAGGAGCTGTTTTATGTTGCTCTAGTAATAAATGTTGATCAACTTGATGATAAGCTTCTTTTAAGAAGTCTTTAATACTCTCTTCATTAGCTTCAATACCTAAAGGACTAAGATTAACAACTTGAATCTTTCCTGTATTAGGATTCTTAAACCTTAATCCTTTCCTGATCCACATTTGAGAGTTACCGATTTTATCAGCATCTTCATTCTCTGTTGTTTCAACAGGTGGTTTAAAGAATAGAATTCTATCAAGAAACTTCTTAGTACTCTCGTTAAATACTTCCTCAGCTGGTTTAGTTGCTAATTGGGCAGCAACATATTTAAGGATGTCATAAATATTGTTTATCTCATCCTCAGTGAACTTTTCATTATACACACCTTCAATATGAGCATCCTTGTTTAAGAATACTCCACCCTTATTAACTTTAGCTTCAGAAGACGTAGGAGAAACTCCATTGTTATTCTTGAATGCCATAGTTCCTTGTACAGTACCTGTACCAATCTCAATGATTGGATTATCTAAATCTTCTTCAGATACTAAACCAAGGGACATTAAACCAGTTCTAGCTTCAGCATTAAATAAAGCTCTGTTTAGTCGACCTGCAGATATACTGAAATCATATACTTCAGCTTTATCTTTATCTTCTAGTATTTGTTTCCTGATAGATCTCCACCAATCCTGTATACCTTTCTCATTATAATTATCTTCATTTCTGTATCTAGGATCAGTTTTATCATCTTGTTTTACAATAAGATCAGTGCTTGCCAATTGACCAAATATTAGTTTGGTATAATCAACAGCTTCACCTACTTTCGGTCCTATCTTGTTACCTTCTTGATCAATATAAAACAGATCATTACCTTCTTTGATTACATAAACAGAAGCAATAACATCTTGATCATTTTCACTCCCAGCAGCAGGAGTAAATTCAATAAACTTAGGAAGACCAAACTTATCCTGATTGTATTTAGTAATCAGCATAACTTTAACCTTACTCTTATCTCCTTTAAAAGAACTCTTGGTCATATTATCCAAGAAAGCTTCTTTCCTTTTCTCATGGTTATTATGAGGGGTGGGCATTCCTTCAGGAGCTACATACTCAGATGCTATTTGAAGCAAGCTCTTCTTAGCTAGTTCTTTAAACTCACCTGGCGTATTTTCACCTTCATTACCACTAGCATTTTTACCAGCAGCATCATCTATTTCTTTTTGCTTCTCAACATCTTCTCTTATCTTCTTCTCATCTTCAATCAGTTGCATTGCTTTGTCAATGACAGGAGCGAACTCATCAAGAACTTCTTGAGCAAGTTCATTGCCGTTTGAAGCCAAAGTCTGTAACATCTCCAGTCTTTTAACCAGAGGAACTGATGCAAAAGAAATATCTCTGTTTAACTCAGTTAATGGATCATATCTTACGTTCTGTAAAATTACCCTTAACTTCTCATTGAGTTGTTCAGTGTTAACAGATGCTTCATTGATATTCTTATAGTTATCAGGAAGGTCGGTAGCTTGCTGTAAGATGAACTTATCAGCGTACTTATCTCCTTTCCTAATATCTGCAAGCTTGTTGAAACGATTGGTTGTTTCTCTCATTGCCAGATTTATGCCGGCAAAGTTCTCCATCTCAGATTGCTGCTTTTGTTCCAGAATGATATTTCTTTCAGCATTCTTCGGATCAAACATGTAACCTTTCTGATCAGTTTTATAAACAGTCAAGAAGTCAGCATTCTCTTTTTGGAAAGTTTCTTTTGCTTTTGTTGCGTCAGCTAACTCTTCCTCAGCTAAATTGATGATGTCTTCTTCTATCTTACCTAAAGACTCACTGAGTCTGAATAAACCTTCAACCCTCGTCTTTGCTTGTAGTTCGTTAGCTATCAGCTGATTAACTCCAAGCAAAGGATCACCTATAGCAAAAACAGCATCTGTTCTTACTTTAGATTTCTTAGCTTCTTCAATAAGGAACTGTTGACGAGCACCTAGTTCAAACAACTTTTTCTTTCTGAAAGCAGTAAGTTCAGGTTGTTTACCGTTATCAACTACATTTCTGTTAATGTCATCATATAAATCCTGAAGCTTTTTAGCTTTGATTTTAAGTTCATTTACTTTAGAAACAGCTTGTTCTTTGTTAGTACTGTCATAACCTAGAATATTAAGATCCTCTTCTTTAATATTCTGCATGTTATCAAGCTTCTCCAGTAACCCTTCGGCATTTCCCAACTCAAAATGAGCTAAAGCAAATTGAGAGAACATTTCGTTCTCATACATATTAGCCAAGGTTTGATTACCAGCATCTTTAGAGTTATTCATTAACTCTAACAGATGAGTTCTTTCAATAACGCCGGCTTGAAATTCTTCTAATTTCTTTTGATTGAAAATAGGATTACCTTTTTCGTCACGCTTCAATTGTTTAGTAACGATTTCGTTACCTTCAGCATCCTTAGATTTCAGTTCTTCATATTCATATATATCTTTAAGTCCTTTAAAAGAAGCTGCGATATTATTATATGTAGATACTTGTTTATTTAATGCTCTGTCTTTAGCTTTATCAGCTCTTGTAGATAGAACTCCTCCTACAATACCTCCAAGTATAGCACCAAGACCTATAGATGTTGCTGCTTCTTTATCATTTCCTGTTACAGCATTTACACTTTGTTCTAGGAAATTATCCATAACAGAACTTGAGTATTTCTTATTCTGATAGTTAGGAGAATACTTAGCTTCGTTAAAACGAGAAATAGCTAACTGCACGTTCTCTTCCCAAAAACCTTCAGCAGCAATACCTTGAGCTGCCTTCTTTCCAAAAGATTTCAGGTAGTTAGGTTTAACAAATTGAGCAGCATCTGTAAGACCGTCTGCAAACTTGATACTTCCTGCATCTGCTCTAGATGTAGAAGGTAAGCGTTTGAATATAAGATTGGCTTCCCATAAGTTGGATAAAGCCAATGCTATCATATTACCTTTAAAAGTTCCAAGAGCAGCTTCAGCACCTACTTTAGTTAACTCTTCTTGAGTATATTCAATTCCTGTTGCAGGATTAACCCTTCCTTCCAGAGATTCAATTACTTTCTTTTTAGTCTCTGCAGCTTCAACCATTGATTCAGAAGCAGTTGATAAGAAGGTTTGAGTACCTACGTCAATGTTTCTAGCTAACTTTGCATTACTAATCCACTTCGCAACTCTCGGTAAAGTATTAAGAGCATCATATGTTTTATCGGCTGTACTAACAGCTTTTAAACCTTGGTTAATTGCTGTAGCTGTTTCAGCAGTTTGTTCAATCTTTCTTCCGAGTCCTAAAGCATTAAGACCTTTAATAGCTCTTGCGCCTAAACCAATTTTAGCAATTGCCATTCCCGGAAACATAGAAGAAACCATAAAAGCTGCACCATCAGAAAAGTCTTCTGTCCAGAAGTTTAGATCAGTTAAAGCCCTACTCCAAAATCCTTTATCCCTATCTACAGCTTCTTGGTAAATAGGCATCCAATCATTCTTGATATCATTTTCAAGACTGTTAAACCAGTTAGACAGTGCATTGTCAGCAGTACGAGCCATCCAAGAATTCAACTTATCTTCAAAAGTTATTCCTTCGTTTCCATATAGACTGTTAACAATTCCTGCTCCAAGATAACTAATACCAGCTCCCGTTTTAGTAAGAGCTGTTGTAGCAAATCTACCCATTCCTGATGCAATAGAACTTAATGTAGATTGATTACGAGCATAGATATCTTCTTGATCAGCTCTCTCAGGATTAAATCCTAATATAGAATCATCATATCTCTGAGCAGTCTTTAATGGACTAAAGATATTTTCAGGAGCATACTGAGCATTAGAGGCATTCATAAATCTTAAACCATCAGCAACTGCTGCTGCAGCTAATGATTTAGGTTCATTTATTTCTGAAACTCTGTCAAATAAAAGAGAACTAAGACCCTTTGTAGCTGGTCTAGTTATACCTTGTTGTAAAGGTGTGTCTGCCATATTATTATTTTCCTAGGGTTTTTATCATTTCTGCTTCAAGTTCATTGATAGATATTTTATCAGATACCTTGCTGTAAAAATATTCTACAGCTCTTTTAGCTGCTCCAGCATTTGGAAACTCACCAATATCTAAATGTCTAAATCCTACAGTTTTTCCATCTTGAACTTGAGGTATTGCTATTGTTGCAATTAGTGTTCTAGTTTTAGTTGGATCTACTCTTAATCCATAATTTCTTGCAACTCTATCATTTCCTGTAACAAACATTGATCCTACAAACTGTTGTTTTTCACTATAAGAAGTTCTTCCTCCAGAACCCTTTCTAAACAATCCTTCAGTTAACTCAGGCATATCATCACCTAAGAAATTTCTATACAACCAAAGATCATCAGCAGGATTTACAGCAGGTTTTAAACTGTTCTTTAAGTTACTTACATCAACATCTGCAGTTATTGTTTTAGCATCATTACCACTTCCTAGTCTCCAAGATGCTCTCATTTTCACTTTTCCATCTAAGTCCAAATATCCACCAATAATTTCTATATCTTTAACGTTGCTAGGAAGGCTTCCTGCATCAACAGTATTACCTGCAATATCAATTACATTTCCCTGAGCTATATTATTCTGAACCGATTTTTGATATAAATCCCACTCACCTGTTGTCTTTTGTTTATCAGATGCTGATGCATAAAGCATCCGAGGTGTAACAGCTTCATCCCATTCTTTATATATTTTGTCTTTAAGAGAATTAAGTTCGTTTAAATTAATACCATATTTACCTAAGGTTTCAGTAATTTGTTTTCTATTATCACCAAAACTATCTAGAAACTGAGCATATTTGCTACCGCTTTTAACTACATATGTGGGAGTTCCTCCTCCAGCACTAATAGGAAGAGTTGAAGGAGATAGTTCTATACTCTCATCTCTCATTCTAGCTAATTCACCTAAACTGATCTTTGTTTCTTTACCACTTTTATCCTTAAAAGAAAGTATCTCATTTGGATTAACCATCTTTCTACCTTCTGTTGCTTTTGCAGTAACATTATCATCAGATTGTTTTAAAAGACCTGCAGCTGTACCTTTAGCTATGTTACTAAGGTGAGCTTCTCTAAAAGCTTTATTTGACAAAGGAATTGGTCCAGTAAACGTTCCATCTAATGATGCTCTCTTGTAATTTATGGTAGCATCTTGAGCAAGTTTCATTACTCTTTCTCTGTCTGCTTTACTTTTCCATCTATATCCATCTGGAGAAGTTGGATCAATAATGAGTCCACTTTGATCAGCAGCATCAGGATTAGACATATCCTTTAAAGTAAAAGCATAAGCTTTTAATGAAGCTTCTTGTGCAACTCCACCTTGAGATAAATTTTCATTTAAACCTGCAATCTTTTCTTGTGTTGCTTTGGTACTATATATATTTTGATACTTTGAACTATTAGGATCAACGTTAATTGCTTCTGCTCCATCAACACTAGAAATTCCTCCACTATCTTTACCATCAGTAAGTGCTTTTAGTCGAGCAGTTTCAGCTTCTATTCCTCTATATATTAACTCTTGTTCCTTAGCCCATACATTAAAAGCCGGAGAAACTTCAGCATCTTTCTTTTGCTGTCTGAACTGATATGCACCTGAATAGCTGGTTTCTATTTTCTCTCTCCACATATCTCCTGCAATCTGTTCTCTGTTAAATGCAGGTGTACCGTAGCTTTCTTTTACTTGAGTAGCAAGATTATTATAAGAACTGGCGTACTGAGCATGTTGATCTGCAATATTTTTATACTTTAGTTTGTCATCATCTGACATACCTTCGGTTAGTAATGCAACATTATTATAGTAATCTGACATTTGAGTAGCACGGTTTGCAATCTCAGTATAAAGTCCGGTACTTGTATTAACTAGCTCCTCATCAGATTTTCCGTAAGTGTTATACCAGCCATCAATACTAATAGCTTTTCTATCGTCAGCTGTAAGACTTGCTTCAATTGCAGCTTTTATTCTGGTTGCATCAAGTATCTTATCTTCATTCTTCAACATTACTTTTCCACCAGTAAGACTATAATCAATATCTTCCATTCCTTTTAGAGTACTAATAACATCTTTTATCTTCTTATGAACATCATCAGCTGTAATATTGTGAATGCTCGTAGGACCACCATAGGTCAATCCTGCTTCCTTATTTGAAGCTGATACGTATTGATTCACATAATCTTTTACATAGGCTTCATTAGCAGCTGAGTACCCTTTACCTGATTTCCTAGCTTCATCTATAGATGATTCCAAAACCTGAATCTTTCTAGCTGCTTCTACAGATACTGTAATTGCTGGATCTTTAGCTATCTGAGATGCTAAGCTTCCTACTTGCATTTGAAGATTCATTTTACCAAAATCAGCTCCAGTTACTCCTTCTAAAGAGGTTCTAAGCTTTTCCATCTTTTCGGTAAGTAGAGCTATATTTGCATCTCCAACTACAGGTAAACCACCAATGGTATCTATATATCCTTGTATACGCTGAACTCCTTCATCATAACGTTGTTGTTTTAACATACCTGTACGCATATATTCGTCTACGGGTAGTTGCTGAATGTAAGGATTAAATTGTATACCTTGAGTATCGGTAAATGAAGCCATATTACAAAGTTAAATAAAATATTTTAATTAATTATCTTCTTCCTCTAGATTGTCTAGGAAAAAATCCATGCCAATCCCAATTATTTCGCTGTATTCTTTGTTTATCTAAAGTTTGTTGATTTTTGCTATCTGTTAATGTAGTTATATTTTTAATATTACCTTGAGCATCTTGCATTGTTCTTACTGTAGTAGCATCACTTACTTGATTAGTAGTGTTGGTTGGAGTACCCCATCTAAATGCTGGATCTGCACCTTCATAACCAACTCCAACGATTTGACCTTTATTATTTCTTTGGTAACGGAAATCATACAAAGCTTCGTTGGTTATAGTCTTAATGTTCTCCAATTCGTTCTGAAGAACTTTACTACTAATAGAACTAAGAGCTGTAAACAAGTCACGTTTTGTATTACTGCGAGCTTGTTCTTGACGAACCATTTGTTGGTCAGCCAAACCAAGGTTTCTAAACTGAGCATCGTTTCTAAGTGAAACATTCTTGTTGATAATATCACTTTCGATACCTTGATTTACTCTAAATTCCTCAGCTCCAATTTTAGTATCTGCCATATATTTTTGTGCAGCTAAAGTTCCTAGTGCTGCAGGATTAGAAGCCAGAGTACTTTGAATAGCATTAAATGAAGCAGTATTCTCATTCCTCATATCTTGATACGATACTTGATATGGACTATACATTTCTGGTTCATACTTTTGAACAGGAACAGGTCTTACCCTGTTTGTACCAATAGCAGCCAACTCTGGTGCTATCTGAGTAATCTTTAATTTGTTTTGATCTGTAGCACTTGACATGTCCTTGTCCATATTGTGGATACTAGGATTGTAAGGAGTAGACTTTGCACCTTTACCAAAATCAGGAGGATTACGACTGAATGTTCTTTTACTTTGATCTACACCTAGAGCTTTAGTTAACCCTGTGGTTATAGGAGTAGGTGCTTCAGCTACTGGAGCTGCTGATTTCGGAGGATCAACTTGTGTAGTGGAACTACTGGTTGATATACCTGCTCTTTTTACGTATTCTCTTAAAGTTTCTTTTTCTCCAGATACAGATGCCATGATAGGATCATCCCAACCAATAGTTCTTTTCTCTCCTTTTGCAGTGGTAATAGTAGCTTTTCCTGTTTTTTGTAAGCTGTTTGCAGCTCCCTCTCCTAATCTATGAGCAGCAAGAATAAGATTTACATCTCCTCCATATTTAGAATGTAAAGATTCAATATGCTTATTCATCACAAGTTCTTGTATATTTCCCCTGTTGTTTTTAAAAGCATCCTCAAACTCTTCTTTATTTTTGATACCAAATTGATCTTCAAATTCTTTTTTATTGGTATTATAATACTTTTGTCTGGTATCTTTGATAAATTGATATTTACCATAAGCCGTTCCTCCCATTTTAGTAAGAATGTCATATCCTGATTTTCCTTCTGCTTTCCAGATTGCTTGTTTGATATTTACAAGTAGATCGGGATCAATTTCTCCACCAGCAGCAAATGACATCTTAGCACCAAACTTAGCTTTGATTTGTTTACCTTCACTCATTGCTTTTGGTTCCAATCCATTGACTTGAGCCATCATTAACATTTCGTTTTGTAATGCAGATAGTAACTCTTTTGATTGAGCTATCTGTTGTTTTTTCTTTTCAGCTCCTTCTACTTTCATTTTGCCTGAATTAGAAGCAAGTCTTTCGAACATATCTTGTGGATCAGACTCGTTTATTAGTTTCATTCCCTTATCCATATTTTTTGAGATATTACTTTCCATCTCACCTAAGTTTTTAGCAACGGTTTTAAACTTCTTTTTAGTACCGGGAACAATCATATTTCCAAATATATTAAGACTACCTTGACTATCAATAGCTGCTGTTTCGTCACCTTCAACTTCAGCTTTTACTCCTCCAAAATTTATATCAATTCCACCCTCTTCATGAGAAGGCCCATTGAACATAAATGTTCCACCATCTACTTCATTGTCTCCAATCTTTTTGATTGAACCACCATATTGCATTTTAGTATATTGATTAACATTTTCATCAATAGATGTTTTTTTAACGTTTTTGAATCTACCTGGTTTATTATAAATAGAATTTGGTATCCAATCACCATCTTTATTAAAAGAACCTTGCAATTGTTGTTGTTCTGTAATATATGAGTTTATATCTAAATTAGGATTTTGTTGCAAGAATTGTTGTTTTTTCATTTCTTGTTGAAAATCATAATCTAGTCTTTTTTGTGTAAGAGGATCAACAACCATAGCATCTCTTGCTCTAGTAGCTTCAATACTTTCAGAACGAGTAGGCCAATTAATATCTTTATAATTTGAAGACATTAACATTGGTTTTTTCTTAGGTTTAGGATCTTCTACAGTCATGCCAAGATTAGCTTTCATTTTTCCTCCGTCCTTCATAATAGCTTGAGATCCTCTACCATACATCTTATTATTAAACGTAGTAGTTGGTCTTACAACTTCTTGGCGTTTTAAACCTTTTTGAGGAATAAGATAATCTGTAATAGCTAACCCTGTTAGTATATTATCACCCCAGTTAGTTTTATTTTTAGCTGATTGATCAGTAGAAGCTGGGCGATTAAAGCTAGCTTCAGCTTTAGCTCTAGCTGGAGTAGATACCATCATCTCTTTCCCATCCATTATATTAACTGGTTTCTGTTCAAAAGAATCCATGATGATATTCTGTCCGCGAAACTGATTATTTATTTGTTCATCAGCATTACGGTTAGTGTACTTATCAGTAATAGTAGGATTTATTTCTTGATATGTTCCGTACATATTTTTAGCTGCTATATACTCCATAAGAGTAGAGTAGTCTTCTCTTACAGGAGGTACTCCTGGTTCAATAGGACCACCTGCAGCAAATTTCTTTCCTGTTATACCAAATAACTCATTAATATGTTTAACAAGTATTGGACTTTTCTTTGTTGTTTTCTTAGCCATTATAATATAGAAGCTTTAGATGAAGTAGCAATAAATACAGATATGAATTTATGCTCATCATTATTGTTAACAGTATGTCTTACTTTACAATCTTTAGCAATTAAAGGAGACTTATTAAATGATTTAACTTGATAAACTATATTTGATTCGTCAATCTGTTTGAAAATCGAATCAGGTTTTACTATATGGAAACTTTTAGTCTTATCTTTAACCATATCAATAATATCATTATAGATATATTGACTATCTACTTTACTATATGTAACAGTTCGATCTGTATCTGTAGATTTAGGATAAGTCATATATTGAGATAAACTATTCTTTGGTTTTTTTACCAATTTTAGAGTAGCACATTGTTGATCATTATATACAACAGATTCATTAAAATATACATCATCTGTTTGTATAAAAGTTTTATCTGGATTGTATTTCAGTACTTTAGTATAATCTGAAATATGAGTTAATAACTCATCTTGGATATTAAAAGATAATGGATACTCAATAACGTATGGAGACTTTTGACCATAAAAGTTACCAAATTTGGTATTCTCAACATTATGTTCCCATACACTATTTCCTTCAGAAGTATAAAAAGTATTTACGTTTCCGATGTAGAGAATGGGCTTATAACTATGAAAAGATGTCCAATTTTGTATGTCAAAAGAGAAAGACACAGTAAAAGTGTGATCTTCAAAATAGTCTGTGTTTTTAAGGGAAACTTCTTTACCATTTTTGTAAAATTTATTGTTAATATATTGAACTTCTTTATCAAGAAGTTTATAATCTAACTTAGTAATAATTACTCTATTATATCTTGAGTCATATATTCCATGTAAACCAATACCTTTAAAATGGTTATCTATATTAACTTCAGGAAAGTCTTCTTTAATCTTAAACGTAAGATTATCTATAAAAAATTGTGAAGCAGTATCTTTAGTAATATCTATTGCTTTTTGACCATTTAATAAAAATATCTGACCTCTTTTAGAATCTACTGTAATGTGACCATACTCTGTTTTTAATAAAAACTTATGTTGTGCACCTACATAACCAAAATCTGTTTCGGCAAAATCTAAAGGAGGTACATCTCTATCAAAAATAGATTGACCTAAAAACACTTGACCAGCTGATGTAGCAGTAGTTAACAATGCATTATACATCATTGATTTATTCTCAAATCTTACAAGAACTACTTTGTTTTCAATACCATCTATAGATGTAAGTCTACCATAATTTAATGGAAAATTAAATACTGCAGATGGTCTATATATTAACCAGTTATTTTGTCCTTCCCCTTGTCTTTCAGAAAATATTGCACGATTAGGATAATACTGTACACAATTATCGTCAGCATAATTTTCTGGTAGATATGAAAAGAAGTTTTCTTTATTTTGTTTAGAGAATGTTTTATTATACGTATAAGTGTTATCATTAATAATAGATACTGTTTTTTCTTGTAACCAATCATTAGGAATATCAGAACTTACTCTTGGAAAGAAATCTCCTTCACGATCATTATAAGCTTGTCTTGCATCAACATTTATTTCAGACTCACAATAAAAATATTGAATACCATAAGCAAATAAGTAAAACTTACCATTTTGATAAAAAAATGGATTAGTTGGACAACTAAAGTTATTAGCTCTTATACCTAAAACTTCTCTTAATTTATTAATAAAACCTTGTCCTTGATCATCTTGTTGTCCGACTACTACATCAGTACTCATCCAGAACGTAGGATATGCAACATTACCAAGTAAGTCATAAAAAACATCTGATTCATTAGGAAATCCTACTCTATTATCAATAAAAAAAGGAAGTTTTGATTTATAAGCAAAACGATTAATAAAACAATCACCACCAAATATTACAAGCTCATCATTTAAATTATCTATATTTTGTTGGTAACCTGTATCTATAACTTCTGTTGAATATAAAGAACCGTATTGACTAGGATTAAACTTTTTTAGTGTTGCATAATAAGTTGAACATACTGCTTGACCATTATATTTACACCCTGTATCATCAGGTATCCATTTTGTTGTATCTTGAGGAGCACCTATTACTTCATGTACATAAGGAAGAATACCAACTGTTCTAAGATAAACAGAAGACTCTCGTTGATAATTATTAATAATATACGTATCTCCAATACCTCTCATTCCTGGTGTTAAGTAAACACCTAGATCAACTCTTCTTTGTTTGTTACCATCAGAAGGTACAGGTAAATAACTACTATATTGATTTAAACTATTAAATTGATATGCATAGTTTTTAGTTGGAATTAGTTTTTCAATAATATCTAAAGTCAAAGTAAATCCTGCTACTGCAGCACCTCCACCATATCCACTAACACCTGTAGATGCAAGACCAAGAGCTACACCAACAGCAATAGCTATAGCATAACTTGCTCCGCTAAGTGTTTTATATCCAGCATGTTCTTTTACTTCAACAAACTCACCTTTAGATATACCATATTCAACTGTTTCTAATTTTAGTACAGAACCTAAATATGGTTGATAAAAAGATGTATCAGGTGAATGTAAAGTAAATCTTTTCTTATTATCATCATTTGTAAAAGCATTTAACCTTCTCTCACTATTTACACCACTATCATTTAGAGTTTGCTGTACTGTAATAAAAGGATCAGGTCTTACATCATTTGCAACATAGTTAGGAAAGAAATAAGTTTCTTCATCTTTTTCATATGTTCCTACATTAGATATAAGTCCTCTTGCAATAATAGATTTATTATTTGCTCTATTACCTCTTACTATTTTAAATCCAATAATATTATCTTTTTCTTCTTGACTAAGATCTGAATTACGTATAATTTCCATTACTTGTGAAGCACTTATACGTACACCTAATGGAAAAATAGCACCTTCATTATCATGTATATGACTAATAGAAGAGTCAGGAAAGCGGTGATATCTAATAGGTAACCCTGCAAGATCTTCCCAAACATCAGCATCGCAAGGATATAATTCTGTACTTTCATGATAGGCAAATTCACCTGCTTCATATTTACCAATATAGCAAGGATCATTAACTATTTGTGTTCCTAGTTTATTTATAATTACTTCAATATCTTCAGTTTTAATAGCAGTATTATAAACTTTCCATCTAGGTTGAGGTTGTCCATCTGTTTCGCATATACCATTAACTGTTTCATCTAATGTATCAGTGTTAGCAATCATTTCGATATCAGATGCTAAAGCAGAACGGTTTGGTATATGAAATCTGTCTGCTTGATATCCTCCTTTAAGTATTGGTACAAATTCAAATGAGTATACCTCATCTCTAAAATAACCTTTATATTTACCTGTGTATAAAGGATCTTTATAAGCATCTTTAGGTAATTTAAAAGATTGCCATATAAGTTTTATCTTATTAGCAATTTTTTGATAACTTCTTCTTCTAACAGTAGTTAAATCACTCCATACAATTATATCAGATATTGTAGTTACATCTCCAGCTTTTTCATAATATGGAAACTTAGCAAATATATCATCTATACTTAAACGTATATTTGTTTTACTTGATCCGTTATAAACTATTTCTTCTTGAGAACCTCTTATTAAAAATGTATCAACTAATTCTACTGATGGTATATTATTTACCGTTTTGATAACAGCAAGATTATAATAATCATATATACCAGAAGTATCAATATTAGAAATAAGTAAGCCGATTGCTTTAGAGGTATTATAGTTATAATCTGGAGTAATTATATTTGGATCAAATATTGATATCGGATTTGTAACAGAGTAATAACTAGTGTATCCATCACCTAATGCGTTACTATATTGAATAGCAAATTGATATGTACCACTAGTAAGTTCTCCTGTATCCTGTATTTCTTTATAAGAAATATCTGGAATTGAAAAATTGGGTTGAATATTTAGTTTATTACAATCTATTTCAGTAGAAGTCTGCGAATCACAACCTTCAATATTTTCTAAATAAGGAAGGTTTTCCAGATCTAACCATCTTCGTTGATTTCGATTATCTGTCCAATATATTTCTATACCACAATTAGTAACTTTATGTACTACTTTAAGTATAGGAAAATCACGATGAAAATTTAAACAATTAGCATTTATGATACTAGTGTAAGTACAATTTATTACCTTTCCTATTTCTGACTGACCTGTTTCAGGATTGGTTAAAAATAAAATAACTGTATCTCTTTCAAAAATATTATGTTTACCAATAATATAATAACCTACTGGAATATCATAACAATGAGTATTAGCTAATTCATTTTGATAGGTAACTTTATTTCCATCAAAGTTAGAAATAACAGCGTTCATAGCATGGGTCAACTGACCCTGCTTAACTTGAGAAATCTGGGAATCCAAATTTAATCCTAAGCTAGCTACTGATATCTTTATTTCGTTCTTTTCTGCCATTACTTAATATTATACATTGAGAGCCTATTCATATCTCTTTTTATTGCTTTAAACTTCTGGTAAATAGTTTGTTTTTTTGTTTCAATATCAGCCATTACTTTAGACTCATCTGCAGCTTGTTTATATTCAAGTTTTTTTCTCTCAATCTGATTAAAAGTTTCATCTGTAATCTGATTAGAAAGCATTTCAAATATTTTAAACTTTATATAATTCTCAATATATTCTTGTACTTCTGTATTATCTGGTATCATTTGATAACCATCATTGTCGTATTCCTCAGAATAATATAACATATATACATCAGCATCACGAAAGTTAACAATCATTTTATTATCTCTAATATCAAATGTTTCATGAGAATTAGAATAATGATTTAAGCAACTAACAGAACAGTTTTGCTTAACAGAAATATTACCTGGTTTTAACAAGGTCATAATCTTTACTGTTTCTACTTCTTCTGAGTTATTAGTCTTATATGTAACTTTTACCTCGTTAGGTAAACATGGATCACATGGATCACAACGATTATCTACATTACTATTAAAAGATGTGTAGTAAGGTGTTATATTAGTACTTACTTGTTGATACAGAGAACCTGGAAGCTTTCTTGTCTGGATTAATCTTGTACAAGTCCAAGCTTCTCTTACAGCATAAAATTCAGGAGGAAGTTTACCTTCAAAATCTTCTATTTTGATAATAGCAGACTTAATTTTATACATGGATCTTCCTAACTTTTTTAAACATTTATCTGTCCATTTAGGAAATAATAAATCATCTACAGCTCCAGTATTAAAATATGACTTTAATTCTTCTTTAACAAGAGCATAAATCTCTTGAGGTGAAATAAAAGTATAATTATAAAAATTACTCATTAAAATCTATTATTTATAAGTTCGTGATACATTTGTAAATATTCTGAATTTGGCTTGTTAAGATATTCTGCTAGCAATCTTGAAGTCTTTCTACATGCTTTAAATACTGTATTACTAGATTGATAAAAGCGAGAAGATCCAATATGCCAAAACCATCTACATTTAAACCCATCAGTATGAAAATTCATATGATATACTCTCTTTCCTTCTTCTTTACTTGATTTCCAGTCAATAGGGAGGTTTATATAAGGTTTACCTTGAGGATCTAGGTAATTTTTATGCCTTTTTATTTTCTTTTTTACTACAGTAAAATAACCTAATCCGTAAGGTAACTTACAAATATCTCCAGATTCAAGTATATATAATCTGAATTCATTAGTATAACCATATACAATATCACTAAACTGTTTATAAGTTAGTTGTGATTCTGGAAACTGTAATTTGAACCTATTGTAGGTATCTTTACTTGCTGTTCTGTAATCGTATTTTATTCTCATACTTTATTTACCGTGTCATCTTTCTCATCTTGAGTATGATCTACAGGTACTCTAAAATATGTATCTAGCAAGGTTTTAATGGTACTAGTAACAATGGTATCTTCTAAATACCCCGGAGCTTTAAACTCTCTGTCTAAAGGATTTTGACATCTTTCATATTTCTTTAGACCTGGTACGCAATCACATTCAGCTGCGAGTAAATTGTTAGGTACATTTTCTTCAAAGTAGGCTGATAGACTAACTAGTTTTACATTTGGATCTGATAAATACAGATATTGATTTTGAATCCAATAATAAACATTTTTTGTTTTTAGATTTAACTTTAAAATATTTATTAAACGACTTGGAGTTACTTCTGTAAGTTTAAATGAAATTTCTGTAGAGAATACTCCTTGTATAAGAAATCCATAATTACCTTCACCTATTTTAGGAAGTTTAATTTTACTTTTAGCTATTTTTTTATCAGATATAAAATCACAACATTCTGAAATAGGTACAGTCTCTAATTCCACACAAGGAATAGAGGTAAAAATATTAGAGCTTGCCCAAAGTTTTCTTCTATCGACTTCACGTTTAATAAAAAAACTAGCTTTAGAATTTAATTCAGAAACAATAACTCTATCTGTAATAAGGTTATCTCCTGAAATTAATTTATTAAGACTGCGAATTCTAGATACAAGATCTCTATAAGTAGACATTTTAAACTGCGTTATGATTATAATTGGCTATTTCGCCCTTTTCTTTATGATATAAAAATGCTTTGGCTTGTTTTAATGAATGATATCCTTTATCAAAGTGCCATTTATCATCACTTGATATAGAAGGAATTACTTGTACTTGAAAAGCATGGTCATCTTCTGCACTCCAATATTCCATCTTTTTGTTATGATGAAGGTGTCCAATTTTAGCCCATCTATATTTAGTTGCTGCCCATAATTCTTTTTCTTGAGATGCAAATAACTTAATCAAATCTCCCCATTTTTCATTATGGCCGTGACAATACATAAATCCATTATCACCGTATTTATAATATTTTCTAGAACGAGGAGAGTTATTAATTGTTACTCTATTATTATTATGATACCATGCTTCAATTATTTCACCCATCATAAAACAAGCTTGACTATCATGGTTACCTGGAATTATTGTAATATCTACAATAGCTATTGTTGAAATAACATCAATTGTTTCTACAAGTATTTTTTTTATTCTTTGTACTAATTTTGCAAACCTGCTATCACTGTGCATATTAGTTCCTGCAGAAGTAGTATTAGCATCGTTATCAATATGAAATAAATCATTACCAATTGGTAAATGTATACGTCTTACTTTTGTAAGATCTGTTCTACTTAGTAATTCGTTAATAGATTCTTTAAATCTTTTTTCTGCTATTGAAAGATCATAATTATCTGTTCCTTCTTCTTCCCAAGATAACTTACCAAAATGAGGATCAAATACACATAATTCTAGAAGTAAATTATCAATTTCAGCTTGAGGACGATAAATAATATAAGGTCGATCTATTATTTGAGTATTATACTCTTTTATATTATCAAGAATAATCTTCTTTTGTGCTTCTAGATTATCATCAACTGAATAAGCTTTAAATAAAGCTGAAACTGTCCAAGTATTACTATTGCTAAGTTTACTCCAGTAACTTGTTAGTTTCCATTTAGTTTTATCAATGTTATGAGCTGCTTCAATTTCCTCTGGACTTTTTGGTTCATTAGTCCATAAAGCTTTGGTTTCCATTGTTTTACCCTCATTTGAAACTTTTTGTTCTACTAGTTTATAGAATTCTGTAGTAGGGTTTACTTTTTTACTTACCCATGTTTCATTTAATTCTGAATTTTCTTCTGGTTGATTTCTTAATTCTTTTAATAAATTTTCTATTTCATTTTCACTTATTCCAAGTTTTTCTGCATAGTAAGACTTAGATTGTTTTCTTCTTAATAATCTTTCTAGCTGTTGTAAAAGAGAGTCTTTATTATCAAACATTCTATTGTTTTTTGTTAAAGAAACAGTTTGTAAAAGGTAAAATTAATATTTTTTACTAATATTACCAAATTATTTTAACCAAATACATTAGAAAGTTTAATGTAATAGGTTATAAAAAAAACCCCTACTGTAGAAACAGCAGGGGTTACACAGTGAAAACCAAAAAACACTATGTTTTTAAGTTTATGTGTTACATGCACCCGATTCCATTGTAATAGTCATAGTATCAGTAACAGTATAAGTTACTGCAGTAAATGTAAATGTATTGGCAACTGTAACGTTAATACATTGTTGCAGTACACCATTTTTATATAGTTTTAAACTACCAGGCACTATTGGAGAACCTGTAACTGTAACTGACATTGCAGTAGTTGTACCAAGAACTACACCTGTAACAGATTGATTACTACTTATTGGTAAAGAACCATTTGTAATTGAGTATGCTGATACGTTTTGAATAGCACTAATTTGAGCACCGCTTAAATTATTTACTACATAAAATATACTACCTCCTGGACCTACTGGAGGATTAGTTATACAATTGTTAACTAAAGAACAAAATACAGATCTCAAAGCTGTACTATTTGCTATAAAAGATAACTGAGAAGATATAAAAGTTCCCAAATCAAGAACAGGAGTAATTTTTACTTTATTTGTAGAAGCATTTAAAGATACGTTTAGAGTAAGACCTGCTGTTATATCAATACCTCCTTCTACTTTATCTATAAGAAATCCTCCAGAAGGATCAGATAAATAAGATTTTACTTTTACATCTTCACCATCAGCTGATGTTTTAATAAGAACTTTTCCAGGAACACTTACTAAATCAAAGTTAATACCAGAACCTGCTTGCACTTTATCAAGAAAGAAACCAGAAACAGCATCACCTGAGTTTAAAGAGAACTTTCTATCTGTAATAGATCCAGCAAAGTTTAGCTGCCATCCTTGACAAATATCTCCTACATTAAGAGGTGTTAATATAAAATCAGAACTAACTGATACAATAGAACTTTGAGCTACATTAGAAAGTTTTGTAATAACATTCTGCATTGCATTTTGTAATGTAACTGCGGAAGTTACACAACCCCAAGTAACAGTTGTATTATCAAAAGTAGGTAATGTACACAGTTTATTTTTTATTTTATTAACTGTATCTACTAAAGTATCTGTAGCTGTAACTGGAGCAGCAAGACAGCTTCCAATATTATTAAATGTAGGCAATATAGCACCACTACCCGTAGCTAATGTTTTTACTGAACAGATTTGATCAATAATTAAATCAAAAGCTTGTAAAAGATTAGTAGGAGGAGAACTTACAACAAAACACTGATCCCAATCAACATCTGCAATATTTAATTTTGTATTAATATTTGAGATTTGTGTACAATACTTATTTAATACAGTATTTAACGAATCTGTATTAAGTACAGAAGCACTAGTACATACAATAGCAGGTACTTCAATAGCATCAAATCTTGTATCTACAGTATTCTGATATGTAACAAAGGTAGTTTCTGTAAATGTATTTACTGTTGTTTTAAGTGTACAAAACTGTTGAGATATAGATTCAACAAACTGTTGCTCTGTTGTAATAGCTAATGTATCATCTACACAATATTTGTTATACAATGTATAATTTCCTACTACTGTACAAAGTTTTTCATCTATTTTTGAAAGAACAGTATTAAGATCATCACATGAATTTACTTGAAGACAGCTAAGATTAGGACCGCTGTAAAATACACAAGAACTATTAGCTACATTTGAAGGATCACAATCTGTACATCCGCAATTCCCGTTTTGAGAACTAATTTGTGAATAACCAAGAATTGTTATATTATTTTCATTACAACTTGAACAAGGCATTATTAATTATTTTAAAGATAAACAATCCACACTGCAGCTACAGATGGGTCACGATTTTCATGAGCAAGACCTCCACCAGAAGTTCCTACAGTAATACCTGTAGTTGCTTTAGCAGCAATATTATCTGTTATAGGAGTAACTAAAGTAGAATTAGCACCTTGACCTTCTTGTAATACTCTTGTAGAGTTTTCATTACCATAGTTAATACTTCTTGCCCAAAATTTAGCAATAGGGTGACTATGACCTGCATCTAAAACAGGATGAGTATGAGGAGGAATTTCTGATGAAAGTAAAGTAACAAACGGTGAACCAAATTTATCACCTGTTCCATAATTTACTCCAGCTCCTTGTACAGATGGATTAACAGCTGTATCTAGTGCTGCTCCAGGAACGTTACGTACAGCTCCTACTGCTTTTCTACCTCTCCAGTCCTGAGTACCATTTAATCCATTCATCATATACCAACCAAGATATTCTCCAATACCTCTTCCGCTATTATCAAAATTTGCTAATGGTCCAGTATATAGTACAGGAACATTTTTTGGAAAATTAACTTTAGTAGGATTAGATTGAATAATCTGAAGTACAAGACTCTGTAAATCAGTTTGCTTAACGTATGTTGTAGGTAAAGTTGATATTGCAATTTGATGTGTACATAATAAATTTACTGCAGCTTGAAGTATATCTACAGAAGAAGGATTAGAAGGAAGACCTACAAGACATTTAGCATCAAATACTGTAGGAGCTTGAGCTGTAGCATCTATTAAACTTTTAAGAGTGCATTGACTATTAATAATTACTTGAAGTAACTGATTAAGTGAAGGATTAGTATTAGGTAGTTGACAAGCAATCCACTCACAATTTTCTAATGTAACTTCTGTCGGTTTAATAGACGTACCATCAAGAGCTGCTAATAGATTTTCTGCTGTTGCAGCTTCTACTTGACTAAGTGTATCACCTGTACAAATTCCTAATGCAGGAATATCTGGACCTGTATACTCAATACATCTATCTGAACCATATTTATCACCGCAGTTTTTAAAACAATCTGGACAAGCCATTAGTATAATAGTTTTTTAATATGAGAAATAATTTGTTTTCTTGTTGCTATAGATTCAAATGTAGCTGAGTTGTAACTCATTTTTTCTAAAATGGACTTGTAATATATAAGACTCTTTAAAGTATCTTTGCAAATTTTTTTGTCTGCAAGGTAAACAACTTTAAATAGCATACTTTTAGTTATATCGTAAATCTTTTTATTAATATCATCTTTTAGAGAATCTATCTCTGAACAATCTTTACAATTTTTTACAAGAAATGCACCCATTTAATAAATCTTTTTACACCATTATTAATACAAGCAATACAAAGACCATTTGTAAGATTACAGGCACATCCAACTTCTTTTGCACAACCTCTACACTTTGCCATTTAACATTCATTTTTAGAGTTAAAATTATCAAGTAATGATTTAGCTAAATCATATAGTTGAACAGCCCGATTATAATCACACTCATTTGCAGCTGCTATTGCACCCTGCATAAAAATATAAATATCATCTAGTACTAATTTATCATCTCTTTTTATACTTTGATCACAATTTTTAATATCAGTAGATAAAAGAGCTTTTTGCCATTTATGCATTAAAGAATCAACTCTAAAAAAACTTTTTTCTACAAAATATTTATATGCTGGAGAAATAGTAATCTTTACATTCCATAATCCATCTGAAAGCTCTGGTAACAAAGAGTAATCTTCAACACAAGTAATATTAAGAGTATTAGTATTAAATACAGATATATTACTAATTACATGAGTATGTAAAGTAACAGGAAAAGAAGGAGGTGTAATTTCAATAGTAGGACTAACTACAGTAAATCCATCAGGGATTTTAGATATATCAGCTATAGCTAAAAACTTAGGATCGTGTGAATCAAGAACTAAGAAATCTAATATAGGAATATTTGTAGACAATGACATTTTTATTAAATTTTAGCTAACTGAAAGTGCATTCCATCTTGTCTTTTCCAATTACCACCCCATTCAAATCCAGCATCAGTAAAACACTTAACAAAGCCTTTGCTCAATTTTGGGTTCATATTTAATTGGTTCTCAAAAGCATTTACATCTATTGCTATACCCCAACTATGTAGTGATTGACTTGATAATCCCCTTTTTTTTCTTATATTAAAACAACCATCCCATGTTTTAAGTTCACCTACAAACTTGCGGTCTATTAAATTTTTGAATGCAATTGTTAACGGACCCACCATTGCTTTATTACAATATATCTTTTTAGGTATTATACCAATCTCTAAATGTCTTGGAACATCCCATACAATCATATAAGTACCTTCATCATGTGTAGTTAATGGATCTCCCCACTTATTAAAACATTGCTTACTGGTTACCATTTTTCTTGATTTAATTATAAAAAAAAAAGTCGGAAGGATAAGTTAAGTTAACCTTCCTCCCGACTTAGGGTATTTTTATGTGACTACTATTATGGATTCAATTGTGTTGTACTAGTAGTTGAAGTTGAAGTAGTAGAAGTAGTTGTTGTTGTTGTTCTATCAGCTGCTGATTTATTAGATACTGCTCCAAGATAAGCAACAAGTACTGTTTCGATTGAAGAACCCGCACCTGTAGGTACAGCAATAATTACAGTAAAGTCATGTTCTTCTCTCATAGTGTAAGCTCCATCAAATATTTCTTCAGCTTTAATCACATAAGTGTCATAAAATGTTCCATCTACTACTAATGATTCGTAAGCTCCATTGTAACCTGCCTGACGGAATAAATGTTTATAAGTTGATTGATAACTGAAGAAATTGATTTCTAGTTGTTTGATTTCACTGGAAGTACCACGTAGAAAACTAGCTCTTTGTTTAACTAATACAGTTGCAACAGTATCGCATTTGTCATCAGTAAAAAAGTCTTGAGTTGTTTCTGTACCAGTGTAAACAAATACACGGAAGTAAAGTCTGTCATATTCTTGTGGATAAGCAGCAACATCACAAGCATTTGCATATCTATCAAGAGTTTTACCAGTTACTCTAAGAATAGAAGAAGTACCAGAACCAATTCTTTGAAAAGTAAGATATTTATTTAAATATACATCTTCTTTAGCTTTAGCTATAATTAAATCTACAGTTGCTTGAGGATCAATATCAGTACAAGGATTACCACCACAATCGCAACAAGCTGTTTTAACAGTAACTGAACGAGTCATACCATTATAAAAACCAGCATCAATATAATTGGCATGAAGTCTGAAGGTTACTGATACATCTTCTCCACACTGTACTTTGAAATTAGAAACTTCAGATACTTGAGGAAGAATATCAGATTCAGCTACAACTTTGTACCAATCTTTAATTTTAAGTTTACCAATTTTATCAGACCTTTTAGTAGTAAGAGGTAATACACCTTCTTTTCTACCTTGTGCAAGGTAAATATAAGGTTCGTTAACTACGTTACCAGCTGTAGCAGCCAGATAGTCCGATTTAAATATGCCAAACTGAGCGTTGTTTGCACCCAATAATTCAGTTCCACCTGAAGTAGGGATTGTGTTACCACTAGGAACAACGAACACTGTTGTTAGAGAGAAATCCATTTGTTAGATTTTGTTAATGAAAAATAAAGTTATTCAGAATTTTTTATCTTTTCTGCAGCCATTTGAGCAGCAGGAATATTTTGTGTGTTTATTGCAATTTCCATTTCAGCAATATCTAAAAGTTCATCTTCTAGATATTCTTTTAATTCGCAATCAGAGTTTATAGAAGGTGTACCATCAAAGTCTTCGTATCCTTCTAAATCAATTTTTCTAGGATATCTTAGATAAGAGACAAAAAGTTTAGTTGGAGTAAACGTTCCGTCAGTGTATACTTCAATATCACCTGAAGTTTTAGTTGTAAAAGTATCTTGATATTCAAAAGAAGGTTTGTAATTATTATTTGATAAAAGCGTGTGAACATCTGCATGTTTCACTAAATCTGAATTAACAGCTATCACTCTATCTTTACAATCTTCTTTATTTGCAAGTAGATAAGAATCTACATAAAACATATAGTCTGGTTTACTTATTAAGCTAGCAGACCATTTATTTAGTTTTTTATCTGTTTCCGTAAGAGATAATGGAGTATCTTCAAAAGGAACAACCAGATTTTCTAAGTCCTCATATCTTTTTTTGTTACCATCAAATCCAATTCCTAAAGGATTATTAGGATTCATCTTTTTCTTTATTAACTTTAATTGGGCTTCATTTAAAGCTAATATTTTATTTTCTAATGGTATTCTTTGATGTTGATTAGAAGAAAGTTTATTAAGACGCTGATCTAACTTATATAAAAGTCTTATTGTTGGGATCATTGTAAGATACTTTCTTTAATACCTAGGTCTTGTTCAAGTTGTAACAAATGTTCTTGACCTTTTTTTGACTTTAAAAAATCTATATAATCTTCTTTAGATTTAGCTATCTCAGCATCACCTTTCATAAGACGACCACCAGAAGCAACTCTAAATATACTATGTTTAATACCTTGTTCAACTAAATCCATCACAGCAATATCTTCATTTTTCATTTGGGCAAATTGATTAAACTTATTAATGCTATTCATTCCTTTATAAGGACCAAGAACAACAGTACCTTGTTTAATAAATTGGGATAGATCAGTAAATACTTTTTCATATTTAGTAGAATCTGTTACAGGAAATCCAAGCATTCTTGCTACTTTTCTTGACTTTTCTACAGACATACTTCCTAGTATACCTATTGCTTTATTCTCTTCTAAATCTTTTTTGTATCTTCTATCAACTTCAACTTCTCCATCATTAACATAAAATTCAGTATCCGAAGTAAATACACCTTCTTCAAATTCTTGAAAAGAAGAAGCAATAGTTGGATGAGCTGATAACCAATAATAAGTTACTGCTAACCAAGGATCTTCTAAGTTAAATATATTATCACCTTCTGTTAGTTTATAACCATCAGTCTTTGTTTTTGAATTAGACGTAAAGTTATAATAATCAGATTCCGGACTTAAATCAAGCTTTGTTGCTTTCTCTAATCTTTCTCTTTCTTCAGGTTTATCTTCCAGACCAGTACGATACGCACCATTTGCTAATCTGTATGGAAACTTACGAACTCCTGTTGAAGGAATACGATTCTTATTGTACGTATTTGCTAAAGTAGCCTCTACGGTTAAAGTACCTGCTGGATACTTCTTCTTAATTGAAGAAATTTTACCAATTCTGCCCATATGTAGTTGAATTTAAAATTTGGTTTATTGTGAGGAGTTTAGAAATCAAATTCTTACAGTCAAGCTGAACTCCTAGAGGAGGGAGAGAGTTTCTAATAAGGTGGGAATCTGGCTAGAAACTCTCTCCGGAAGGATTTATATAAAAAGCAACGATCCTTAGAATTGAGGAACTTCCTCAATGATAACTGTTCTTGACAAGTCTTCGATGAACACATCACAACGATCTTCCATCCAGATTGTATATCCAGGCTGCTTACTAGCAGAAGACATACCTTTAGATGCTGCGTGACCAAGGTGATGCTGGCGACCATCAATATATCCCCAAGTCATAGAAGGAGCACCCTTCAAACGTACTTCACGAACATTATTTTTTGGTGTACCATCTCCTGTTGGAGATACATCAAATACCATAAACAAAGGAGCTGATTTCTTATTTTGACCAAACTCAAGGTTAGTTTGAGGAAGATCAAGTTCTTTCAAGTGAATCAGATCAATACGACCTGTTTCTCTTGTAGTCATGGCGTTGAAACCATAAGAAACCATCATATTTTGTCCAGAACCTTCGATAAACCTTTGATCAGCAATTACTGTCAAACCAGAGTTTAGAAGGTCTTCTTTATTAGCTTGATTGAACAAGTCAAAACCAGCTTCGTTAGTGTAGATTTTAACTCTACGATCTTTAATATCTACTCTTCTATAGAACAAGTCTCCAAAGACAGTCCTTAAAAGGTTAGTTGTGAATTCACCTCTGTTATACTGTACAAGATTACCATTATCTCTCATCTTGTGATAGATACCTTTAGAAGAACGTTTAACCTCTTGCTTAGAACCACGAGTTTTAGCAGTACCCTCAACACCCCAAATCATTTTGTTAACCTTCATATCAAGCATCTTCTTTCTCATCAGAGTCTCGATATATGGCTCCCAACGTGTTCCTACTACTTCAGATTTACCTATTTCGTTTCTTTGCATTTTAGCAAATACCATTAGATCAAGACCATCACGAATAACTCTTTCGTCAGCCCATTTTGTGATACTATGCTCAACACCAAATCCACCTGAAAGTGAATCAAATAAAGTTAATTTCTCACCAAGACGAGGAAGACCAGAAAGATCTTGATCAAATTCTCCAATAATATTGTACAAAAATTGTAGTTCTGTACCAGGTTGGATAAATTTAGGATGAATAAAATCTGTCTGAGAATTCTCAGCAAGGATAGTAAAAGTATAAAGGAAACCTGCATTATAAGGAACAGGATCTTTAATTACAAAAAGAGCATTTTTATTATAGCGTCTTTCTGGAGTAATAACATCGTTCATTACATACTCAGCAGTATCAAGAACTAGTTGGAACTCTTGACCATCAATACCTGGTTTTGCAAGTTGTGCAGTAGCATCAGGGATTTCAATGATCTTTGGAAACTTATAAGGAATAGTAATATCCCATTTCCAGTAATCAGTCTGTCCGTCAATATAATACGGAGTAGACTTATTAATCATCTCCATAAAATCATTGGCATACAATGAAGTTTGAGTGTACAGAGAAATGATTTTTTTGTCATATTCTGCAGGAGATTCTTGGTGAAGTGATTCTAAGTGATTAGTATCAGTCAATTTTCCTATTGCTCTTTTGTCCATTGAAGACACTCTAGCGTAGGTATACCCATTAAATCCTGGTACTTGTTGAAAAGCCATCTTATTTTAAATTTTGAAGTTAAAGTCGTTATTAATCAAAAAATGATTTTGGTTTAGCCTTTACGACAGCGGTTTGTTTTTTAGATTTATGACGTACTACTTCTTGAAATGCTTCACTACTCTCGTTTGATATTGCTCTCTTTTTAATAGAAGAAAGCGTAGGATCAGTTTTTACTAGTTGCATTAGCATAGCTAATTTAACTTTAAGTTGATGATTTTCTGGACGTTTAAATTCTAGAATATCTTTATCAAACTCAGTAAGTAACTCACCTGTTGGAAGTTTGTATTTCTTTGTAGTTAGGAAATCCATAGTTTTTTCAGCAAATTGCTTATTAACTGGAATTCCGTCAAAATCTTTACTTTGGTACTTTTCACGAATAACATTATAAACGTTATTCTCGTACTGTTGGTCGATTTCGTCCTGTCTTTTTAGTTCGGCTTCTTTTGTTTCTGCTAGTTTGGCAAGGGACGCTTCTTCTTTTTTAACTAGACTTTTATGGAATCTTTTAGATACTGGTTCTAAATCACCGTAGTTTTTTAATCTAGTGATTTCTTTTTCAATATCATCTTCTTCCAAATCTTGTTGTTGAAGAGCTTTTCTAACTACTGTTTCCTGATTTCTTTCTTCTTCTAAGTCTAATTCTTTGAAGTTTGAGATTTCAGTAGACTTTGTAAAATATTGTTCTGGACGTACACCTTTAAGAAAAATGGCATCGAATGCATTTCTGTAATCTTCTCCATGTTTACTTAAAAAGTTATCTACAACATTTTGAGCTTGTATCTTTAATTCAGTTACGAATTTTTCTTTGAATTCTTCTGGAGTTTTAGCAACAAATGGGAGTTCGTTACCTTCTTCATCTTCATCAATAGTAAAGATACCTAGTTTAGTTAAGTCTTTCGAAAGAGAAGACCATATAGGTTCATCAGTTTCATCTTCATTAGTTTTTTCAGTAGTAGATGTAGATGCTTCTAAAGCTTTATCTTCATCTTCTTCTTCTTCTTCAATTCCACTTAAAGATTTTCTTAGAATCTCAGAATAGTTATCATCTGTAACTTCTTCCTCATCTTCTTCTAATGTAGGTTTTTGCTTTTCTACAGGAGATTTAGGTTGAGGTTTCGGTTTACGAGAAGAAGGTTTAGGAGTGTCATTAACAAATGAATCTTCTGATTGTATATCTGCATCAAATACAGAAGATACATCATCAGGATTTGCTGTTATACCTGGTTCTGGAGCATATAATGCTTCAAGAATTTCGGCTGCACCTGTATCTAAAGTTTCTTCTATTCCAAAACCTAATGAAATAGATTCTCTTTCGTTTGCCATAATGTAGTTATTTTAGAACTTGGTTTACTAGCGAATGTGAATGTAAAATTATGGTAAAATATAATACTATCAAAAAAAAATATTAAGAAAATACATGATTTTAAGCTTAATATAGCATTAAGTATTTTTGTTATTCTACAAGTAGCTTTAAATTTACTTTAAACTTATTTTTTATTAACTTTAGTATATCTTCAAATATAGAAGTTGAGGTATACGCAAAGAATTCATCAGAATCCATTGTATGAGGTTGACCAATATAATCAAATATATGTGTAGCTATATGAATACTTTCATGATGAATGTCAGCAACTGTACTATCAAAATTTAGCAACATAAACATTTTTCCGTTAATAGGAGTAATAGTAAGAGCTGCACAATTTTCTAAATTAATTGTAGTAAAAATTTCGTTTGTTTCAGGATAAACATTTCCTAAAATCTTATCCATTTCAGTAATAGTAAGTGTTTTACTATACCAAACTTCAAGTTTCATCCGGAGATGATTATATTCAAAACAATGTCTCCTGATTTTACGTGTCATTTTATTTCTTTTTCTTAGCTGAAGCTAATTTCTGTGCTCTATTCTTAGCATTAATTTGTGCTATTTCCTTATCATTCTTCATATTTTCTCTGGCTATCTTAGCATCTTCTATAGATTTTTGCTTATCATTCTCCATTTTTTGTCTCTCTGTTCCTAATTTAGCCATCTCAATCTCAAACTTTTTGTCTGCACTTTGTTGATCCATAGATAATCTGGTCATTTCTAGTGCATCAGGAATACCTGTATTATCGTTATCAGCCATTGCATTCTCATTTCTACCAAATGCTTGAATTAAAGCAATTTCTTTCTTATTGATTCGATCAAGCTCCATGTTGTAGTTATCATTAATCCTATCAATTTCAGCTTGTTCTGCATTTTGCTGTAACTGCATTTGAACAGCTGACTGCTCTTGTTCAAGTTTAGCTTGCTCAAGTTGTTGTTGTTGTTCAGCAAATGCTTTTTGTTCTTCTTTTACTTTCTTCATGATATCCTTCATCTTACGCATAGAGTTGGTAGAATAAACTTCAGCTATTTCATAACCCGAAGTACCATTCTGAAGCATTGCTTGAGATAAATCTCTGAACATCTTAAGGTTCTGAGTATCTTCTGGACGATCTACTACAAATACCCAAAGATCTCTACTTTTAAGTTCTGAACCTTGAACTTGTAAGAAAGCTTGTTCTCCTTCATTAGTTAAATACTTAATAGAAGATACTGGTTTATTACTCTCAATAAACTGAGCTGCATCAAGTAAACCTTGAAATACATCATTCATTACATATGAGTGTTGTGCAAAGTAGGGTTCGGTTTGAGCATATGATTGAGCAAGTGCTGTATTAGTACCTGTAGCTGTTTCTGTAGCTAATACTGAACCAGTACGTTGTCTGCTGATACCTACTAATTCCCAAGCTTCATTCTTAAGTTGTGCAGCAAGGTTATACCTAGCTTGTATTTCATTGTGTCTAGATAAATCAAGACGAGCGTACTGATTAAAAGTAGATGGCCCCTTTACATTTTCAGGAGAATCATCAATAAACATAATACCTCTTCTTCTTGCTTCCTCTTCCCACATTTCTAATGCATCCTGAGCATCTCCATCTTTAGGAACAGCAATATGTCTAATAGACATCAACTGTACCACACCCATATCTTTCTCAAGTAACTTGAATAGTTGATTCATAGTTACATTATAAAGGGTTTGGAACGGTTTTAATAGATCAATGAATGAACGAGGTTCACCATTTTTAATGTCGTGTATAACACCTATAATAGGACAATAAGGTAAAAGTTTAAAAGGTTCACATCTAAATATATCTGATCCTATTCTAAATCCTTTATACCATTGATTAATCCAACCCCATATAATATCAATTTCTCCTGGATGATCTCCTAGCTTATAGTTTTCGTCTACAAGCATAGATTGTATCTCTCCCATTTCATCTTGATAAAATACATTACCTACTTTCTTTTTAGTAATCCAGTAAGCTTGTACTACTGCATATTTTAATGAATGAGCTGCAGCACCTCCATTTATACCCAGCCAATTACTTAGTTCTTCATGACCTTCATTTAAACGTGATTCAGCTAATGCTCTTTCTTGTAAGATAACAGGATCATATACGTCATATTTTACACCTGCGATACCTACTTGAGGATTTGTAAGATTAGATTCTCTTACATTAAGAAGGTTAAAATTATTTAGGTTGTTTCGCAGGTGATCTATTTCATCTTTATCTAAATCAAACTTATCAATAATTTCAGATAATTCCATTACATGTACTGTACCTACAGCATAAGATCCGTGTTCTTTATGTATGTATTTTTTATTAGGCGTAGAAAGATGCCAAAAGTTTGCTGGATTAATTACCTCAATACTAAAACCTACTTTTGAATTATCTTCATATATATGAAAGAACTCTCTTGATGAAATAAGAAGATCTCTAAATGCATCTTCGCTTTTTTCTTTTATATTAAAGTAAGCATCTAATGCTTTTAACATGTGATTAGCCCAACTCTCTGCAAGAGTAGAATAATTAGCTAAGTTTTCCTCAACTTCTTCCATAGTAAGTTGTTGCTTTTCTTCTTCTTCTACTTCTATTCCTTTTTCTGCTAGTTGAGCATTAATCTTTTTGGTAGCCATTTGCATAATCAAACCCTCTACCATTGAAGTCTTATACTCAGCCTCTTCGCTTTTACTATCGTCATCAAATGCTTTTACAAAACGAGTATTAGGACGATTACTCATTTCTCCTATCATTGTATTTAATGGAGGATTCAGAATCGAGTAATGTTTAACATAAGAAGGTAATTCTAAGTCCTCAACCATTAAGTCTACAAAACTACGAACATCTTCTTTTTTAGTTTGTTCATAGAAGTCTTCAGGTGTAAGAATACCTTTAACAAGATTATAGTTTTTTACAAACTTATCTCTATTCTTTGTATATTGTGAATAAGCAACATTAGCAAAGTAATCAAGATTTTGTTTAATCCATTCATTCCCTTTCTTTTTCTTATCAGAAACAAATTGGTCAGGATATATATTCATATATGCTGCTCTAATATCGTCCTGTTTTGTATATTTAATGATCATGTTTATGATAAAATTTTAAGTGTTCTTTTTTTTCTATACTGACTAACAACTCTGGACTTATTATAATCAAGTATAGATGATTTAACTCCTCTTTGAGTACCGTATAATGAATCTAATCTGCTATCTCCCCTATTATCAGATACTTTAATTTGAGGAGTCATATGTTCTGCTAAAGCAAGAGCACACTCTGCTGCAATAATTCGGTCAAAGTTTCCATCTTTATCATAGCGAACAATTTCTTCAAGTAACATAGGATCAAGAATTCGAGATACACCAATTACTTCACGTAATATTTTTCCTTCTTCATCTTTATCTATATATATAACTTCATCCAAATACTTCTTTAATATACCATCTAAGTAATCTCTAGTTTTACTAGAAGATCTTGAGATACCTTTCTTACGAGTTAGGGTTCTGGTATTGGGAACAATCTCTTTTAACCATCCTGGAGGATCTGCTAAATAGTGACCATCTCCTTTATAAATCATGTAATTAATAAAGCTCATTTCATCATTCTCACAGAGTCCGTATGCATTATAATACTTGATAAGGTTTCGAGCGTTTTCATGCCAAGTATCTATATCTTTTGGTCGAGCTGAATATGAAGCAACAAACATCCATTGATATTTCTCTGCCATAATATCATGCTGTAACTTAAAGATATATACAGAACCTAAAGAATCAGAAAAGCCACTATCACCGCTTTGGCGATAAGGATCAATTCCTGCCACGTACAATCCAAATGGAGGATTCTCAATAGGGAATTCGTAAATAATAATAGGGGCATCCTTTGATTGTGTTTTTACTGGAAACTCTGTAATAGCTACTTTATCTGTAAATTTATGTGTTAGTTTTTGTCCATCATGGTATATTTCAACAGGAGTACCTGTTCTACCTAAACCATTTAGTTTATCTTTTTGTAAACGTGCAGCTTCGATATTGAAATCATTACGAGCTAAACGTAGAAAAGAGTCAGAAGGTTTTAAAGGCCAGTAAGCTTTAAACTTAAGAATAGCTTTACTATTACCTGATTTTAACGCTTTATCATACTGTGGTTGCCACCATTCTTTAAGTGCTTTTTCCTCATTAGAAACTAAGATAGTTATCTTACTAAGTTGCTCATATCCTGGTTCATCTTCTTTAACATTCAGATATTCAGATAAAGCAATTGGCTCTTTATAAGCCATTTTAGCCATAGTAGCTGGGATAAATCTACCAATACGATTAACAGATCCAGGTTCTCTAGTATTCTCAAAGCTCAATAAGTTATACGCATCAGCATTAAAGAATACTTCAGCTGCTTCTTCACCTACTTCCATGTCACCACCTGTACCTGCGTACATGGTTAAACAAGAAGGTTTATCACCATCACCTGACCACCAACAACCATCAGAGTCTTTAATACATCCAATAAAATTTGGTAGTGCTCCAATTTCATCTATAAGATGAAATCCAGGACGAGTACCATTAGCAGCCATTGTTTTGTTACCATCTTCATAATTTCTAACTTTAATAGAAGACTTTGAAGACTTTTCGTGAGCAAGACCTGTTTTCTTATCCTTCCAGCCTGCAACAATCTCTTTCTTCCAATCACTCATTAAACGCTGCTTTCTAAATGCAGGATGGATGTTAGTTAATCCATCTTCAATTTTATCAGTAGCTAGTTTAATATAACTTGCAGCTCCAGCTGAAATAACTGCTTCTGATTGATCATAAAAGGTATATAAATATGCAGCACGAGAAGCTGCAATAATAGATTTACCAAAGTCACGAGACCCAACTAATCCATAAAATCTACCAAATTCTTCACATTTAAGAAAGTCATCTGATGTAATCCACTCAATATCTCGAAGAAAAGGAACTTTTACAAACCTTGCTTTCTTTTTTGTTTTTGGATTTTCTATGTACATAGCAATTTTCCAATATACTGTATGGAAATATAACCATCCAGAAATAAAGATATTACCTATATAAAATCCAGTAATACATCTTTCTTTTTCTTTTGCCCAGTATTCTTTAAATACTTCATATAGTACATGATTTTGTGGATCATATATAGGTTCAACCTGAGAAGGAAACCATATATTAACAGTGTCTTGCCTATATTTATTTGTATCCATTAGAACTCTCCTTGCTCAAAGGGACTAAGATCTGCGTCACCTCTAGTTAACATCTTTTTCTGTTCTTCTTTTTCTCTAAGTTTAGCAATAGCTTCAACGATTAGTGCATAATCTTTTAAGGTATCCCTAATGTTTTTATGCTGTTGTTCAATAGTGGCAACTACCATAGGTATTACTCCACCTCCCCTTGTTTCTCTATTCTGAATTCTATCTATTAAAGTAGATAAAGGGTTGCTATCTACATAAGAACGGAGTTCTTCGGCTTTCATTTCAAGCCACTCCAATTCCATGTCTATGTAGTTGTTTCTTTTACTTACTGCCATAAATCATCATCCTCCTCTTCATTATCATTATATAAATTAATCTTATCAATATTTTTTCCTTCTTCAATTATTTTCTCAAGTTCAGAATCATGAGTTGGAATAAAGTTTTCAATTTCCATATTAGCTTGATATTTTTCTAATGCAAATACCAATTCTTTATTAGATAAACCCCATAGATCTTGTATTTTTCCATAATCAGAAAATGCTGTAGCTAAATGATTAGATATAGGTTGAGCAGGAAATTGCTTATTAAGTTCCTGTAATAAAGTAATAAATTGATTTAATTGATTTAATTTTTTAGACATAAATCTTATATTAGTTCAGAAAGATTATTATTTTTATTTACTAATAAGTTATTAGTATTTAATTGTTTAGGATAAGTTTCAATTGGAGGTACACTAATTATTTTTACAGTATTTGTTTTATCATCTAAAGTAATATTGATATATTTAGAATGTACTGATAAATCATTCAGCACTTTAAATATTTTATTAATCTCTACGTTATAAACAGTCATATATTATTCTTTTGCTTTAAAGATTCCCATTCAGCATCTTCCATAACTTTTAACCATTTCTTTTGGGGACATTCACAATCCAAACATCTAGTTTTTAAATGAATATTACATCCACAATCAGTACAATGATTATCAGGTCTATCTGTTAAATATCCTTTTGATATAGCATTAGTAGAAAAAGATGGACACTCTTTACATATTTCTGTTCTTTCTATTGCAATAGCTTCAACCCATTTTCTAACAAATATTGAGTTATAAGCTCCTTTAATAATACCTTTAACATCAATTTTTTTCCAGTTCATTAATTTTAGTTTTGGCATTTTCAATATACATTTGTAAGCTTTTAATAAAATTTAATATATTTTCAGAAGGGTTTTCAATTTTTTGAATCTCTAGTAACTTCTTTTCTTTTTTACGAATATCTATCTTTAGCTTTCGAACAGAAAATCTAAATACTCCAAACCCAGATAATTCTACAGTGGTACAAGAGTTAAATGCTTTAGTTGCATCTTTAAATATAAAGTTTATAACTTTATCTATTTCTATAGGTTTAATATCTAACTTAGAAGATAATCTATTAATTAATACTTCCTGAAGTTTATCTTTAGATATAAGGTTATTTTCTAGATTCATTTAATTATAATTTTTTAATTAAACTTATATCTAAAGATATATCTCTATTTATAAAATCTAGGTTGATTTGGTGAACTATTCTATATTTACCTTGAAATTTTTCTAATAAACCTATTTCTTTTAATTCAGATATCATATTATTGACAGAGTTAACTGAACTGTTATATTTAACAGAGAAGTCATTTTTGGCTGACAAAGAAGATATCGTACCTCTAATAGCCGTAAAAGCTAATAATTGAAGTTGTTTATTTGTTACTTTAATATTATTAACTAAACAGATTATAGAATAATACTTTAGAGCTATATCTAAAGCTGATTCTTCTTGTTTTTTGATTTTTTGTACGATTAAAGTCATCGTTCCTAATGTAATTAATTATGCAAAGATAGTGAAATTATAATATAAAGATATAGTTATATAATAACTTAATGCTATATTAAACAAAAAAATCCTCCCTTTTGAGGAGGATTTAGAACACCTAGAAAGACTCGAACTTTCACTCTTTTGATCCGTAGTCAAAAGCTTTATCCAATTAAGCTATAGGTGCAGATGGGTGGAATTGGGATTCGAACCCAATCAAGTGATTCACAGTCACCCGTCAGAATCCAGTCTGAACGATTCCACAGTTCCCTTATCTAGGCTCGAACTAGAACTACCAGAGTCAAAATCTGATGTGTTAACCATTACACTATAAGGGAATAGCATACCATAAAAATGGCACAGGTAGAGAGATTCGAACTCCCAACAGCAGTTTTGGAGACTGACATGATACCATTTCACCATACCTGTTTCTGTGGTAAGAAAGGGTAACGATCCCTTCTCCAAGGTTTTTCAGACCTTTGCTAATCCATCTCAGCTATCTTACCGTAATTTAAAGCATGTTGTACAAATTCTTCGTTTTCACATTGCAGGTGAATTAAGCCTATGTGTGCTGGCTGCGTAACATGTTAAAAGCACTAACCAGATTCGAACTGGTGTGAATCCAGTATGAGAATCGAACTCATTTCAATAGTTTTGCAGACTATTTGGCTTCCATAACCTCACTGGATAATTTATACCAATTAAAATCTTTTGCCGTTTTTCTTCTATGACAATTTGCGCATCTTACATCACATTTTTCAATTTCATTTTTTACCTGATTTAAATCGGTCATAGTGCTATTTGATCCTCGTAAGGTACTCGAAACCTTTTCCCCAGTTTACAAGACTGGTGCATCACCATATATGCTTACAAGGAATATGTCGAGTAAACAGGAGTCGAACCTGCATGATGTCTTCACCCCAAATGAAGAGGCTTACCAGTTAGCCCATTACTCGATGCTATAAAATAAAAAACCCCCGATTTTATGTCGGAGGGTGAATAGACTTTTTTTAGTCCGTTATGCACGAATAGTCTAATTTTTTATGACACATGTACATAGTTCACCCTCTCCACAGATACACTGCGGGGTAAAAGTAAACCACGTATGACGTACTATCTTTTTCATAACACAAACATATGAAGAAATTCTGAAACTTCCAAATTTATTTTTTTTGTTGGATAGGAGAGAATCGAACTCTCTTGCCTACGTTTTACAGACGTTGCTGGTTGCCCTGACCTCTACCCAATATGCGGAGAAAGTGAGACTCGAACTCACACTAGAGTTTTATCCCTAGAACAGTTTAGCAAACTGCTGCAGTACCATTATGACTTATTCCTCCAAATGCGGTGGTAACAGGAATCGAACCTGTATGGCTGTTACACCTTCAACGTTTTCAAGACGCATAAGCCCTCTCTATTGCGTACCACCAATTGTAGCTCTGATGAGATTCGAACTCACACAAAACAGATTTTAAGTCTGCCGCCGTTACCAATTAGACCACAGAGCTATGTACCCCTAGCGAGATTCGAACTCGCAAAACTCCTGATTCTAAGTCAGGCGACTTTACCTAATTTGCCCATAGAGGTATATAAATAAAAAAACCTAGCTCTTTTAGGAACTAGGCTTTAAGAAGTAGGTTAGAAAAAACCTTACTGTATATAATCCCTGTTCCCTTGATGAATCAAGAGCGATAAACTGGAATAATATGACAGTAATAGATTTCTCATTGGATTATCCTTCTACAGAAGTTTCAGGTTCAGTTGGTTCTTCAACTGGATCTACTGGGGGTTCTACTACATCAGTAATAGTACCTTTAAGGTCAGCAATAGCTAGATCTAATTTATCAGCTACAGCTTGAATTTCTTGTGAAGTTACTGAACTAGCTAATTGAGCTTGAAGATCAGCTACTACAGCTTCAAGATCAGTAATTACTTTTGCAATTTGTGCTTGTTCAGCATCAAGAGACAATTGAAGTTCATCTACTTTTGCTGAAAGTTCTTGAATAGTTGCCATTGTTTGTTTATTTTGTGATTGTATTAAAAATATTTTTTTTACTAAATATACAAGAAATCCTATTGTTAGACTTTGTAAGATTATTATAAATAATAGCATAGTATATCTTTTCTACCACAAATATAAACTTATAATTTGAAACTACCAAATTAATTTAATATGTACTCCTTATTAGACTTGAACTAATAACTTCTTCCATGTAAGGGAAGCACTCTACCAATTGAGTTAAAGGAGCAAAAGTGGAAGTCATGGGTATCGAACCCATCTCAGTTTGCTTGCAAAGCAATCTCGCCAGCCAAGGAACATGCACCCCCAAAAAATCAGGACTTTACGCCCTGATTAGTTAACTTAAAATAATCTGCTGCAGAAATCCGGTCTCGTACAAAAAGAGAAATAGGATTTGTACGAGCTGCAGCTTTTCTTTTCTTTTTGCCAAACTTACGTTGGCTTTTTACTTTCTGTGCCATGTGAATACTTGGCTACTGTTTTGTCAGTAGTTACCGTATTCGGCTCATAGAATTCTTCATATTCATATTATTTAAGTTGGCATACTCAGACTCGAACTGAGGACTTCTGCAGTATCAGTGCAGTACTCTAACCACTGAGTTATACGCCAGTATGTTGACTCTATCGGATTCGAACCGATGACCTTAACGTTATGAGCGTTCTGCTACTAACCAACTGAGCTAAGAGTCAAGAAGCCGAGAGTGGGAGGTTCGAACTCCGACCTTCACATCGACAGTGTGACATGCTCGCCATTACACTACACCCTCGTTTAAATTTATTGTACTCTCAACGGGGATTGAACCCGTATTGACAGATTGAAAGTCTGTTATCCTGACCAATTAGATGATGAGAGCAAAGCTCTTCACCCTCTTTTAGTGAATTTCTCATAATACTATTTTTGTGCAGTAAACAAGACTCGAACTTGCAACTTCCACCTTGGCAAGGTGGCACTCTAACCAATTGAGCTATTACTGCGTGGAGCAGGTAACCGGGATCGAACCGACATCAGAAGATTGGAAATCTCCTGCACTACCATTGTGCTATACCTGCATTTCAGTTTTTCATGAGCCTTGTAGAACTGTAACTACCGCCGGACCTACTTTCTAGAATTTCCTCCGAACCCCTTTGCACCAGATTTTATATCTGGTGTGGTGCTACTGTTATCTTTAACCTACTTTCCTCAGTAATTCACTAAGTCTAAGTTCTGTGTAATCTTCTAATGGGATGACACTTAAAGCTTTCTTTCTGATAATGTGATCAGCTGCTTTTGTAGCTATCATTTGTCCACTTTTAAAGATCGGGACTTGGTTGATTCCTTTAGTCCATCCTTTAAAATCTTGTACCAGTTTTGATGACAGGGTTTTTTTGACATCTGCGAAATCAAACTCAAGCCCTTCAATAGAGATTGGTATCTCTCTACTGATAAGTTCTGATGTTTCGATTGTCTTAACCCCTTCTTCATATAATCTCAGGTACTCTGTTTTGTACCTTTTTTTCTCATCATAATTGAATATATAATGAGCACCTCTTAAACCGTAACGGAAAACTACTACTGTAACAAACTTGGTAAGCTTGTAGTCCTGGGAGTCCGTACCTATCCTAATAGTCAAGTTGTTGTGTTCATTGACTTGTTCTAGAATATGATCTACCAGATTTACTATAGTACCATCCTCTTTTCTGAAGTACTTTTCCATAACGGTTTTGTTGATGCAGGGGTGGGCCGACGATCCCACGTATTTCTAGGTTATGAGCCTAGCGAGTCACCTCTACTCTACCCTGCAGTTTATAATGCGTTCCCACCAAGACTCGAACTTGGATCAAATGATTAACAGTCACCCGTACTAGCCTTTGTACTATAGGAACATTTAGTTGTAGCCCCAACAAGGATCGAACTCAGCAATTGTTTTTTAAATTATAATGTAGTTTTCTATGACAATTACTGCAGGGTTACGCAGAATCGAACTGCGACTGAAAGATTAGAAGTCTCTCGTTCTATCCATTAAACTATAACCCCATTATATTTAAATTCTCAATAACCTTTGTAAATACAACACATTATTTAATTAAACAAGTTCCCCCGCTGAGATTCGAACTCAGCCCCATAGGTTAAAAGCCTATTGCCTACTACCAGTTTGCTACAGGGGATTATAAAAACGAAAAACCCCTGTACCGTTTTACTGGCTCAGGGGTCTTAAAATTGCTATGTTAAAATTAACTTTTCTTAAGTTATAGCAAAAGGACCCACTGAGCCGAACTTCTCATTCGCTCTCCCGATATTATCTACTATAATATATGATGGTCTTGTTTGCACTTTAAAATTTTGAATCACAATATTAAGAAATCTTTTTGATACTACCAAATTTTTTATTTTATTTCTTTTTCTGGTTCTGTTTTAAGCTGATTTATATGAAAAATTTGTTCATAAACTGAGTCTGATCGCAATTTTGATAATTTTTTTACATGTTCATTAATCTTTTCTTTAAACATTTTCCTATTCCAAATACACCAATATGTTTGAGCATCTCCTTTTATGTATATTTCAGTAAGATCAAATCCAAATTGTTCAATATCTTGAGCTTCTCTACCAGGTGTGTACCATTCTCCATAACCTATTATTGATTCATGAGGAAAAGAAACCATTCCTACTACTCTATCTATATCTTCGTCATCTTCTTCCTCATCATTAACTAAACCTAATTCTCTAAGTTTATTCTTACTTGCATCTTTCTTTTTACTAATAGATATTAATACTGGAAACTCAAATAGGTTATCTGTAAAATTAATATCAGGTTCGACAAGTATTCCTTGTGGAGTTTTAGTTATGGACATATAAAACTTTTGGTATTTTAATTATATTTTCTTGTGGAAACTTTATTTTAAACTCCTCTACATATTCTCCATCTGCTGCATAACTTGTATTTAATACAATCTGTTGAGCCAGATCATTTCTAGTCGCAAATGCTCCCATATCAATCTGATTAAATCCAGGTGAACATTTAAAGTAACTGTAATCATAATGACTATGTACCATATCCCAATAGATCATTCCTGGCTGTGTATAACTATTAATTGTTTTTTCAAATTCACTTACAAATGTAGGTACATAGTAATTATCATCCCCACTCATAATTACATACTTTCCTCTACATTGTTGTTTACCTAATTCTCTAGGTGTATGTCCCCAATCATTATATCGCTTATCCAAGTAAAGTACACGTATCCTTTTATCTATACCTTTTACTATATCAAAAAGCATACCTCTAAACTGATCTGAATAATCCAATCCATCCACTACCACCAGTGCTTCCCAATTCTCATTTGTCTGACATAATAAAGCACATAAAGTACTGCGTAATTCATTTATCCTATTATAAGTAGGTAACACAAAGCTTACCAATGGCTGATTATTTATCATAGTTCAGTCTTTTTACGATAAATAGTAACTTCTCTATAGTCATTAGTAACATTTGCAGGTGGTACATTTCTCAACATAAAACTAATCTTCTTAATTCCCAATGTTTTACTAATAACCCTGTTGGCATCTGATACTTGCATCATATACTTACGTAAGTTCAGAAAGTCCACATCTTTATATGTAACTTCTCTTAAAGCAGGAGTATTGTCCAGTTTTCTAATAAGAGCCTGATACACCTTTTTACCTTGTTCTCTTGTACCTAAATTATTCATCTTAATGGAATTGAGGCGTTAAGTATAACTTCAACAGCATGACACATTTCTTCTCTTTTTGTTTCTATTGAAATATTAGAAATATATCCAGTTACTATTACATGTGTATTTTTATTTTGGTAATCCTCTACGGCTTTCTTAATCAAAGATTCAAGTATCGCAAGATCATCTTTAGCTTCCCCAACTGTTACTGTCATATCTTAATATTTTGTAATAGCAATTAGCTTATCATTACAGTGAAACTCAATTTTCTTAATATCAAAGCAGCCAACCTTCAGATTTTTAAACAAATCTATCGTTTTATGGCAATCTTTAGCGTGACAGTCCTCAATAAAATATACACCTCCACTATGAATAACTGGAAAAAGTGCAAAGAAACTGTTAATCTGAGCCTCAAATGTGTGAATACCATCATCAATAATAAAGTCCCATGCTGGAATCTGATCCAATAATCTTATTAAATCTATCGGCTTTGTCTGATCAGCATAATGTAATGAACATCTTTTTCTATGAGCACTCTCAATATCCCGTAAGTTTTGATCAATATTAATATCAATTCCTGTATATGTAGATTCTTTACTTAACCATTCCAACCACATCAGCATTCCAGCACCCGGAAATCTAGGATCATTTATACCAATCTCCATCATATCAAAAACTACCTTATCCTCTCTTCTCATATAAGCTTCATAGACAGGAGTATAATTGTGCTTTTCATGGTGAAGATTACCTTTATCTGTACCGTACTTATTAGCTATATCAGTTAAGCTTTGTATCATTTTAGCAAATTTAATAGTTTTTTCCGTAATAAACAAAAAAAGTGAAATTTTCCTATACTAGTAAGTATATATACTAACCTATATTCCTACTAACCTATATCTATATTTACAATATAACCTGCTACCCTTGAACCCTCCCCTCCCTCCACCCACAAAGTTAGAGGGTTTTATCTATAACTTCCAAATTTCATTTTTAATTTTTTTTCCAAATTTCAAATTTGATGTATATATCTAGGAGTACTGACCCACCCTTTTGAATACCCCTACCTAAAAATTGCAGTTGGCGGTAGTCCCCGTCAACATTTATTACATACTTTAAACTAAAAACAGTTTTATGAACATTCTACAGATTGCATCCCTCAGTGAAAGCGGTAAAGTTGGTTACAACACAGCTAACGAAAGTTTCTTTATTCCGGAAAGGCTCCGTGAAGATATTAAACCTTTGTCCTATGCGCTGGTTGTTGACCAGAAAATTAACCTGGTCTACAAAAATGCTGCTGGTGATTACACCGACGCTAATGGTAACGTGCTTGATGCTGATGCAGACCCAATCCAAACGGGTGAAACAGACATCAGGAAGACAATCAGCTTCGTCGGCTCATTTGCTGATTGCGTTAAAGCCAAGAATCAGCCTGCTATTCTTGCTAAAGCAGAAAGTAAGCTTATTGATAAGCTTGCTGATGACGCTATGGCTGAATTCGGCTTGACCGCAGAGCAAATGGATGCAACGATTTAATCGTTGTTTCTTTAGGAAGGGTGCATCAATTCGGTGCATCCTTCCTTTTATTTTTTACTGGCAGGTGTTAAGGCCAGTGCGTTGCTTAATTGCAGGTCACCATGACATCCGAAGTTTTCGGTGTTATCATGAGCATTCAAGATGCTTGTGATTGGGATTTCAGGTAAATCCAGCACCAATACGAATTAGTAATACTGTATTAGCTAAACGGCTAATACAGTATTTTTATATGTATGTATGTATATATGTATGTACATTTAGCTTAATTTCAATTGGTTTTCGTTGATTCATCTAATAAATCCTCATTATATTAGATAATTTCTAAAGAGTGAAGTGTTTTCTCGGTGGTCAATTAGATAATATCTAATAAATGCTAGTTCTTATTGTAACTATTACCGAAGCTGGGATATATATGTATAATATATATTAATAAGGCAGGAGAACTAACATTTAGTACCACAACTAATTGATATTCAAGTAAATATATATTTATTTGTGTATGCATTTGTGATGAGGTGGTTATACGATACAGAAACTGTCATTTATTGACTAACGATAAATATTTATCTTTTAATATACTAATATAGCATTATGGAACTATTTATTAGTGATATACCATCTATTTATCACATAGATCCTTCTTTTCTTATTTTGATCCTCCAGATGATTATTAATTAATTTATTAAATAGTTTAAAAATGAAAAAATTATCAGCTATTCTGTTTATTATTGCTATTACTCTGCTTATTTATGGCTTATGTATGATATTCTTTGTTGTTAAAGGAACAGATAAAGAGCTGTTATTGAGTATAATGGGATCATTCTTTATTGTTTCTTGTGGTCTATTTATTGATTCTTACAGTGATGTGTACCATTCAGCTGAGATGAAATATAAAAGAAAGATAAGAATAAAAAGTTCTATAATAGCTTGTGTTCTCTCATTTGGTACATTTGTTATAATATGGTTAAAGTATTAGAAAGATAAGAGCCTGAAATAGCTCTTTCTTTCGTAGAACTATTGTTCTATCTGATAATGGTGTAATTGAGCACCGAAACAGAAAACCCCAATTAATATAGCATTATGGCTACTAAAGGACTTAAATCATTGATATTTCCACCATTAGTAGATAATAAATATCATGTATCCTGGGGTACATCTAATGGCGTTGTTGGTGTAGTTGTTTCTATTGATACTGTTAATAAGACAGTAGTAATGAAATCTCCACGTACTCATATACATTGGAAAAATCCTGTTAAATGGAGTGATCTTAGATATATTCGTAGAGAAGAACATAAACTATTTAAAAAGTAAATATTCGGATGGTAAGACTATTAAAGAGCTTGAAATAGCTCTTTACACTTTTTTTCTAAATAATATATTATGAAAATATTACGTAGACTTATACTTTGGGTATCTATTAGTAGTGTACCAACATGTGTAGTAATACTTGTTTGGTTGTTATCTTTTCAATCATTTGAATTGTTAGCTGTAGTAAGAGATGAAGTAACTATTAAAATAAGTACCTTTTTTACTTTAGCAGGTTTGATTGCTGCTATAATATTACCTAATGAGATGATTGAAGATATGATATCTTAATTAAATAATATATATTAAAATATAAAAACTAATCTATGTACGGTTATAATTTTAGATATTACAATAGATAGAATAACTGATCTATTAAAATAAAAATTGATATGGAATACAAAGTTCAAATAACCGATGAAGCTGGCAATGTTCAGCAATACGTTGTTAGCCGTAGTTCTTCTTCCGAAGATAAAAGTTTAAATGACTTCATTTTAGAAGCATTACGAATTTCAGAAGATAAACGAAAGCTACCATTAAAAACACAATGTCCAAACGGATTAGAGGTTTATCCTTCAATTAAAATGAAGTTTGAAAACTATGGCAGTCCGATACTTGGTGATAAGTTAGAAGCAATGTACATCACTTGGCGTGATTAGAATTACGGCTAACATTGTATAGCTGAAAAATGCTTCGCAGGTTGAGATGTACATTAGATCTGCGGTTATCTTGAATTAACAAGTATATTTTGGATTAAATAGTAAGTATTCAACTGAGTGCAGAAGAGGTAATAATTGTAAAAATAAATAAATTATGAAAAACATATATGTTATATCAACAGATAAACCAAGTAGACTATACAAGACAAGGAATAAATTCTATTTAGAACCGTACCCTGATAAATCCGTCATTGCTGGTAATCAAAATATCTACATCAGTAATGATGAAGAAATTAAAGAAGGGGATTATATAGGTTATCCAACTTTAAATAATTGGGTTCCTATTAAATATTTGGGTGGTGATTTAATAGGTAGTGAGAAAAAAATCATCCTAACAACAGACCAAGACCTTATCAAAGATGGTATTCAAGCTATTGATGATGAGTTCTTAGAATGGTTTGCTAAGAATCCAAGTTGTGAATATGTTAAGATTGATAAGTTAGTTTTTTATGAGCATAAAAATTACAAAATCATCATTCCAAAAAAAGAAGCTAAACAAGAAAATTGTTGTACTCCAATAGGTCAAATTAAAAGATATGTTGATTGTGTAGGATGTGACAGAAAACCTAAACAAGAAATAGTAGGATATAGACTAAATTCAAACATAAGTAGGGTAATGGTTGACAGAGTTTTACAATATTCAATGCCTAATTGGAATGATAAAGATAAATCTGTATATTTTATTAGAGGTCATGTTGGAGGTTCTTTAGTTGCAAAGATGAAAGAATTAAAAGTTCTTGATTTATGGTTTACTCCTATTTACGAATCAGAAGAAGTTAAAAGTGATTGGATAAAAGAACATCATATTGACTATTACAAAAAAGAAGGTATGATGGCTGATAAACCTTTACAAGAAACACTTGAAGAAGTTGCTAAAAGATTATATGAATATCAATCTCAAAACCCACCCTACACAATTATTACACCAAAAGCTAAAATAGAAGGATTTATTGCAGGTGCTAAATGGCAAGCAGAGAGAAGTTATAGTGAGGAAGATTTAATTAGTTTTGCACACTTTTATTTTAAAGAAGAATTTAATTCAACAATGCAAACTTCTAAATCAACAGATGAAATCTTTAAAGAATGGTTTGAACAATTTAAAAAGAAATAGGATTATGAAAGCTTCTATACCGATAGTTGTAAAATTGAAAGAACAAATTAAAGTTCTTAAAAAAGAAAAAGCTCAATTTGAATCAATTAAACAAGTTTATAAAAAAGCTTATGAAGAATTAAATTGTTATTTTGACTCTATTTCAGATGAAGAACAACCTAAAGTTGCTAAAAAATTAGATAAAATCTTTAAAAATAATGGAAGCTTAAAGAATGAAAGAACTTAAACAAATTAAATGTTATTGTGGTCATACAATATATTGTGATTATAGTTCTTTAAAATAACCTCAACCAGATGTTGATACATCAATTGAGGAGTATCATGGTCCTGAAAATTATCCTGCACCATAAAAGTATTAATCATGAAAGGTAAAAAAAAGAAATATAAAAAATGAAGAGTTTTTAATTGATAAAGAATTAGAAAAAGAAAAGAAAGAATTAGAAAAAAAAGAGTTTAAAGCACAGGTCAATCCTCTTAAAATAAAAATATTTACTGAATTATGTAATTCATTACATAAACATACATTTTTACACCAATATCATATTATCGGTTCTTTAATGAAAGATCTAGAAGGAAAAATAAGTCCTAGAACAGGAGATGTTGACGATGATTATATAACTGATTTATATAATATTTTAGGTCATATTGATATTGCTTGTCAAGATGAAAGTTTCTTTGGTAAGTGGATACAAGATCAATTAGAAATGATATTTGAGCTTTAATGGTCCTAAGAATTATCCTGCATCATAAAATGATTTAATATGAAAGTAGAGATACCTAATAAGATTTGTTCTCATTGTGGTAGTACTACTTGGAATAAAGTAAAAACATATAAAAGTTTATTTAATAAACCTTATAAATATAAATGTAATACATGTACAAATAGAAAAAGAAGAGAAAAAAGAATACCTATTCCTAGACTTCCTAGACTTAATTATAAAGTTTTAAGTGATGAAAAAACTTCATTAAAACATCTATATAAAGATATTTTGACTGAAGAACAATTTAAAACATATATCAAATATAGGAGTGTACATTTTAAAAGATTGTTAGAAAGAAAAAAGAGAAAAATAGCATATTATAAAGCTTCAACTCAATTAAAAGGTACAGGTTTTCGTAAACTAGTAGCTAGATCATTAGGTATACATAGAACTGAAGTTACTATTAATCAAGAAGAAAAATATCGTATTTATTTACAAACTTTAAGACAATGGAAAAAAATAATCAAACAATCACAACAGTCCCAGTAGATAAACTAAAAGTTATTGAAGATAAGTCTTTTAATGTAGGTAACAAATGTATGGATATTTGGGAGAAAACTGGTGATAATAATACTTTAAGAATGGCTGTATCTACATTTCGTACATCAATGCAAGCTATAAGAGATCAATCCAGATATAAATCAAATAAGTAATTATGAGTGATGTAATATATGCTTCAGGTATGTATGGCAAAGGTCGTGGTGTGTTAACTAGGTTACGCACCACGATAGCTGGTAATAAGTTCTGGTGGGATATAGCATGTTATAACAAACGATTTAATACCATACAAGAAGCAATATCTGAGATATCTGTAGACTTTGCACCATTTGAGTTAATATCTGATAAACCTCATCTGTTAATAGATAAAAGAAAAGAATTATGAGATTAGAACTGCCAGCAAATAGAACCTTTTTTACCTCAGATCCTCATTTTCACCATACTAATATCTGTAAAGGTATTAGTAAATGGAGTGATAAGGAATCATGCCGTCCATATGCATCATTAGATGAAATGAACAATGAATTAGTTAAAATGATGAATGTAGCTGATGTATATGATCATATTGTTTGTTTAGGTGATTGGTCATTTGGTGGTATTGAACAAATAACTAGGTTTAGAAATCAAATTAGATGTCAGAATATATATCTAGTTTTAGGTAACCATGACCATCATATTGCTAATACATCTAATACTGATATTAGACAGCTATTTGCCACTATAGATAAAAGACTACATATAGTATTAGATAAACAAAATATTATATGTGATCATTATCCTATTATTTCTTGGGAAAATATGAATAAAGGATGGTGGCACTTACATGGTCATGTACATTTACCTCCAAAATATGCTTTAAACAAAGGTAAATCAATGGATGTAGGTGTTGATGGTTCTAGTATGAATTTGTATACTTTTAAAATGTTACAAAGCATATTAGATAACCAACCTATTTCAATAAATGTATTAGCTAAAGATCATCATTTAAAAGAGGTAAACTACTAAATCACTAAATAAAGTTATTATGAAACTTTCATCATCTGTCTTTGTAATTCTTTTTGTTATATTTTATATTTGTAGTTTAATTTGTATTTTAAGTAAATCAACAACAGATAACTTTCTTTACATAAAAATATTAGAAGTATTAAGTATTATTTTATGTTTTATTACTATTTTTTGTGGATTTCAGTATAGATATGTAAAAATGAAAGAAGAAAGAGATTTATATAGAAAAGCATTTATAAAAGAATGGCAAAAAAATTATATTCGTAGTATAATTAATGAAGAGACCGAAGCACATTTATATGTAAATTAAAAGAATTAAAAATGAAAAGTAAAAAATTAGAAGTAATAGCAAGCAGCATATTAATGATTAGCTTTATTTCTATAATATGTTTATTATTACACTTACTTAAAAAATTAAACTAAATGGAAAAAAGTATTTCAATTCCAAGAACTGTTCTTGCTAAGTTGTATATGATGGCTAATGTATCAGTACATAATAATTATAAGCAATACTGTTTTCGTATTAAAGAAATTATGGCAAATCATTCACCATTTGCAGATTTTTTTAATATACCTGAAAAAGAAATTAAAGAAGTAATGCTTTCTCCTAATATTTGTGAAGATGCAAAGATTCTTCTTGAAAAGTATATACCAAATAAAACCTTAGATAAGTATCATAGATTTAATGATGGTATATTAAGTGCAGATTGTGAAGGAATATTTATTGGAAAAGAAGCAGCACCTGTTGGTTTTATTCACAAATGTATTATATTTGAAACTTGTAATTATGAAATGATTGTTGAAAAAGAAAATAATTATACAATAATTAAGTTTAAAATTATTTAATTTTATAAAAATCTAAGTAAAATGAGAGTTTTAGTAGTTAAACAAAAAGAAAAGAAAGAGAATTTTGAAAAGACAGCTAAAGATCTTAAATTGAAAGACAAAAAGTATAATAAACAAAAAGCAAAAGTATTTAAAGAAACAATAATTAAGAAAGATCGTCAAGGAAATCCTATTCTTTGGTATTGATCTTGTATTTTTTTAAAAAAACATAAGGGAAAAATGGCTGAATTATCAATTAAACAGATTCTAGAATCAGAGAGTTATAAACACCAAAAAGATATAGTAAAACGTGCTATCAATAAAAATGTTACACCTTTAAAAATAGATAATGGTTTATTTGCACCAGCAAGGTTGGCAGATTTAAGAAGAGTATTAAGTGTAGATTATAATACATTTAAGAAAACAGATAGCGAAAAAGCAGAATTAAGTACTTTAAAAGACAGTTATATTAAAAAAATGAAGAAAAGTTTTCCTGATTGGACTCAAAAAACGTCAGGTAAAATTAAATTCTTACAGTTTCATACTAAAAGTATATGGTAGTAAAAATAGAATTTGTTCCTAACAGAGATGGTATAACAACAACTATGTTAGTTAATAAAAATATAATTGATGAAGAAATTCCTTTTGTTCCACTTAAACTTATAGATTCAAGAGGAATTGCTTTATGGAAATTATGTAATGAAATGAATATAAAGTTTGAAACTGATATAGAATTTATTAACGAAACTTGGGATGAAAAAAGAGAATTGAAACGTTTATTTGATTACATGCTAAATCCTATTTATGTTCAGAGCTATATGCAACAAGTTGTTCAACCAAAAATTATCAAAAGATTTAATTTTGCTTGATAAGTTAGCAAATGGTAATTTAATTCAAATTATTAAAAAAAAGAATAAAAAAGGTATTAATGTTTATTTTATTCGAGTTAAATCAATAATTTACTGGCATGATGTATCAGAACATAGTAATATTGAAGAAGCTTATGATGAAGTAAAAAGCATTGAACAAATTATTGCAGAATCATTTAATCAAAAATAAAAATGAAAAGACAACATACAAAGTTTTTTAAAGTAGCTAATAGTTATCTTGGAACATTTACTCACCGATTGTATAATAAGTTTCGTAGCAGGTATGTAATTTTACAATCTTGGTTTAGTTTAGGTGGTTTATATAAATATATGGAAATTTTATTTTGGTAATTTTTAAATGAAAGAAAAAGGGGGAGTAAAATCCCCCTTTTTTAATCTAAACTTGTACAAAATGTGTTTATTAGTCACTTTAACAAAGAATAAGTTAAATGAAAGAACAAAATCGTTAAAATTAGTTAAATAATGGAATATATTATAAATCTTATTCAAAACAGTCTTATTCCTTCAAGTTTAAATGTTGTTATATCTAAATTTCCAGATGGACAACAGAATGTATCTATTGATAACATTCCAATGAACTTATCAGCTAATGATAGTGTTATTATTCGCTCCAGATTAAATTCTTGGAAAGACTTGGAGCTAATTGTAGCTACTAATGCTGCAATTCGTAAATTTACTAAGAAAGTAACATTATATATTCCCTATCTATTAGGTGCACGTTCAGATAGACAATTTTCTAAATATGGTAATTCATATCTTGTTGATGTTTTAGCTCCACATATAAATCTATGTGAATTTCAACAAGTAACTGTAGTGGATGTACATAGTGATGTAGCTGCAGCTTGCATTAAGAATCTTGATATTATTTCTAATAACTTCTTTGTTCAAGAAGCTATAGAAGATATATTTAGGAAGCCTATAAGTGACTTACAAGATGAAATTGTATTTGTTGCTCCTGATGCAGGTGCTGCAAAAAAGGTCTATAAGTTAGCTAAAGAAATAGGTTTTAAAGGTGATATAGTAGTGTGTTCTAAATATCGTGATGAGGAAGGAGAATTGTCTAATCTATCTATAAATTTAGATATTCTTTCTAATTTACATAAAATGTTTATAATTATTGATGATATATGTGATGGAGGTCGTACCTTTATCAATATTTCTGAATATCTAAAAAAAGAATATGGTATAGGATTATTTAATAAAGTATTGTTTGTAACACATGGTATATTCTCACAAGGATTTGATCAGTTGTTACAAGAATTTTCAACGATAGCCACTACTAATTCTTATCAAGACTTTCCTGAAATGGAAGAAAGCCCAAAATTTACACTAATTAATGTAATATAATGCTTGAAAAACAATCATTCATAAATAAAAATCCATTAATGAATTATGATGAAATTGATGGTGATTTAATTGAACTAACAAAAGAAGGTAGATTTCAAATTATTGCACATGGATGTAATTGTTTCTGTCGTATGAAAAGAGGAATTGCTCCTCAAATGGCAGAAGCTTTTAAGTGTGATTATTTTGAATTAGAAGCTGATATGTATGAAGGAGATCCTAATAAATTGGGTCAAATTGATTGGGAAACATTACATATTCGTGAAGATGGTTATGTAATTAGAACAAATAAAAGTTACCCTGATACATTAAAAATAGTTGTAATTAATGCCTATACACAATATGAATATGATACTACAAAAAAACCATTTGATTACGAAGCATTTACATTATGTATGCGTAAGATAGCTCTTACATTTCCAGGTGGTCATATAGGATTACCTAAAATAGGTTCTCATCTTGCTGGTGGTGATTGGAATCAAATCAAACAAATCATACAGAGAGAATTATGTCCTAAAATGCTAGTAACTGTAGTAAATTATATATCATGAATTATTTAAATTTAAAATAATTTAAAACAAATGAGAATCAATCCTCTTTTACAAACAGACTTTTATAAGGTAAATCATTATAACATGTACCCAAAAAGTACAACTAAGATTTATTCTAATTTAACTCCTCGTAAATCGAGAGTTTCAGGAATAAATAAAATAGTTGTATTTGGTATCCAAGCTTTTATCTTAGATACATTAATAGAGCAATGGAGAGATAATTTCTTTCTAAGGCGTGAATCTATTACTGAGTATAAGCGTATGATGGATGCTACACTTGGTAAAGATGCTGTTAAAATTGATCATATAGAAGATCTTTGGGATTTAGGGTATCTTCCTTTGCATATCAAAGCTTTACCTGAAGGGTTAAAATAATGGCTCTTTTAAAATCTATTTAATTGCTGGAACGTCTTAAAAATTAAGAAAATCAGCAGCTAAGATTTGTTTATTTAAATAATATATCTTATATTTGTATTATAAAATACTTTATATGGGATATAATATAGGAAAAAATCATCCGAAATTTATTGATTTAACAGGAAGAAAATTTGGAAAACTTACAGTTTTAGAATATACAGAAATCCAAGAAAAACATAGTAAAGTTTGGAAATGGAAATGTCAATGTGAATGTGGTAAAATTACATTCACAAGAACTAAAGAATTTCTAAAATTGAAGCCTGTACAGTCTTGTGCATCTTGTGGTAGAAAAAGAATGGGAATAAAAAGAACTCTTCCAGATAATTTAAGTTTAAAAAATAGAGTTTTTAGAGTTTACAAAAAAGGTGCTAGAAATAGAGGATATGATTTTAGTTTAACTTTTGAACAAGTTATGAATATTATAAATCAAAAATGTCATTATTGTAATAAATCTCCAGAAAATATTGAAGGAGAATTTACAAGAAATGGTATAGACAGAAAGGATAATAAACTTGGATACAGTATCGAAAATACAGTTCCTTGCTGCAAAACTTGTAACAAAATGAAAATGGATATGGATTATAATGAATTTATAAAACATATTTCCGAAATTTATAAACAAATAAAGTTCAACGACTATCTCGAAAGAGAGTACACTATAAGCTAATGATAGTGGAAAAGGTAGACATCTTTTAAAAGATGAAGATATAGTCTAATCTACATAGTAATATGTAGCAGTTCATAAGAGAACGTGTATAAAAGTTGCGTTTTATACAGAATATAAATTGCATTATGTCCTATTGGTGTACCATGTTTAACAATTACCAATACTGTAGATCATGCATATTGGCTTGTAAACTATTTAGAAACTATTATTTCAGCTTCAGTATGGCAACCGATAACAAGTGCTACTATAGCATTTGAGTACCGTAAATTGCTTAATAAGTACGCTCTGGAGACTACTGGTACAACAGATGGTGTACAATGGCAGGGTCATGATTTCTCAATGAGAGGTATGTCTTCTTTACAATCAGCATGTTCTAGTGGTGCAGGTCATTTACTTTCATTTACTGGAAGTGACACTGTACCTGCTATTTCATTTCTGGAAGAATTCTATAATGCTGATGTTGAGAAAGAATTGATAGGTGCTTCTATACCGGCAACAGAACACAGTGTAGCTTGTATGAGTAGTAATATAAATCAATATTCACAAGTTGAAGAAGAATTTGATGAATCAATAAATCAATGGAAAATTATCCGTTATTTTTAGTTCTTGATAAATTATCTTTTGCCCAAAGAGGTCGTTGATTTGTATAATGAAAACATTTCTTTTGTTCTTCTGGATTAGTTAAATCAAAAGTAAAACACGGTTTAATATGGTCTATATGCCATTTACCATAGTTTTCCCAAGACATATCTTTATCCATGAGCTTAGAAATATAATCCTTAAAAAAATTAGGAGTACATCCAATAAGATTAAAGGTTTTATCAGCTTTTCTGTTTCCTTTTAAAGCATGATGAACTCTTCTTCTAAGATTTCTTTTAATTTTAAAAGTAGGATCATTTTTATGTAAACGTTCCCAATTTTTCTTATACTCTTTAATTTTCAAATTGTTAATATTACGATAATCTTTATCATAATTAGACTTTTCAGATTTATGAGATTTATAATAAGTTCTTTTAGCTAATCTGTGTTTTTCAATATTTTTTTGATAATGAGATTTGCGAGTTTTATTGAACAAATCAGTGTTATTCTCTCTGTAATTTTTATTAATTAAATTAATACAAACTTTACAGATAGAATTATAACCTGATTTAAATCTTTTATTTTTAGGAAAATTATCTAATTCTTTTTCAATATGACATTTTGTACATAATTTCATTGTACAAAAATACACAATGTACACATAACTACCAAATTATTTTTATGGTAAATTCAAAAAAAGTAAGAACTAGATCTATAACAAAAACAGAACAGTTATTTAAAGGTCAAAAAGATATGTTATTAAGACATTTTCAATTATATCCATCAGGTATTCTTGCTGAAGTTATGGATACTTGGAATCTTTGGCAAGTTCTTACAGAACTTCTTCCTGATCCTGAAATTAAAGCAGCAATTCTAGCTAGAGATGGTAAGTTAGTTATACGTCCTGATTCTGGTGATCCTGTTGATATTATTTGTGGTAAACCTATTCCAGAATTTAATACATTAGAAGAAGCAGAAAAACATTTTTATAAAAATGTTTTTGTAAATGGGAATATTCTTTTCAGGTTAAATGGAGAATTAAGACAAGTTATTACTCATTCTGGAAATACATTTATGAGTCAACTTCTTAAGCAATTTCCTCAAGATAAAGGTGTTATTGAATTGCTTTGGGATGTATTTGGTGGTACAGTAAACGAACAAGGTTATAAAGTACTTGATCCACACATAGGAGCTATTTACGGAGATTCAATTACATTAGGTAGAGCTACTGAAATCTGTGAACGTTTAAAAGCTAAAGGGTTTGCAAGTACTAATATTGTATTAGGTATAGGTTCATTTACCTACCAGTACAATACTCGTGATACTTTTGGGTTTGCTGTTAAAGCTACTTATGGTGAAGTACTTCAAGAAACAGGTGTGATATTAACAACATATCCTTCTAAAAAAGAGATGAAACCTGTAGGTCGTGAAATCTTTAAAAATCCTATTACTGATGATGGTACTAAGAAATCAGCCAAAGGGTTACTTCGTGTAGATCATGTTGTAAAAGTTGATTCTTTAGGTGATGTAGTAAGTCATGAGTATAAACTTGTTGACCAAGTATCTAAAGAAGAGGAAAAGCAAGGAGCATTAGAAACAGTATTTCTTAATGGAAAACTTGTTAAATTGCAAAGTTTATCAGAAATTCGCAAAAGATTATCTAAAAACTTATAATTATGGTTCCAGGAACAGTAACAATGTCATTGGCTGATATAGATAAACTTAGAAATGATGTCAAAGAAGCTCAAAATCAATTAAAAACAGTTGAAAAAGAAAAAGAAGAAATTAAAGCTGAGAAAAGAGTTTTAAAGATAACTATAACTAAGCATTATAGTCAAAGTAATAAATATCTTATTGAAGAATTTATTAGATATGCTAGTGCAGAACATAGATTTGATAGTTTACAGTATGTTAAAGATTCTTTTTTTGCTCGTCACTTTAGATATTATAATAACTTTGGTTATGATTCAGCTAAAAATGCAGAAGATAAAACAGAAGAGTATATCAACTTTGATGATGCAATCTCTGATCTTCGTAAAGATGTGGAATACAAAGTGTTTACAGAGCTAGAAACTTTAAGAAAAGCTGAACAAACTTATTCACTAAAGTATGAAACATTAAAAGAGCAGTACAATAGTGATATAGTAGCCTTCATTAAAGAACATAATGATAGGTATTGTAAATTAATGAAGGAATATACTGATCTAAAAGAAGACAAGGATACTCGTAAAACTGAGGAAATTCTTAAAGAAAAGATCGCTAAACTCGAAAAAGATTTGTCTGAAGAAAAAGCAAAGAAATGGTATCATAAACTATTCTAAAAATCTTTAAAAATCAAGTAAAAGAAACTAACAATGTTTAAAACTAAGCAAAGTAACTTAATCGAAAAGAAAGAAAGTACTACCATTAAAGGTAAAAAGAATGCATTTGTTGCAGCAGCTAATGAAAAAGCTGCAGTTACTATTAGTGGTAATGGTGCAATGAAGTACAGTACTACTGGTAATGATTTTGTTGATCAGTTTGGTAAATGCTCTAATTACAAAGCTCCTCGTAGTTACAATGAAGTAAGTAAAGATATGAGTACGTTATGGGCGATTGATCCACAACAAGCATTTGCTTTTGCATTGTATATTAGAATGATTACCAGAACAGTATCTTTAATCAATGGTGTAAAAACAACCAGTGTACAAAGAGGACAAGGTTTAAAGCACGAAGGAATCATGAGAATGATCTGGATTGCTGTAAATTATCCTAATGTATTCTGGAAAAATGCTCACTTGATTGTAGCAGTTGGTTCATGGAAAGATATCATTCAAATGCTCTCTTATGATCTTCAGTATAATGGTTGGAAAGACCGTTTAATGAACTGGAATTATTTTGGAGATATGATTTTAGCTGGTCTGGAAAATCCAGCTCAGTCTAATTTATTAAAGAAATACCTTCCTCAGATCAAAGCCAATTCTCGTTGTAAGACTATTGAGGCTCAAGCTGATAACCTAATTAGCAAGTGGATATGTTCACTACTTTTTGGTAGCAAAGAGAGTACATATAACTATAAGAAATACCGTCAATTAAAAACTAGCGGTACTGCACATGAATGGCAGAAGTTAATTTCAACAAAGAACTTAGTAAATATTAACTTTAGCACTATTCATGGTCGTGCATTAGCTATGATGGTATCTTCTAAGTTCTTGAAAAACAATGGTTTAGAAGCACGTTATGATCAATGGCTGACTACACAACCTCTGGTGAAATATACAGGATTTGTGTATGAATTATGTGCAAAGATCAGTGCTATCAAAAAACCATATGAAGAACAAACAATCAATAAGCAGTTCATGTCTTTGGTTGAAACAGCTAAAAAAGGAGCTAAGAAAGAAACTTCATTGATTGTAGTACGTGATACAAGTGGCTCTATGAGTTCAAATGCAACAGGTACAAAAATATCATGTGGAGATGTAGCTAAATCTTTAGCTCTGTTCTTTAGTTACATGTTACCAGAAGGAGCATTTAACGATTCTTGGATCGAATTCCATAGCACAGCTCAAATGCGTACTTGGAAAGGTAAAACTCCAGTTGAACGTTGGAAGAATGATCATTCTTCGTATGTAGGAGATACAAATTTTGAAGGAGTAATTGACCTAATTTGTAATATTAAAAGAAAAGGAATTAGTGAAGAAGAGTTTCCAACAGGAATTCTTTGTGTATCCGATGGTGAATTTAATCCTGCTCAATTAGGTAAAACTAACGTTGAATCAGCTCGTATAAAGCTTAAAAAAGCTGGTTTCTCTGCTGAATATGTAAAGAATTTCCAGATAATTCTATGGAATTTAGGTAATTCTTACTACGGTAGAGGTAACTCTGGTAATAAGTTTGAAACTCATGGAGAAACTGAGAACGTGTTTTATTTCTCAGGTCTTGATGGATCAGTTATAGCATTTCTTACAGGTTTAGAAGGTCAGAAAGCTGGTGTTCCTAAAACTGATGTAGAATTAATGCAAGCTGCATTAAATCAAGAGATCTTTGGAATGATCCAGATCTAAAAATATACAAAGGTAAATTTGGATATTTCGATATCCTTATTTACCTTTGTTTTACAAGACTACAAACAGCAACACAAAAACAAAAATTCAAACTTGAAACTTGAACAAGGAAGTTCGAATCTTCCACCGTTATACCGAGGTAGTTGGTCTGGAAAATCGGTAGTAGTCTGAACAAAGTCGCTTACAGCAACTAAAGCAATCCCTTTGTAATGGAAAAAAGCAAAAAGCGACTTGAAATAAGAACTCTAACAGCAATATATAATGATTGAGGATCAACTGGTCAGTGGTTCGAGTCCACTCATTAGAGAAATCTAATGTAGCTCAGCTGGTAGAGCAGTTTAAAAATGAGTTCTGAAAAGGTTATCAACCGCAAACCATAATAATTTTCACTTTTACTGAAAAAAACAAATGGTAACCTGTATAAGAATAGCAACAGCAACTAATAAAATTTCAATTGGTGAAAAAAAACAAATGCTATTCTGATTTTTTTAAATGGGGCAGACCGGATTTGACAGCGAAGGATCGGTAATTACACATGTAGGCAAAGCAAGAACGCCTTAAAACACTTGCAAAACAACAAACGACACTTCTAAAGAAGCACGTATTGCAGAAGGTGGAGCGGTTATCCGTTCAATCTTCAACAAGGTAGCAGTAGCTGCCTAAGCAATTGGGGGAGTTATCCCTTATTACCCAAAATAGCAATTGTTTTCTTTGTTTTCTCAAAACAAAGTGGTGGTAGCTCTAACCTTGGTTAGTTCCCTTTACGGTGCAGAAAGTAATTGAATGGGTAAACCAGATAATGAAATTAGTACTAAACATGTGAAACGTTGTAATTATTGAAATTTTGTTTGGACGTGGGTTTAAAGTCGGACCCGCTATATAGGAATATATAGGCAATAATTGGGAGAATTGCTGGAACGCTAAGGATTTATATCTATGCTAATCAGCAGCCGAGCTTCAAGGAAGTTTGAAGAAGGTTCAGAGACTAGGGATACTACGGTAAGCCCATAGCACCCAACATCCAGAACGGATGATGATATAGTCCAACATCTATTGAAAAATAGAGAGTTAAAAGTTTGGAGATGTAGTATATTTACCCTATCTTCGTATTAAATAATACGTATGAACTGGGATTATATTACAGGTTTTTTTGATGCAGATGGTTCTATTAGTTTAGTTCGACAGAACAAAAATAGAGAACGTGCACCTCAAATTTCATTTCATAATAATGAACTGAATATTCTAGAAAATATTCAAAGTTTTATTAAAAAAGAATTGAATATTATAGGTCATATTTCTAAGAAAAAGAAAGCTAAAGAACATCATGGTCAACAATATGATTTAAAGTATCACGGTTTTCCAAAATGTATTGTAATTGGAAGTAAATTAAGAAGTATTCATCAAAAGAAAATTAAAAGAATACTTTTAAGTGAACTTATTCATAAGATAACTCCTAGAAACGGTAAATATAGTGAACAAACACTTAAAACCAGATCAGAGTTAGAACTCAAATTTTTAAATTAAGCGACTCCCACCTGCTCCACTTTTTTTAATGCGTAAAAAAGTCGCCCGGTATTTTCTAATACTGGGCTTTTTTATTTAAATTTGTTCCTATGTATAATGTTAGAATATATGACATTGAGACTCTGAAAGAGTATTTTCTGGTGTGTGTTTATGACCCTAATACAAATGAATGGATAGATTTTTCTATTAACAAAAATGTTGATGAGGGGTATAAAATGATTAATTACTTTGAATCACTTAAATGTGATTTTGTAGTTGGTTATAACAATGTAAACTTTGATGGTCAGATTATAGAATATGTCATCAGAAATTACCACAAATGGACAGATTTAAATAGGCTTGAAATATGTTACAAAATATGGCAATATGCTCAAGATGTAATTGATGATATTAATAATGGTTTATTTGCTCCATTCAGAGAAGAACACTTAACAAACCGACAATTAGATCTTTTAAGAGTTCATCACTTTGACAATGAAGCTAAGAGAACAAGTCTTAAGTGGCTTGAGTTCATGATGGATCTGGAAAATATTCAAGATATGCCAATAGCTCATGATGCAACTAATCTTACAGATAAAGATTTAGAAGAGGTTATTATTTATTGTAGAAATGACGTATTAGCTACACATAAGTTTTATAAATATACTATTGGTAATGTTGAAGATGATTGGGTATTTGCTAATTTATATCAAGGAAAGAATAAAATTCAAGATAGATTAGACTTAATTGAAGAATTTACATTTCCTGCAATAGCTATTAACTGGTCAGATGTACGAATAGGTGATGAGATTAATTTAAAAGGGTACTCCTTACGTACAGGTAGAGATAGAAGTGAAGTATATAAGCTCAAGAAACAGCGCAAACCTACCCGTAAAATCACATTTGGAGAATGTATTCCTGATTACGTACAGTTTGAAACTCCTGAGTTTAAAGCATTTTATAATAGTATTAAGAATGTCAGGCTTACCTACATGGATAAACAAGAGTTTTTGTTTACTTATAATGGAACAAGATATAATATTGCTAAGGGAGGAATACACTCAACTGAAAAGAAAAGAGCAATTACTGTTACAGAAAATGAGATACTTAGAGATGCAGATGTAGGTTCACAATACCCTAATGCCATCAAAAAGCGTAAACTGTTTCCTTCTCACTTAGGAAAAGAATGGTTAGTTAACTACGAAAATACCATTACAAAAAGGATTGAATATAAACATATTGGTACAGCTAAATATAAAGGTTTATCTGATATGCTTAAGCTTGCTCTAAATGGTGGTGGTTTTGGTAAAACTAATGAAAATACATCTTGGCAATATGATCCTGTAGTTACATTTTATTGTACTATTGGTAATCAGTTTGAGATTTTAATGCTTATTGAAAGGCTTGAAATGGTTGGAATACATTGTGTATCTGCTAATACAGACGGTATTGTATGTAAATTTCATAAAGAACAGGAAGAAAAATACAATGAAGTATGTAAATGGTGGGAAGAAACAGTAGGTAATTCTGATCAAGGTAAGCTTGAATATGCTGATTTTAAAGCAATTTATCAAACATCTGTTAATCATTATATTGCTATTAAAGCTGATGGTTCAACTAAAAAGAAAGGTCAATTTGCTACTGATTTTGAATTTAACAAGAATAAATCAGGAAGAGTTATACCTTTAGCACTTGAAACATATTATAAAGATGGAACAGATCCTATAGAATATTTAAAGAATCATACTAATATTTTTGATTTCTGTATTGGTGTAAAAGGTAACAAAAAGTATTATTATCGTACTCAAAATTCTGATAATCATCAAACTCTAGATTACTTTGATAAAGTACTTAGATATATTATTACTACAAAAGGTGAAATATTATTTAAAGTAAAGAAAAAAGTATATGAATGGGATGGAGGTAATGATATTATGCATTGTGAAGCTCCAGATTCATTTACTGGTAAACAACCTTTAGTAACAATCTGTAATACAATTGATAAATCTAAAAGTATTAATGAATATAACATTGATTATGATTATTATTTAAAAGAAATAAATACTTTAATCGAACAGATTAATCGTCAAGGATCTAAGAAAAAAGGTTATAATAATCCTAATCAAATAACTTTATTTTAAAAATTAAGGAAATATGAAAACAGCAATGCAGGAACTGATAGAATTATTGGAAGACTTTAAAGGTGAACTAAAAGATACGTACGATGGTAACCCTTGGATAACCCGTGGAGTACTTATCTCTATTGCCGAGGCTAAGAAACTATTGCGTAAAGAACGCGAACAGATCGAGAAGGCGTTTTTTGATGGGGACGAAGACGGAAGATCGGAATATTATAAAAAATTTGTAGGCTCACAAGATTACTACAATAAAACATACAGCTAATGAACAACTTACAAACCAAACTCAAAGAATTAGAAGCCTGTGATGGCCCTGATGGTGCTATTGAATGGGCCAAAGACTACGACACCCTTCAAGATGCTTGGGATAATTGCCAAAGAGGGGATTGGATGATTTGGCTCATTGATAAGATGGGCTGGAGCAATGATAAGGATCTAAGACTGATGTCTGTTGCGTTTGCAAGGCAAGTGCAGCATCTCATGAAAGATCAGAGGTCAATCAATGCCCTTGATGTTGCGGAAAGATACGCAAATGGGGAGGCTACTGTTGACGAATTACGGGAGGCAAGGGCGGCAGCAAGGGCGGCAGATACGGCATGGGCGGCAGCATGGGCGGCAGATGCGGCAGATGCGGCAGAGGCGGCAGCAGATGCGGCAGGGGGGGCAGTAAGGGCTGATCAGGCTAATATAATTAGACAGTATTTGCCAACGGTAACATTCTAAAACATACAGCCAATGAACACTGAAAAAATAAAAGCAGCACGATCTGCCTATACCGCAGGAATTAATTACGCAGCTGCCAATTTACTAAAATTTGATAAATACGGGTGGGAGTGGGGAGGTCGGTGGACCAACTTCAAGGATATGCCACACTTCCAGAAAACATTCGGCAAGACAACAAAAACAGCAAAGATGAAACTAAAACAAATCGACTTTAACGCGGAACTAATCGGCAAGGATGGCATCGTAGTGAAAACAATGGATGGCATAGAAGTCAAGCAGCTTACTTTTTTTAAGTGCGATGTTTCCTACAAAGTTGTAGGAACTATGGATGGAGTGCTACAAACTTGGAATAGTATTGGAAATTATATTTTTTCAATTACTTCGGATGGTAATTGTGTAATTGCCAGACACTCCACATTAAACCTAATAATGTACAAAGAAGTCAAGGTTATGACGGTGGACGAGTTTTATCAACGTTATTATAGTACAATAGGTGCTTACGACTTCGCCCACAAACTTGCCGCTGCTGTAAAGGCTGGGGAGGTGGAGTAAGATCATAATATGAAACATTAAGGCGGGAAAATATCTTTGAAATAGTTTGCATAATCAAAATAAGGTTGTATATTTGTAAGACAAAAGCAAACAAAATGACACTAACCGAAAAAATCAACAGCAATCCTTACTTAAAAGTAAGCAACTGCACAGACATTGCAGACCTTGAAGCAGCAATGGATGACCTTAGAAAACTTGATGCAGAGTTTGGAGATGACAACAAAACGCTATTAAAACTTTGGGCAAAGTTCTTAGGTAAAAAGAAAAAACTTGAATTATGGAAGCGGAAATAAAAGTTAGGAAACCAAGCAAGCTAAGAATATTGGCAAAGAAAATACTGGGGAATTACGCCCTGTATTATACAAAAGAATTTGAGTGGCAAATGAAGTTGCCGAAAAATGGTGATCAAATAAAAATAACATGGTTTCCGGACAACAGAGGAGCAACAAACGCTTATATTGGGATGTCTGGAGTAGTTGAAAATATGAATATTAACGATGGTCATTTTATATTGAATTGTGGAAATTGTATACTTATTTGTAGTGGCGATTTTAATTACATTAGATTATGAAACAGGGCGGCAAACGTGAGGGGGCAGGCAGACCAAAGAAACATGGTGAACCAACCACTACAATCGCTTTCCGCTGCCCTGTATCTAAAGTTGATGAATTGAAAAAAATAATTAACACAAAACTGGCCAAGTGGGCAATAAAAAAATGAACAGACAACAAAAAATTGCAGAGCTGAAAGCTCAGATAGCTGAACTTGAAAAGATCACACCGGAAGAAAGGTTTTTAGAGTTGATCGACGGCATGACCGTGAAAATTGACAAAGACAATTACCCGAATTCGACTTTCTTTTTTAAGGGTGATACGTGTTATTTAGAACTTGAAAAATCAAGATTATGGGTTAGATATGCTGAAATCTGGCAGGTTTTTAAAGTTGAATTTGGGATGCAGTATGATGAAATCCAGTCGTTTATAAAAGATCAGATGGAACAACACTTCAAAATGATGGGGGGAGTAACACCCGACCGAATGACATGGACGGATCAAATGTGATGGAACAACACTTCAAAATGATGGGGGGAGTAACACCTGAAGTAATAAACTGGGTAGTAGCTTTGCTGGTGGAACAACACTTTAAAAAATGAACAAATGGCCTTTTTACAAAGCGATTGGTAGGACTTGGAAATTCGAAGCTGCTAAATATTACAACCGGGGTAAACTTATGCGTAAAATTAAAACTGAAAAGACATGGAAAAGAAACTGACAGCGGTAGAGTGGTTTTTAAATGAACTACAAAGGATGCAATACTTTATTGGCAATGATATGTTACAAGCCTATAACCAAGCCATCGCAATGGAGAAGGAGCAGCACGAAAAAACAGCTTTACATTTTTCAGAAAAGGTACTTGACCACATTCAAGATGATAAAGGGTGGGAAGGCGGAGATTTTGAGTTTAAAAATTACTACAATAAAACCTACGGCAAATGACAAAAGAATCTATTGTTGAGTTACAAAAAATAGACTGTAACTGCAATGACTGTATCCATATGAACAGAGATATTGCTAAGTATGAATCTTTTAACTCTCTGTATAGGGGGACTAACCCATCACACCGGGTACTTTATGGACACTGTTCTCTAAAAAATATACAAGTGTCTTTTATAGCCAATACTTGTCAGATACATACTCAATCTTGCTTTAAGCATAGAAGGGATTAAAATAAAAACCCCTTCCAGATTATGAAAGGGGTCGGTCGACATCCCCGGCCTGCTGATTGAAAAGGTATCCATAACAAAAGTAATGATTTAAAATAACTTAATCAATGAATTACGCAGAAAAAATGGCAGAGAGGGAGTTCCCAAAAGAGATGCAATGGCTTAATTACGGGGGTGGCAGTAATGACGAATACGTTGATATGAACGAGGGCAGCCGCACCGCATACGTCAAGGGCTATGAGGCCGACAAGTGGATAAGGGTGGAGGATGAGTTGCCAGAACTAAAACTGGCTGAACATATACAGGTGTGGCATACAGAGTGGGAAAGACCTTATTACTTAAAGACGGTTTATTTTTTAAAGCCGACAGTTTACAAAAGGTATTCACATTGGCAATATTTATCACCACCTAAAACAAAATAGATGGAAAACGAAAATATAAACGAAGCAGAAAAACCGCAAATGAATATAGGTGATGTTAGCAGTAGTGCTTTACCTGATGCGCTGTTAGATTGGAACACGCTTTCACTTGATCAAATGGTAGAAAACTTGCGACAAAAATATATGTTTAGTAGTAGCGGAGATGCAAAGTGTATTCACCATTTGATAGGGTTTTATGATAAGCACAAATAACTAACTAAAAAAGTAATGGCAACATTCAGAATACCCAACGGGAATACAGTAACATTTAAAATTGAACCATGAGTAAAAAACAAAAAAACACAAGCATAGCCGCTATTGTCTACATCATTACTTGTATGTGGATAATTCAAGGTGAGACGATCAGTAGTTTCGGCAGATTTTTAATAGCAATTTTCTTTTTTACAGTTATAGGATCAACATATGATTTAACAAAAAATGATAACCATGAGTAAAATATTATTACAGACAGAAAAGCAAATGATAAAGGACGTTATTGTAGAGTTGGCATCAAGACTTATAAAAGACACAGAGGATAGTTCTGAAAAGCATGGCATGATAGAGGTAGGTGCAAGATGGGTGAAACAGCTTGATGAAAAACTGTTTGAACTTGACCAAATTGAAAGACAAATAAATCTTACCACTTAAAAAGTAATATGGAAAGAAAACTTAGCATGACTAAATTTCGAGAACTTATAAACCTGCATTACAAAGGAAAGATAAGCATAAGCAAGTTTCTTGAAGAAATTAATAACCATTTTATTACACCTATTGAGCATTATTCATCAGCATCGGAAAAGTGGGCAACTACATCAATAAAGTGTTGTTTATGTGGCCATTATTGGCAGGCGGTGTATCCCGTTCAAGTTGTAGTCATATTGGGCGAAGAAAACATTAGATACCCAGAATTAGAGTGTCCGAATTGTGAATACAAAAACATAGTTAAACCATGAGTAAAACCCCTGAACAGATAGCAGCGGAGTTGTACCCTACTATCCCAACTGCAATAGTGCATTATGATTATAATGATATAGTTGAATACCAACGTGCCGCATGGCTATCAAGGCAACCGGAAGTGGATGAACTGAAAAGGCAGGTGGAGGAGTTGATGGCATTTAACGAAACGTGTTTGCAAAACAACAAATCATTGACAGCCGCTAAAGAGAAGGAGTTGGAAGAGCTGAAGGAACAATTAGGCTATAACAAGTTCGGGGTAGGAAAGCTAATTGAACAAAACGCCAAGTTGAAAGCCACCCACGATGCTGAGATGTGTGCTTTTGCGGAGTGGATTGATGAAAATGAATTAGTACGAATAATTAAATACGGAGATGTCAAGTGGTACTCTAACAAAATAGGAGATGCAGGAGTTTTTGAAAAGCCACATACTACTATTGAACTACTAACTAAATTTAGAGAACGATGAAATTAGGAGAGCAAATTATACCAATGGAATATTCTGAACAAGAGCTTATAAAAATTGCTGAAAAAGGTGAATCAGATTTGAAGGCAAAAATGGCTATGTACTTACTAAGAGAAAATTATGACTCTACATATGGCTGGTGTAATGATTGCGATTTCTTAGTATGCAAGAAAAGAGATTGTTGTTTAAATAGAATTGATAACAAAACTGAAACGAACCGTCAAGATTTACTTGACAGTTGAAAAAACAGAGGTATGATAAGCTTAATAGCAATATTGTCTTTAGCGTTAATATCTTATTTGCTTTTATGTATTTATCTGAAGCTACAGGATATTCAAAATGAAATTTTCCATAATACACAGGAACTTAAAAAACAGAACCATGAAAGAACTAATTGAGTGGATGGAGCAAGAATTAAAAGGACATGAACTAATAGGCTCAGACTACGGACTTGGCTTAAGAAGCGGCATCAGCAGATGCATAGCCAAAGCCAAGGAACTTGAAGCCGCAAATTGCGACCACAAAAATTGTCTCAATTATAGCAAAGATTTGCGACAGAACCATTCCGAGGATACGCTCGATATGCGTGATCCACTTGCTGAAGCATGGGACAGTGAAGAAGACAAGATATGGGACACGCTCGATATGCATACCTTCAAAGTAGGTGACAGGGTGAGGGTGGTAAGCAATCAGGCCAGTATGGCTAATGAAAATTGTGGCCGACATGAATTTGAAATAGGGGCTGTTGTAGAGTTAAGGTATTGGAGTGATGGCTCTAAAAGTTGGGAAGCTAAAAATAAAAGTGACTGTTGGAATATTGACCCCGCAGACATTGAACCATGCCAAAAGGAATTTAGATGGGAGGAGAAACTGAACAACCTACTTGCAACTAAATCAAAAGCTGAATTGCTTGAGGTCTGGGATCGAGTCAATAAAGAAAGAAAAAAGGGTCCAGCTTTAAGTGACTATTTTGAGAAACTTGAGGAATGAGAAACAATTAATCAAAAAAGCACACCTGAGTAAGTCAATATATTATGATTTATATAATATGAAAAAGCTAAAAGAAAAAGAATGATAGAAGATTATGAAAGAATTTATCTAACAGATAAGATTTTTATTAAAGAAGATGAACTTTTTTTTTTCCAAGAATTGTTACACGATGAAAAAAAGATTAAATTTGTAAATAATGACTCAAAACAATCTAGAATCTTTAAAAGAACCAATGTTCAATCTGTCTTTAAAACAAATAAAAATTTGTCTAGAGGAAAAAATAGATTTAAACAGTTTATTTTTACTAGAAGCATTAGAGGAGGAAAAAGACTTGGCAGAATATTTAAAAACTCCTCAATTAGATTCTTGGAAACAAACTCTAGTTCGCAAAAGTTTAATAAACGAAAAAGGAATACTTCTAACTAGAGGTAAAGCATTATTAGATAATATTCGTAAAGGAATCAATTGCAAAAAAGAAAAATTAGATAAAAATGTTTCTAATGAAGAAACATCATTTGATATATGGTGGAGACATTATCCAGGTACTAATAATTTTGAGATAAATGGTAAAAGATTTAAAGGTACTAGAACTTTTAGAGTAGAAAAAGATACTTGTAGATTACTTTATAATGCAATTCTTACATCAGGAGATTATTCACATGAAGAAATGATTGAAGCTATTAAATTAGAGACAGAAAATCGTAAAGAAGAATCTTATCGAACAGGTGAAGATAAACTTAAATATTTACAAAACTCTGCAACCTATCTTAGACAATACTCTTTTGATCCATATATTGAATTAGTTAGAACTGGATTAAAATCACAAAATTCAAATCAAAAAACAACAGAAACAGATTACATTGGAGGAATTAATATATGATAACAATAAAAAACTTTCCAGAAATTTATATTACTGGCTTTCTTATAAGTAGCTTAATATTTATTTTTAGAGCAATTAAAGGTAAACCAGCACAAGAACCTGGTTGGTTAGATGTCTTTATGTGGTTATTTGCTTGGTGGTTCTTACTACCTATTTTCATTGTACGTTGGATTAAATATAAAATAAAAGGAGAAAATATATGATACAAGAATCTATAAAATTTCACACTGCAGATAACAAAACTGTTGAATTAAGATTAAGAGATGGTAAGTTTTCAGCAACTCTATGGAATGGTTCATCAGGTAGAGGTTCAGATTCTTTAACTGAGTTTTTTGATTTGTTAGCTAGTAAATATCCTTCTTTACATTTTACTGCAATAAGTTGCAGTCGTACTACTGAAACTGATTTCAAAATGTTCTTTGAAAAGTCAAATAAATCATGAACAAGATACCAACAGCTGAAGAATTTGCAAAAAGCTTTACTACAGGTAAGGCTGAAGAAACAACAAGAGAATATGTATGTGCCATGCTTATAGAGTTTACTAAATTACATGTAAAAGCTGCTTTAGAAGCAGCTGCTGATCAGTTCAGTTATTCAGGTGTAAATGGTGTTTACACTTGTATATTAAAAGCTTATTCACTTGAGAATATCAAGTAAATATTAATAAACAACTACTGTATTAATACTGAACAGTAACCAACTCTTGTGAACAGAGTTAAGCCCAGTGTTCATAGTTCGGAATACAGGGAATAGGGACAAGAATACCTGTATGGTTACCTCACAGTCTAAGATGTGAGTGGTTCGGGTTGGTGTACAAGAAACTCAGTTACCCAATTACACTGGGAGTGTATCGTGAGATGAGTAATTGTACCCACTTAGAGGGACAGTAGTTGTTTTTAATATAGTCAGGTGGCGGAATGGTAGACGCTGTGTACGCCCGATTAGACACCAGTACGAGGCAGTGAAAAGCCTGCACGTAGAGCTTAGAAAACTGGTTACAGGTTCAAATCCTGTCCTGACTACAAAAAATTGAAAATATGAAACCTATTGTAAATAAAAAGAAAGAAATCAAAAAGGCAAGATATAAATATCCTTGGTATAAGGCATTTATTAAATTACTTAGAAATCAAAAACAAAAGGACTTTAGGAATGAACAAACTATCCATATGTCCTAAAAAACAATATAGTCAGGTGGCGGAAAGAACTGTAATTGCAATAACAGTTCATGGCAGACGCAGTGTATAGTGTGGCTGATGTAGATAGGCCACTGGTCACGCAGCGAGATAGCGTACACTTTCTATTACAGGTTCGAATCCTGTTCTGACTACTGAAATAAAAAATATGAAACTGAATTGTAATATTCCTAGCTTTAAAGCATTAGTAAAAAAATCTTATTTTACAAAAAACATAAATGATAGTCAAGAATATTATAACGTTTATGTTTTTGCTATTCAATCAGTATCTGGTAAGATAGTTACATTTCATGTAATAACTGATTCTGGTATGTTAAGAAGCAGAGTTCCATTGTCTGAAATATATACTAAAATACCTACAAAAGATGTACCATTTAACTATAAACAGTTATGGGATTGTTTTAGTGAGAATGTATGTGTAATTGAATACAGTTTTTTAGCATTTCATAAAGCTCAAGTAGTATTAAGAGATGGTAGTAAAGTATGGGGTACATATATTTTTACTATTGATTGGTATGATAATCCGTATAGTAATGAACCATCAGATTACAAATGTGGTCATGTATTAGAATCAGATGATGGATATTTATTATGTATGCCTAATAATAGAATTTTTTGGAAAGATTCTAACTGGGTAACAAAAAATTTACCTGAAGATTTAAAACAATTTAAAGTAGATGATGAACTTTTTTCTGTAGAAAATCAATCAGATAAATGGATAGCAGAAGACAGTAATGCATTTTATTACGATATAATAAAACAAAAGTAGCAATATGGAAATAAAACTATTCATGTAATTGTAAAAAATAAAAGATGGAAAAGTATTTTGTAAAAAATATAGAAAATAAGTTAATACTGTGTAGTAGAAATATACAGGTAGGTGATGATTTTCAAGATGAAAATGGAAATAAATTTGTTTGCACAAGTATAGATAAAGTTTACCCTCATAAAAGTATATATTCTGAAGGAAAATGGGAAAAAGATTGGCATGATAAAACAAAATGTTTTAAAGTTATTGGAGAAATATCACCTGATGCTACATGGGTAACAGAAGGAATGGAGTTTGAAGAGGCTGAGGTAAAACGGATAGCTATTGGTATTAGTAATCCCATAGGTTCAAAATATCATATATACCAAATTAAAGGTCCATGTGGACATTTTCATTAAACCAATTATTATGACACAATACCCTCACTACAAACTTTATACTGTACAAGCAGGTTCTTTAAAGAAAAATATTCATCACAGTTATGAATTTGAATCAATTAAACAAGTTTATGATTTTTTACTAAATTTCTATAATAGAAATAAAAGTTCAAGTTATAAAGCTAAACCTGAAAACCAATATTGTATACAACAATATACTATGCCTTATAAAGCAGAAATAGTACAGGTATTTAAAGTAATTAAATTCTCAGACTATTATATAATAAATAAGAAAAGAATATGACTGAATTTGATGATCTTCTACAACATTATACAGATGGACAACAAGGTAAAAATGCAGGTTTACCAATGGGTTTTGAGAGACTTAATAAATTTATAGGAATTCGTAAGAGTATCTATACATTGATTTTTGGAGCAACTGGATCTGGTAAATCTGCATTTTTACATGATGCTTATATACTCAATCCTATTGATTGGTATGTACAAAACCCTAACACTGGAGTAAAACTCAAGATTATTCTCTTCTCAATGGAGAGAAAGAAAGCATATATTCTATCTAAATGGTTAAGTAGAAGGATATTTCTTGATTATGGAGTACTAATTCCTATTCAAAAAATGCTTGGTTGGTGGCGTAATAATCCACTAACAAAAGATGAAATAGAAATTATACATCAATATCGAGATTATGTTGAGTTTATTACAAATGATATTATAAGCATTTATGAAGGAGCTAGGAGTCCATCTGATATTTATCGAATAGTCAAGAGTTACGCAGAAGAAAATGGCAAGGAAGAGCCTCTAAATGAGTTTAAGAAGGTATATATACCTAATAACCCACATGAGATCGTAATGCCAATGGCTGACCACTTAGGTCTTGCAAAGTTAACCAAGGATTATTCGGTAAAGAAGGAAGCTATTGATAAGATTTCTGAACATTTTCAGTATTTTCGAGACCATTTAGGGTATTCTCCTATAGCCGTTTCTCAGATTACAAGAGATTTAGGTAACGTAATGTATCAGAAAATGGATAGTTTTGAACCTACTTTAGATCATGTTAAAGAATCAGGTAGACCTGGTGAAGATGCTGACGTAGTTATCAGTCTTTTTGACCCTTTGAGGTACAATACAGATGACAAGTCATACAGAGCAGGTCGGTTTATCAATCCATTAACAGGAGCTAAACACTTTAGAAGCATCAAAATCCTGAAGAATACTTATGGTGAAGATGACATCAAAGTAGGTATGGCTTTTTGGGGTGCTTGTGGTGTTTTTAAAGAACTTCCAAAACCTGGAGCTGACATGGAAACCTTTGATTATCAACAAGTTATAGAAGGAAATTACTTTAAATTACCTTAATTATTTCTTGGAAAAAACACATTTTATGCTTAACTTTAATGTCTCATAATTTTAAAAAATGAATACACAAACAGCAAAAGAAATGGAAAAAACTAATGAAAACAGAATTCCACGAGAAGTTTATAAGGTTCTTCTTGTTGGACAATCAGGTAAAGGTAAAACGTACTCATTCCGAAATATGAATGAAATCAGTACAGGATTTATTAATACTGAACTAAAACCTTTACCTTTCCGTAAAAATTTTAAGTATCATGCTAAACCCAAGAAATTTGTTGGTTTAATGAAAGCACTTGAAGACTTTGAGAAAAATGAAGAAATCAAAGTTATTGTAATTGATTCACTTTCAGCAGCATTTGAGAGTCTGGTTGAAGAAGCCAGGAGCTTGTATACTAACTGGGATGTCTGGAACTACTACAATAAGAAGATTGGCGAATTTATGAAGAAAGTAAAAGAGATCAATAAAGAGATCTTTATTACTGCTCATTATGAAGTACTTAATGTAGAAGGTGCACCTGAAAAAAGAGTTAAAGCAAAAGGTAAAGAATGGGAAGGAGTTATTGAGAAGGAATTTACTATCGTTCTGTATGCAGAAGATAAGTGGAAATCTGATACACCTGAGTATTTCTATCGTCTTGCTGGTGAAGGAATGAGTGCAAAATGTCCTCCGGATATGTTTAAGGATAACCCTATACGTATTCCAAATGATGCAAACGAAGTTTATAAAGCAATTCTAAATTACACAGCATGACAGAGTTAGAAAAATATGAAGCAGTAAACAAAACTGAAACAGTTGAAGAACTACAAAATGTAATTTTATCCTTAGCTGATGAGCAAGGAATGGTTATGGGTAGAACTCGACCTTTTCATGCTGCTCAACAAGCAAAGAATTTAGAAATTGTAATGGAAGGTTACCCTGCTAACTTATTAACTCGTTCATACGGAATAAGGCAACAAGCTTTGTATATAGCTTATTATAAAAGCATAGATAAACTGGATAATAACAGAGCACAAGTATTTATAAACAAAAATAAAGAAAATGAAAGGTAACAAAAAAGAACAGAAAGATTTTGCAAAAGAAATTGGTCTATTTGAAGCTAAAGTTGTAGCAATTAATCCAGATCGAGAAGAACTGGAAAAACTACTTGGAACAGAATTAGAAAAAGATCCTGAGTATGTAGAAAAACGTAAAGTAAAAGACTCTCAAAACGTTGAGACAGGAGAAGAAGTTGATTCTGTACGGATTTCTGTATGGACTGAAGATGTAAAAAGTAAGCGTCTTAGAAATATTAGTTTTTATCTTGAGGATCGTCCAAGATTTAATAAAGATCAAACTAAAGTACAGTATATCAACTCTGTTGGTACTACAACTTGGGCTTTAATTGAAGATGGTACTTCTACTTTTCCAAGCTGGTTTACGAACTTCTTAAGTAAAGATAAGAGCATTATTGGTAATAAAGAATACCGTCAAGCTATTGTAGGTGAAGAAGAGTTAATGACTTTTGTAAAGAATTGGGCAAAGTTTGATCTCTTTGATGTAGATACTAATATCTTACTTGATACTAAAAAGCTATTTAGAGGTAATGTTAAAGAGCTTTCTGAAGAGATTAATGGTGATATGGTAGAAACTATTGTAGCAATGGCAACTGTTCGTATCAGTGAAAAAGTAGTAAATGAAGATAGTGGAGAAAAAGAAACTGTTGTTTATCAAAGTGTTTATAACAAAGACTTTCTTCCTGGCTTTAGTATGAAATACTTCCGGAATATTGAATTTGATGCTCAACGTGTCAACCAGCTTCGTTCAAAAAGTAAGCTTGTTGGGTTTGAGAAATTTATTGTAAATATCTCAGATAAAGAATATGGTTGTAAAACTCCTATCTTTATTGGTGAAGTAAAAGATTTTGTTCAAGGTGAACATATTACTGCAAATGATGCAGTTCTAGAACAAGACGACGCTAAATACTAGGCAAGATTTGAAATTTTATAAGTTAAGCCCGGTGTATTTACATCGGGCTTTTTATTTATCTTTGTTTTGCATGAAAGGTATAAAAAAACAACTCTTAACAGAAGAAACTATTCTTCAGAAGGTTTCCGAATATGATATTTATCGTTTCTATCTTGGTCGTGATTTTAAACTTAATAGACCTATGCATTCTCCAATGCCAGGTAGAAAAGATGATAATCCTTCATTTGTAATAGGTAATAAGCACGGGTTTTTGTATCACATAGATTTTGGTGACTCTTCTTATAGAGGAAGATGTGTAGATTTTGTGAAGCAAATGAACAGTCTAACAGATTATCATGATACATTACTTAAAATAGATGAAGATTTTGGATTAGGTATAAGCAATCGTACAGATATAAAAGATTATAAACAAATTGTGGCAGAGTATAAACCTGATAAGTCTATTCCTAAAGAATATTCTCTTATTCAATGTAAAGTAAGAAGGATATTTCATACAGACGAACTGTTGTATTGGAAACAATATTTTCAAACCGAACAGGATTTGCGAGCAGAGAATGTATATCCTATTACTGAGTTGTGGATAGATAAATTACGTAAAGGTATCTCTAAAACAGAAATGGTATTTGGTTACCTATATGATGATAAATGGAAAATTTACCGTCCATTCAGTTCCAATAAAAAGGATAAATGGCGAACTAATGTTCCAATAGATCTTATGGATGGCTTAGAAAACATAAAAAACTGTAATAATGCTTTAGTCACTAAATCTAAAAAAGATAAGATGGTTATTAAAAAGATATTACCATGTGTTGCATCAGTACAAAATGAAAGCGTAGTAGCTATTAACGAGGAGAATTTAAACTACCTCAAAGCTAACTCCAATATACAATGGATCAATTTTGATTCTGATGCACCAGGTAAAAAGAATTCTTGGCATTATACTACAGAATTTGGTTTTCGGCATATCAATGTACCAGATCAGTTATTTCCTGTAAAAGACTTTGCAGATATGGCAAAAGAATACGGATTAAAAGCTGTAGAAGAACACTTTAAAACAAAAGGATTAATATGAATGTAATAACTGTTGTAGTTATAGTAGAAGGAGGAAATGTTCAAAGTATTTACTCAGATGAAAATGAAAAACATTTTAATGTGATAATGTTGGATTATGATAATTTCAAAGCAGGTCAGAAGAAAGATAAGATACACTTACTTGCAGAAGAAATGATTGAAAATAAACAATTAAATTGTATTTACTGATGAATTTTGAAAAATTTGAACCTCTTTTAGGAGATTGGGCTTATAAAATAAAGCCATTTATAGAAAGTGAGGAATGCGATAAAATCTATGCACGGTTAAAAGCTGATTCATCTAGAGGTAAAAGAATATGTCCAGATTCTCAGAATACCTTTAGAGTGTTTAAGGAAACACCTTATAAGAAGTTGAAGGTCATATTTCTAATGTACGACCCTTACCCTTGGATTAAGGATGGTGTCACTGTAGCTGATGGTATTGCTCTTAGTTGTAGTAATACAAAAAAGTTTCAGCCATCTTTAGAACAATTTTATCATGCTATAGAGAGAGATACTAATTTAAAATTAGCTGGCATTAAAGATTGGGATTTAACTCCACTTTGTAATCAAGGAATAATGATGTTAAATACTGCACTTACAGTAGAAGAAGGAAAAGTGGGTTCTCATTATGATTTATGGAAACCTTTTACTACATACTTATTTGAGGAAGTTCTTGCAAAACACAATAGAGGACTTATCTTTGTTTTATGTGGAAAAGAATCACAGTATTATGAAAGATTTATCAATCCTTTACAGCATTATATATTTAAATTAGAGCATCCTGCAGCAGCAGAATGGGGATCAAGAGAATGGAAACATGATGGAATCTTTAATACTATTAACAAACTGGTTAAAGAGAATAATAACGAGGAGATAATTTGGATTGACGATCTCCCTTTCTGATGTATAATATGAAAACTAGATGGATACAGCGGGATCTGGAAGAACAGATTGCCGAAGAGTATAAAAATCAAGGAAAAGAATATCAATTTTTAAATCAAAAAAAAGAAAAAATGGCACAAGAGCTTAAAATCTCAGAAATCTTGACGCTTCTTAAACAAGGGTATAAGCGTTGGACAAAAGAAGAGAATGAAGAAGGAAAAAGTATTCAGACTCACTATGGTCTTACATTTAGTGAATGTAAAGAGATCTTTAAACATCCGAAAATCAAAGGTCTAAAAAGCAAAAAACTTTCTGTGAAACTAATAGATGACACAGAAATTAATCGCTCTATAGTTCAAGCTGAAACAACTACTTGGACTGAAGCAGAAGTGGTTGCAGAACAACCTACAACACCAGTAGAACAAACTCTGGAAGAAAAGTTTGAAAATCTCTTTAACTAATCAATTTAATTAAAAACAAAAATTTAAATTTCAATTATTATGGTAAAAGTATCAGTTTACAGCGGAACAGGTAGTATTAAACAAGTCGAATTTGTAGGTGCAAAATGGTCAGAACTCCAACAAACACTTGCTCAAAATGGAATTTCTTATAATTCCAATGGAATGATAGCAGTAATTGGTGAAACCGAACTTACTTTGCAATCTAATGATGCAATTATTCCTACAACTGATTTTACTCTGTTTCTACTTCCTCAAAAAGTAAAGAGTGGTTCTGATGATGAGGATAGCTACGATGAGAGTTATGATGAGAGCTATGATGACAGTGACGATGATGATGACAATGAAATTGTACCAGCAGTGAACCCTTCAGGAGTTCCTGCTGATGTTACCAGCTGGACAAAAGAACATGCTTTGATTGCAATTAATCTAATTAGCACTAAAACAAATGAGATTAATACTTTGGGAAACCAAATCAGGCAGTATGTTACTAATATGTCTGTTAGTCCTTTGGATGATAAAGCCAAAGAGCTGATGAACAAACTCTTTAAGTAACTAAAACTAGGGGTATCGTAATAATGCGATACCCCTTTTTTCTTTAAACAATAAAATATTAATATGGCAACAATCTTAACAATTGAAGAAAAACTAAAAAAGAACGCAGAAGTATTGATACACGGAATAGATTTATCTCCAATAGTAAAAATGAAAAATGCTCTTAATGAAGTTTTTGGAGAAGAAAGAAATCAAATAGTAAGTCTTTTTGAAAAAGAAAGTTATCTTAAATTTTCACAAGTAAAAGATTTCTCAGGAGATGTAAAAAATTATAAAAAATATGTAATAGATAATTATTTTTTTGATATAATAATTCACTTTCCTGAAATAACAATTAAAAACTCAAAAGGAAAGTCTAGAAAAATATATGATTTATATGTTAAGTTTAATGTTGGTTTAGACTTTAAGATTAAAGAAAATTTAATGGGTATAGCAACTACTTTTGAAGAAGATGCTTTAAATAGTAGTTACCATCACTCACATCTTCCATCAGGTAAATATACTGACTTTAAATCATTCTGTTTAGGTTCAGATACACCAATAAATCTTTTGTTTCACAAAATGAAAAGTAACGCTTTTGATGAAGGAACTTTTAAAATGTTGTTGTATACTATTAGAGAGTATGTTTCTTGGGAATCACTAGAAGGTGGACCACATGTTAGGATGAGTAATGTTAATGTAAATAATGTAGGAGCAGGATTTAATTGGTTAACTGCGTCTTATACAACTGAGAATTTATTAAGTGCTGATTCAATATTAAATTTTCCATCTAAAGCATTTTCTGAAATATCTCTCTGTTATATACTTAAAGAAGCTATAACAGAAGATGCTAGAAACATTATTATAAATAACTGTTTTACTTATAGATTAGAAGGCACTGAAGTAATTCTGCAACCAACTGATTTTTTAAGTAAAAAAATTGCAATGTTTTGGTTAGAACTGTGGAATGTACTAAAAATTAATTACAGAACATCTACACGTAGTTACAAAGAAGATAAAGTTAGAGTATACTTAGCAGAAAAAGCATCATTTAATTATACTGCAAGAGGAAGTTTTCAGGTATATCATTTTTGTAATGACCTAGCTTATAGAACTTTATTTAAAAAAAATGATCAAGGTAAATTTATTATTGACGCTAAATTATACGAAGAAACAACAGGAAGTACATTTCCTATATCAACAAATACTTCGATTTATACTAACGGAAAAAAGTTATTTAAATTTAAAGGTAATGATGTAACAATTCGCATTATAATACCTGAAGATAAAACTAAAGTTCAACTAACCAAAGAAGAATTAGAAACATTTTATATTCATCCAAAAATACTAAATTATGTCACAAACTATTTTGCAGATAAACTCAATTCCCAAATCATTACCACTTGTACAGGCACAAGGGAAGATACCACTAATAATTTCGCAGAAGCTCCAACGACAGATATTTTGGCTTTGCTCCAAGATTAATGCTGTTGAGTGGTCAGGTACACTGTTTTACCAAGTTGAAGGTCAATTTGGTAACAAAAACTTTAAGATTACTGCTAAAGAAGTGTATCTTCAAGATATTGGTACATCAGGATACACAGAATATGAGTTCGATATGGACTTTATACGGTTAATAATGAAAGATTCCGCATTGCGAGATTTAAAAAGAGGTCACATTCACTCTCATAATACAATGAATGTCTTTTTTTCAGGTACAGATAATTCAGAGCTTGTTGATAATGCTCCAAATTACAATTATTACCTTTCTCTTATTGTTAACAACCGAAATGAAATGACAGCAAGAGTTGCATTTGTAACTACTATTAAGTCATCAGATAAGCGTACTTATATCTTTAAAGGTAACGAAGGAGAAGATCTTAGTTTAGAAGTAGGAGATGAAGTAAAAGAAGAACAAAAAGTACTCTATTACGATTGTGATATTGAAATAGAAAAAGATGAAATTGAACAAACTATGCTGAGTAGATATACTGAGATAAAAGAAAAAGTAAAAGTTGTTCCTGCAACTTCTAAAATTACATCTTATGAAGAAGCAATGAATAAGTTTGGTTCTACAAAATCTTGGAATAGTGAAAGTAATTTCGTTCAGGGAGGTAACGCTTGTCAAGGGAGTTTTTTTCAGGAACAAGAGGAAAGAGCAAAAAGCAACAGAAGCGAGAAAACAAACTACTACGAAGAAAAGAGCAGATGGAATCAAAACAGAGAAAGAAAAAAAGAAAGCAACAATTCAAGTGATTTCTGGGGAAGTGATTACTGGGAAGGTGAGGAGCAACCCAATTCGAGATATGATAAACAGTCTACTGGAAACGTAATTATAGATGATGATACATTTAATTCTGATGAGGATTTATATGAAGAGAACCTGGAAAAATTTGTTTGTCAGTATATCTTAAATGATTTTAGTGGAAATATAGTGAATAGGTTTAGCGATGTTGAACAAGTTATTGAACATCTTGCTGAAAACAGAGATAAAATGAGTAAACGTGAGTGGATTAAGTATTGTGATAATCTATCAAAAGGATTTGATAAACTTTACAGTAGCTTTTGGAATGATGTAAATGGTGAAAATACTGAAGCTGTTATATCTGATAGTATTAGTATATTACTTAGTAATGCTCCAATTGGTACACAAAATTGTGTTGATGACCTTGCTAAATCACTTCAGGAAGCTGTAGTTTAAAACAAAAAAATATGTTGTTATATACTGAAACAGAAGACGGAAATAAAGAGCTGATTACAGAAGCTCAATATACAAGATTAAAGGGAGCCGATTGGTTTCCTTTATCTTATAAAAAGCCTATTATGATACTTGGTCAAGGAGGAATTGGTTCATGGGCTAGCATATTTTATTCACGAATTGGTTGTATCATTCACAGTTATGATATGGATAACTTTGAAGATCATAATATGACTGGTCAATTTGTTATGAATAAAGATACAGGAAAAGCTAAAGTTGAAGCTGTAGCTAATTTAGTAAAAGATTTCTCTCCAGATGCAGAAATCTATGCAAATAATACTGCATATACAACTGATTCTCCAACATCAGATATAGTTATATGTGGGTTTGACAATATGAAAGCTCGTAAATTAGCTTTTTTAAAATGGGTAGATTATGTAATGAATAAAGCTCCAGATAAATCTAAGTGTTTTTTTCAAGATGGAAGACTACTTGCTGAAACACTGCAGATTTTTAATATTTCAGGAAATGATCTTGAGAAGATCAAAATGTATTATAATGAGCATTTGTTTGATGATGCTGAAGTAGAAGAAGCTGACTGTACATTCAAACAAACCTCTCATTGTGCTGGAATGATAGCTTCTCATATGGTAGGATTTTTCACAAACTGGCTCTCAAAGAGTTATACAGGAGTATTTCGAACTGTACCTTTTTTGTATCAATATGTTATACCTTTAAATAGACATGAATCATGAGAATTAATTTTGAGTTTTTTAATAGAATTACAAATGAACCATATACAAGTAATAATAGTTTAATAATAGATCGAGATTCAATAGAATTTACTAATTTAAGATTTATTCCTAGCAAAATAACTGAAATTCCATTAGTATTAATACCCGTTTTAGAAAATGCTATACTTAAAGAGAATGACGAAGTTATAAAATTACGATATCTTACTAATATGCAATTTAGAGGAAGAAAGCTTAAATCAGCTCAGCTTGCTGGAATTATTGGTAATTTATGTGAATGTTTTAAAGACTGTAATTCCTCTTTGATTTTTGGTAAAGGGTTTATTGCTGTAAATCGTGGTACATACTTAGAGTATTTATTCATGATTACAACAACTGTAGAAAAAGGAGTAGTAGAAAAGAATATAAATAAGTGCAAAATTTATATTTCTCCTAAACTAAAATCAGAATTTAGGACTATAAATTCAATTATAGAGAAATATTTTCTAAAAGATTTCAATGGAGACATAATTATTACTAATGCTATGAGTAAATATTTTGGTGTTAAAGTTAAATTGCCTAAATTTGATACTGTTGCTGAGCAGCAAGACTTTATTAAGCAAATGTTTGCTCAATTTGTAATTCAATTAGCAGCTTAATTATGACAAGAAATAAAGTTACCCGTAAAAAAAATAATACTTCTTCCAAAACTAAAATAGTTATAAAACCTAAAGGAACCAAAATGAAAAACACAACTGGTTCTTATAAAAATATAGCTTATGATAGTTTAGAAGAATTAGCATTTTTACAATGGGCATCAGAATTACAGAAAGCTGGGTATATACACTCTATTCAGCGTTCTCCCAGCTTTCTGCTTTCTGATAGTTTATCTAAAGACTATGTAATCCAAAAACTTACTAGTAGCAAACCAGCTATCCAAAACCTTCTACAAGGTCACAGTTATACTCCAGAATTTTATATTATCTGGAATAAAATAGCAAAGGATAAATTTGTATGGACAATGGATGACACTTGTAAGTTTGAAAAGTTATTTGTAGGCGACGAAATGGCTAACGGTACTTATCAAACCTATATAGAAATTAAACCTATTTGGGATCAAAACAATATGGAAAGATTATTTAAGCTTAATCAAAAATGGATGTGGCAAAAACACTCTATTTTTGTTAATCTTATAAAGTGTCCAGAGTTGTTTTCTGAGAGTTTTACTCCAAATGAATATAGAACTACTAAAACAGGTAGAACTAGAACAATTAAATGGGAAATTAAAACATTGAGTCAATTTATAAATATAAAAAAATGAAAATGATATTATTTGGCTCTCGTGCTATTAAACATCATTATCCTGATTTTTATAGAGAGTGTAAAGATTGGGATTTTTTAGTTGAGAAAGATTTTAGACATTTAAAGTCTAATATAAAAGAAATAGAATACAAATACATTGAACCATTATGGGATTCTATGACAAAAATAGAACATGAAACTCATGTGTTATATCCTTATAAAATACTTACTTTAAAGATATCTCATTTGTTTTATGATAACAACTGGGAAAAACACATAAAAGATGTACAGTTTTTGTATAATAAAGGTGTAAGATATGACATAAAGTTATTAGAAAAGTTGATTATATGGTGGAAAAAAGTCTTACCTAAACAGAGAAGAAGTAATTTAACTTTAAACAAAGAAGAATTCTTTAAAAATAAGATTAATTATACTATTGATCATGATTTTATTCATACTTTAATTAATCCAATACCTGCTTATTTGAGTATTTTAAAAAATGACTCTGAAGTAGAACCTTCTGAAGTTAAATGGATTAGACAACCAAGAATTATAAAAGACAGGATTGTAAGAGAAGAAATATACGTAATGGCTTGGGAAAGAAATTTTAAACATAATAGAAATTATATTGAAGCTTATCAATGGATGTTAAAGAATTTTATTCAAAGACATGCTCCTGTTTGGGAGATGCTGTATATAATAGAAAACTATGAAAGGTTAAAAGTACCTGAATTTGATTACATAAAACATATAAATGATGGATTATTTAGAAAAGGAATTAGTTACGAAACAAATGACAGAGAGAGAATACAGAAGTTTAAACAAGAAAAGTTACAGCTCGCTTAAAACTTTTGCTGATGATCGAAAAAAGTACTATAAAAAGTATATACTTTTAGAAGATACTAGTGATGAAGACTTAAAAAACCGTGCAACTTTAATTGGTTCAATGGTAGATTGTTTACTATTATCTCCAAATGAATTTGATAATAAGTTTTATATTAGTACTTGTAATGAAGTTCCTACTGGACTTATGTTACAGTTTGTTGAAGCTTTATATAAAAGAGTAAGAGACTGTGTTGATATAGAAGGAAAGTTAACTCGACCATTTGCTGATTTATCGTTAGAAGCATATAATGATGTCAAGTTTGATAGAGACGGTAACATTGTTGCATTTAAAAGAGATAGTTTTGAAAAAGTTGTAGAAAAGTTTACTGAAAACGTTAAAGCATATTTTGATGAAATTTGCCAAGTTCGACCAAATGGATTAATGGTAATTACTACATCAGATATTGAAACTGCAGAAAAAGTTAAAACTGAACTTAGATCTAATTCAATAACTTCTCAAGTTATCAATCTTAAATCAAATACTCGTTTTGAAGTTTATGAGTCTTATCCAATTATTTATTCTTATAAAAGTTTTGAATTTAAATCTTTATTAGATAAATTAGTAATAGATCATGATGAAAAAACTATTCAACCTTATGATTTAAAAGTAACTTGGGACGTAGAAAATTTTTATGAAGGATATTTCCTTTACAGAAAAAGCTATATTCAAGTAGGTCTTTATCATTTAGGTACTATGCTTGTATTTAAAAAGCAAGAGAAATATAAAGAATATAAGATTTTACCAATGAAGTTTATTGTAGCAGATCCTAATAATTATACTTCTCCTTTAATTTACAGTATATCTGAATCAGTACTTATGAATTCATTTAAAGGATTTGAATATAAATGGAGAAACTATAAAGGAATTGATGCACTTATTGACGATCTTAAATGGCACGAAGAAACTGGTATATGGAACATATCAAAAGAAAATTATGAGAATAAAGGAGTAGTTATAATAAAAGAGGAGGGATAAATGTCAAAATTAATGAATTATTCAAGAACTTGTGCTACTGTGTTTTTAATTAGACCATTAGGATTATGTTCAAAAACTGAATCTTTAAACCCTAAAGATCCAAATGCAGCAAAAATTATTAAAAAATATGGATTTATTGAAGCGTATTTATATGATGAAAATCGTACAAGTACATCTTCAAGAGTAGTATATTGTTTGTTTAAACCTCCTAACTTTCAAGAATTTGAAGAATTCGTAAAAATGGAAATAGAAGATAAAGTAGATATTGTTGACGAATATGACTATCCAAATGGACATGTTATATTAGTTTATAAATTTCCAGAAATTTATAATAACGATTATGATTTAATATTACAAGGTAAATATTCAAAATGCTCTGATGCATTTAAATCATTATTTCCAATTACAAAATCAAAAACTGAATTAACTATTTATGCACTTGTTTTTTATCATGAATCTAAACTTAAATCTGCTGTTGAAGACGATTTAAATGTCAAATTTGATAAAGATATGGAGTTTTGGTACATTCCTGATGTTACAAAAGAAACTTTAACTTACAATAAAATAAAAAAACTATAAATAATGTTGGAAAAACGCAGATTCACACAGTTAAATCCTACAGAAATATTGCAACCTCTTCCTAAAAGTTATAACAAACTTTTAGAATGGTTACCTGTAGATGTAAAAACAACAGATGAACGTAATCAAATTGCTCATCAGATGTTAATGTATACTCCTAGATTCTTATTTGATTTCTTTGATGATCAAAAGTTATATATTAACATTGAATCAGATTTTGAATTCAAAGGATTTATATGGTATATTAATGATAATGGTATTACTGGAACAGATACACGAATTGATGCAGAAGAAGCAGCATTTAAAGAAGCATTTAAACTATTGGAGGAATTATTATGAATCAGGTATTTAAATTATCGGGCAGTCTAATTACTATTGAAATTGAACCCCATTCAGACAAGAAAAATGTAAGTTTTCGTATGGTTTATGGAGCAAACTTACCTGGACAGCGAAAGGAAATTAATACTATGTTTTCTTTAGAGGAATTAAGAACAATTGTTGAAGTAATGCAAAATAGCATTACACATTGCGATATGGCAAAAACATCTTCTATTTCACTTTTAGACAATGCAACTTTAACTGCTTTTAGCCAAGGTTTAAATGATAAACTATAGCAATTTCCAGAAATATCTAAAACATTAAATTATGAGTAAAGAAGAAAAACAAGAAAATAAGTTGTTTTTTGATTATAAAGTTACATCTTGGAGAAGGATTTATTTAAGTGATGAATCTAAAAAAGAGGAAATCTTAAAAATACTGGAAGAAAACAAAAGTAAAATCTTAGAATCAAATAATCTTGCTGAATACATTCCAGATTTTTACGACAAGCACTTTGTACAAGATGAGTTACTTTACGAAATAAGTGAAGATATGACTCCTAATATGAATGAAGGAGAAGCCACTATAGAATTTTGTGAAGAAATCAGTAATAGAACAGACATATTATGGACAAATAAACTTTAACAATATGATATTTGATTATAAAGAAGAAGAAGAAGAAAAAAAAGGCAGAGCTGATCGGTTTAATGATAGTAAACGTCAATGGAACTTGATGCATTTACCTTCATTCGAACCTATGGTTCAAGTTCTGGAGTATGGTGCTAAGAAGTATAGTCCTAATCAATGGAAAAAAGGGTTTCCTATTACTGAAATCTATGATTCTCTAATGCGTCACATGATTGCTTTTATGAATGGTGAAGACAATGATCCAGAATCAGGACTTCCTCACATTGGACATATACAGTGCAATATCATGTTTATGGCTTATGTAAAAGAAAATCATCCTAAGTTTGATGATAGACTTACAGTTATAAATTTTACACCATTAGTAAATATAAATAATAGCATTTCACTAAATGGAATAACTTTAGAAAATGTAAATATTTCTAATGGTATAGATTAATAATAATCAAAAAGATTACTAATAATAATTTTTTTGATTAGAAAAAAGAGGGTATATTTGCAACCCTCTTTTTTTATAAAATTCAGTTTAACATATGGCAAGTAAATTTTTTAGAACAGACTTTAGTGAGTCTATATTTAATCTTAAATATAAACACGAAGGAGCTGAAACCTGGGATGAATTATCCCGTACTCTTATTGAAGATGTATGCAGAAATTATCTTTCACAAGAAGAAAAGGACGAATTAATAGAGATGCATACAAATATGGAATTTATTGCCGGTGGTAGATATCTCTACTATGCTGGACGTGACAATAAGTTCTTTAATAATTGCTATTTGTTAAAGAGTTTAGAAGATAGTCGTCAAGACTGGGCTAATCTATCTTGGAAAGGCGAGTCCTGTTTAATGACAGGTGGTGGTATTGGTAACGATTACAGTATTTACAGACCTAAAGGAACTCCTATTGCTCGTACTGGTGGTCTTGCATCTGGACCTATACCTAAAATGATGATGATAAACGAGATAGGTAGAAATGTTATGCAAGGCGGAAGTAGAAGATCTGCTATTTACGCATCTCTTAACTGGTTACATGCTGACGCAGGTGAATTTCTACACTGTAAAGACTGGTATAATATGCCAGTATCAGGTGCTTATGATGAAAATGGTAAAAATCTAACTGTTGGTTTACTTAAGGAGAAAGACTTTAACTATCCTGCTCCTTTGGATATGACAAATATCTCTTTAAATTATGACAATAAGTTTTTAGAAGAGATTTACGGTTTATCATTTGAAGTTCTACTTTCTATCTATAAAGAAGGAGGAAAACATGCTATTTTCAACTTACCAATTGTCAGGATACCTATTACATTCCTAGAGAACTGTCGTCAAGCTCTTAAAACAGGTGAACCTGGGTTCTCCTTCAATTTCTTTGAGAAGGTGCTAGAAACGCTTAGAAATGCTTGTACAGAGGTTACTTCAGAAGATGATAGTGATGTGTGTAACTTAGCTAGTGTAAACTTAGCTAACATTTCAACAATAGAGAGAGCTAAGAGGGTATTTTATCTTGTTGGTAAGTTCTTGTTATGTGGCACTATGGTAGCTGATTTACCTTATGACAAGGTTAAAGAAGTTAGAGAACAGAACAGGAGACTCGGTATGGGTATTATGGGTGTTCATGAATGGCTTCTGAAAAGAAACTATAAGTATGAAGTTACCTCAGAATTACATGAATGGTTGGCTGCTTATCGTGTAGGATCAGAAATTGGTGCTAACGAATTAGCTGATCTTTTACGTATAAATAGACCAAAAGCTTACCGCGCTATTGCTCCAACAGGTACTATAGGTATTATGGCTGGTACAACAACAGGTATTGAACCTTTATTTGCTGTAGCTTATAAAAGAAGGTATCTGAAAGGAGATAAAGAATGGCATTTTCAGTATGTAATAGATGGTACAGCTAAAATACTCATTAACCAATATAAAGTTGATCCTTACAATATTGAAACTGCTTTATCTTTAGCTAAAGACTATGAGCGTAGGATTAAATTCCAAGCTGATGTTCAAGATTACGTTGATATGTCTATTTCATCTACAATCAATCTACCAGAATGGGGAACTGAATTAAACAACGATACCAGAGTTAAGGACTTTGCAAAAGTTTTAGCTAAGTACGCTGTTAGACTTAGAGGATTTACTTGCTATCCAGACGGAAGCAGAGGAGGTCAACCTTTAACTCTTGTAGATTACCATGAAGCTCAAAAACAAGAAGGTCAGGAATTTAAAGAAGAATTCTTTGATGTTTGTGATTTGACTAAAGGTGGAACTTGTGGAGTATAAATTTTTATTGTTTAAAGTTAAACGGGCGAATATTTCTATATTTGCCCTTTTTTTATTATCTTTACTAAAATATAATCAATATGGCAAGAACATCAAAAAGTACTGAGAATCAAGCAGGTAAGTCAAAGCTTGATGAATCACTAGCTCGATTAAATAAAGAATATGGACAAGGTTCTGTTTTTAGAATTGGAGACAATCCTTCAATAGAAGTAACTGATTTTATTAGTACAGGCAGTTTAAATCTAGACAGAGCTGTAGGAGTAAATGGATTACCAACTGGTAGAATTGTTGAAATTTATGGTCCTGAATCTTCAGGTAAAACAACTATCTGTTTACATGTTATAAAAGAAGCACAGAAAAAGAGTAAAAAAGCTGCATTTGTAGATATGGAAAATGCACTTGATTTAAAGTATGCTTCAGATATTGGGGTAGATGTTAAGAATCTTATCTTTGCACAACCTAATTATGGTGAAGAAGCTTTAAATATAGTAAAAGAATTATGTTTATCAGGTGAAGTTGGAGTAATTATAATAGATTCTGTTGCAGCTCTTGTTCCTAAAACAGAAGCAGATGGCGAAGTAGGTGATAGTAATGTAGGAAAACAAGCTAGAATGATTTCTCAAGCTATGCGTATTCTTACTCCTATTGTACATAAAAGTGGAACATTAGTTATTTTTACTAACCAAATTAGAATGAAAATTGGTGTAATGTTTGGGTCACCAGAAACTACTGCAGGTGGTGAAGCACTTAAGTTTTTTGCATCTGTACGTCTTGATGTACGTAAATCTGTACAACGAGAAGACGGTGTAGCAACTTCTAATAAAATAAAAGTAAAAGTTGTAAAAAATAAAGTAAGTATACCATTTAGAGAAGCAGAATTTTTTATTATTTATGGAAAAGGTATTGATAAATTGCAAGAAATTATAGATATTGCAGTTGAATCTAATATTATTCAAAAATCAGGTAGTTGGTATGCTTATGGAAACGATAAGTTAGGACAAGGTGAAGATAGTATAAAACAACTAATGATTGATAATGAAGACTTTTATAATGAAATTGAAAAAAAAGTACAGGAGGTATTAAATGGGAAGAAAGAAGAAAATAGACTTGCAAGCGTTGGAGAAAGTGGAGATACAGAAACCATTGGAATCAAACTCACTGACGATGAAGACAGCATTATATCTTGATGATATAAGAACACCTATTGAAACTCCTGAAGGATATGAATGGGTAATAGTAAGATCATATGACGAATTTGTAAATTATTTAACAGAATTTTACAGGAGTAAAAGAAAACTTCCAGAAATGATCTTTTTTGATCATGATTTAAGCGAAGAACATATGAACTTTTATTATAATAATCCTAAGTTTAGTCTTATTCGTTATGAAGAATTTAAAGAAAAAACAGGATTACATTGTGCTAAATGGTTAACTTTGTTATGTGAAAAAAATAAAATTGATTTGCGAGAATCAAAATTATATGTACATTCACATAATCCTATTGGAGCTAATAATATACAACATTGGTTAAACTATTATCTAAAATTACAATACGGTGGTGAGTTTTCATCATGTGTAATTCATAAAGTAAAATTTAAAATAGACAATACAAATGACAGTAAAATTTAAAAAATTAGTTCCAACAGCAATTATTCCTAGTTATCAAACAAAAAGATCAGCAGGATTAGATTTGTGTACAATAGAAAAATTTACTATTTTAGCAAATGGAGGAACTTATACAGTAAATACTGGTTTGTCAGTAGAAATGCCTGATGTTTATGAAATGCAAATAAGACCAAGAAGTGGTCTTGCAGCTAAAAATCAGATAACTGTACTTAATACTCCAGGTACTATTGATAGTGACTATAGAGGAGAAATCAAAATTCTATTAAAAAACTTTGGTCCTTATACTGTAACTTTTAATGCTGGAGATAGAATTGCTCAAGGAGTAATAGCTAGAGTTGAGAAACCAATTATATTAGAAGTAGAAGATCTTTCAGAAACTGAAAGAGGAGAAGGTGGATTTGGCAGCACAGGAATCAAGTAATCAATTTAACGTATGAAGAGTCATAAAAAGAATCCAAAAAAAAGTCCAGAATTTCTGGAACTAAATACAAACCAATAAAACGTAGAAAATGGCAACAAAGATCAAACAACCTAAGAGGTACTACAAGACAACTTCAGGAACTTACCGTGCACGACTTACTCGTAATGGTAATTTGACTAGCAAAAACTTCATGACTGCTACAGCAGCTAAAAACTGGCTAAAAGAGCAGCTTGAAGAAAGTGTTGGAAGAAGATAACTAACAAGGGGGGTGTAACAACCCCCTAATTTTTAACGTATGAGAAATAGAAAAATTGTTTATAATGCTATTCGTACTCCTGATGGAACTATTATAGAAAGTAAAAATAGGCATGATTATGTTGAACATTTAGATAAAAATGGTAAAACCTATATGGTAGATGGAGGTCATGATTACCTTCGTCGTAGTGCTTTTTCTGATGCAGAAGATTTAACTTTATATAACGATGATCCTTTTGAAATAGTACGTGAGCATATAACTAGGTATAATATTTTTAAGTCTGAAGATGTAAAATTATGTAACATGTCAGATCAATGGTTAGATAACCTTCTTGATATGTTACTTGATATGTCAAACATGATACCAGAAATGCTTTCTTGGTACACTGTTTTAATCATCAAAGAAAAACAGTACAGAGTTGAAAACGAAATATCAATAACAGAAGATGAAGAAATCCTCATTAAAGCGAATAAGCTCAAAGAAATTATTGCAAAAAGACCAAGATATTGAGAAGACTAAAGAAATGCAGCAGTTTTTTATGACTATTTGGAATAGTTTACCTCCTTATAGAAAAAGGTGTTACGAAACTGGAGAAGCTCTTAAAAATCCACCATTATCTACTTATTTTCATCATGTATTACCTAAATCTAAGTATCCAGAATATAGGTTATGTGATTGGAATATTGTACTTTTGAAACCTGAAGTTCACGAACAGGCCGAATTAAATATTAATAAGACTCCTAAAGTCAAAGAATACAAACAAAGATTATTAAACCAAATTACAAAACTATGATGCAATTTTTTTATGACAGAGAAGAAGTAGTAGGTAAATCAGAAGATAAGACTACTGATTTAACAGAAACCAGAAAAGATAGCTTTAACCCTGAAATGGTTATAAGAAGCTATGAGTACGTTAAAGGAAAAATTACTATCATACTATCAGATGGACACGAAGAGGCTCAAGAAGTACCTCAAATGAACTCTAAACGTCAAATTACTGGTTATAAAAGAGAAAGAAGCTGGGTAACTAGTCAAATTTTCTTAAATGAAAATGATACTAAGAGATATCGTGAGTATTTTGACATTGAACCTCATATGCTTTTGCAGAAAGGAAAGTATTTGCTTGAGGATTATAGTCAGCTGTAATATTAGTATTTGGAGCATTCATTGGTACTTCAGGTACAGTATATTTTAAAAAGCGTAAAAAAAGTTGATAAAATAAAAAAACCCCTTAATTGGGGTTTTTTAATACGCTTATCTTTCCTTCTTCTACACCTTTTATCATTTTTTGATCTAAGGCTTTTTTAAGTTCATGAATTGCTACAATTCTTTGAGCTTCTACATTATTCAAAACTGAATTACAGTAGTTTAACATTAATTCAAGTTCTTTTCCTGTAAGTTCAAATACTTCTTCTGGTTTCCAGTTGTAACCAACTTCAATTTGTTGTTGATCTTTTTCCATATTTATTGGTTTATGTTAAAATTTATATTTGCTCCAAGTTTCATAGACTTTGAAAATTCTACTCGAATTCTATATAAGTTATGAAAATCTTTAATTTTTTGTATTAGAACATCTAAATATTTAGAATGTGAAGGTGCTATACGTACATTAATACTGCCGTTTAACTTCTTAGTTATTTGAACTGTACAATTAACATCAATAGACTCTAAGTATCCAGTTAACCAAGATATATATGATGTTTCATTATCAGCTATAATCTTAGGAAAGTTAACCTTTAAAATTTTCATAAAGATACTTTAAAGAATATCCTTTTACAAATTTAATATTAGGATTTCTATACAAAAAAATAAATTAACTTTTAAGGAATAACTACAAATACAGGATTTAAACAGCTACTAGCTGATACAAATGTAATACTATTATTTGCAACAAGAGTAAAACTTCCAAAATTACCAAATAATGTATTTAATTGAGTTACAAGATTAGTACGTCTAGCATTTTCATCAGCTCCAGTTGTAGTAATTAATACACCTGAAGTAAATAATGCTCCACAACCTACATTAATTGTTACTGTTGCATCAGTTAATAAAGCTAACGATGCAATATTAGCTACAACTGTACCACCTGCTCCACAGCAAGTATTAGCATCAATTTCAAACCAGTTACCGTTTTTAGGCTTAGATTTTCTAAGTACTAAGCTGGCAGGTACGACCCTCTTGCTAGCATCAATTCTAACAAAAGCTTTTAATAAATTAGCTCCCATGTTTTTTAGACTTTTAAATTGTTAAATGTTTGTTTACTATCTAATAGTTCTTCTACATATTTAGAAGAACACATATTTAAATTAATTTTATTATAATCTACTCCTAAATCAAAAGGAGTAGTTGTATTATTTCTAAAAAGCATTTTATCAAAACATCCTTCTATAGCTCCTGCATCGTGATAAATATACTTATTTTTCCAATCTTTTATTGGAGTAGTAGCCCAAGCAAAATCCATACATGTAGGTGTACTTGTTTCTTGACCTCTTTTCCACAGATTCCATAATAGTGACCACATATCAGCACACCATACTTGAAACCCTTTATCTTCACTTTCAAAAAATTGATTATTAACATTAGTTAAATGTACTCTAAGCATCATACAACCATCTAATACATCTGCCCAAAACTTTGCATCAATTCCTTTTAGTAGATATTGTGCTCCTCCTGTATTAAATTCATTTTTTTCACAGATTTCTCTACTGATACCAAAACTACTTATGCTTTCTGCAAGTATATCTCGTTTTTTATATGTATCAATCTTTCTTGGAATAACATCTTTTATTTTACTATCAAAATAACTAGCTGATATATAACTTCTTGTATCTGATAAATAATTTATATTATCATTTAGTAATCCTTCTATAAAATCAGGATATTTAGTAAAAATAACGTCAGAATCTAAATAAAAAACACATTTATCACTTAATTCTGGATGAACTGTAAAGTATTCTTGTAAACACCAAGGTCTAAGTAATGGTATATAATTAAAAGTTTTAATTAAATGCCAACATTTTCCTTCTTTACTATCATCAAAATATATAAATTTAACTTCCGGATACCTTTTTTCTAATGCAAAAAAGAGAGGGTGTATCTCTCTTTTTGGTGACGTATATAACAAAACGTGATAACGATTTGATATTCCCAGTCTGCTAAAATTATGTAGTTGAATATTAAGTTGCCAAGCAAAGAATAGATCTGTCGGTTGTACCGATATTAAAATCCATTCTTTCATAATATTAATTTTATTAAGATAAAGAAATCTCAATTAATTTGAAAAAAATTGGATAGGTTTCTTCAGTTTGTAAGTTTTCAAAATCATCAATACTGAAAGCATAAACTTCAATATCTTTTTCCTCTTTTAATAATTTATCAAGTTCAGTATTAAATTCAATAAACTTAGGATTTAATTTTTGAACATCTTGATTTTCTTCATTCTTTTCTGTAATATTAAGAGGTAGACTAACATTTCCTTTATCATCTTTTTCACCATGTTTAGTAATAAATTCATCACGAAGTTTATCTATTAACTCTACATTTTGAGAAGTGGTAGTTTTAAGTTTATTCAACCAATATTTAACTTTTAAGTTAAGTGATTGACTTAAAAGACCTTTTGTAATTTTTGTACCATTTTCACGATTAACTGATCCTGAAAGTTCAGAATCTAACTGATAAACTTCTAAAAGTGTTAATTTAGCTTTGTTCATATTATGATTTTTTTAAAACGCAAATATAGTGTTTTTTAACTAAAAAACAAAATTTTATTTCCAAGTACCGCTAACTTTTATATTAGGCGTTGCGGTTTTCCACACACCCGATACTTTGATATGAACAGTTGCTTGCTTCCATACACCGCCCACCTTTAGCCATGCTAATGTGGTGGACGGTGGAGTTGATACGCTCTCAATCGGCACTTGTCCAATCTCAATCGTTGCACCATCATATAACCTCCTTGTTGCCATTTTATACTTCTCCTAAAATTAATGCACCTGTTATTCCAAAATTTACTACTGTAACAGCACTAAAAGTTAAACAAGCATCAGGATGAATTTCACAAAGTGAATTAATTATGCAACCTGTACTAACTGCATCTAATGGCATTGCACCTGTTGCACTTTCCAATGAAATCATTGCCAACGGTTTAAACATACACACCCCAAAGTTTCCTGCCGATCCTGTTGTTCCCGCAAGAGTTACTGACTCAATACTTCTAAATCCTTTATCTGATCCTTGTAAAGGAATAGGAATAAGGATACCTACTTCTCGATAAAACCCTCCACCGATTATTGTAGCAGTAGATATTCTACCACTCACGCCTGCTGAATTTGTGTAGCTTATTGTTACCGTTGTTTGTGTTGTGCCAATAATGCCATATACTACAATTCCTGCCATAACTCCCTCACCCGATGTATATCTTGTTAATGCTGCGGTTGGAAGATTAGTTGTTTGAGGTGTTGTTAAAGTTCCATTCAGTCCTCCGCTAACATTTAACAAATCAACAACCATCATTGATGCTGCACCATAATTTGTAGTGCTAATCCTTGCCCCTAACATTGTCAATCTACCTGTTGATACAGCAGGTATAGGGCCCATTGATTGAGCAGAATTTTTGTCTAATGCAACGCTTGTCGTTGGTGTAGCAGGAGCAGGGTTAAAGTATTGCCAACTTGCATTTGGTCTTAATATTCTTATTGTGCTGGTGCTAAAATCAGCGACCCTGTTTTCTTTTAGCTTGTCTACGTATTCGTCAAAGTCAGTTAGTGCCATATTATTTTTCTATTGTTGCTATTGAACCGAATAATTCAGGTGCAGTTCCTGAACCAGGGATAAACATTAGTGCTAAACAAGCATTAGGGTCAATAACGGGTATGCCGGGCAATCCTGTTGTGTAATCTCTCCAACCCATTGTACCTGCTGCACCAACTGGAATCCATGCCAAAGGTTGTGCAATGGTTATACCAAAGTTGCCTGCCGTACCCGTAGTAGCCGTTAATTGTATTTGCTCAATAGCTCGAATACCTGAATCACCTGCTGCTAAAGGTATGCGTTGCATACGGGTAGCCTCTCTAAAACCCGTTGCGCCTATATTGATTGTTGATGTTCTTGAACCCGTCCCTGCTTGATTTGTGTAGGTCATTGTAAGGGTTGTAGATGTTGTTCCTATTATTGTATAAATCTCATAAAACGCTATGTTTCCTGCACCGCCCGTATTACGGGTTAAAGCAGGAGTTGGAGTTGACCCTTGTATTGTTTGAGCAGATGTTGAAGTTCCTGATAATCCACCCTCGTGAAATAACCTATCATAAAGTAAATACACGCCTGGGGTTATTGGTGTAATACTTGCCCCAATTAAGTGTTTATCTCTACCACCACCGGGAGCAGTAAAAGGTATTGCCCCTTGAGTTGATTTAGTAGGTATTGCTCCCGCCGTAGGAACATCTCCTTTGGCAGGCATTCCGTCATACTCCCACAGCGAACAACCTCTACCTGACACTGGTGCGGTTGCTGCCACACCTTGAACACGAGGCACTTTGTGAAAGAATATATTTTCAGGATTGCCGTTATTCCCGCCTGATTGACGGTTGATTAAATCCGATAAGTCTGTTATTGCTGCCATGTTATTCCATTTTCAATTGCGTGTGCTTTTGCTTCAACAATTAGTTGTGATAAGTTATCAATATTGACACCCGATTGATATACCAAACCACCTGATTGTGGTAGTATCTCAAAGTTTTCGTTACTTACTTGTAATGCCCAATCTCCGCTATCGGATAGGTATAGGATTGATTCTGTTTTTTGAATTACTCTCATTTTTTATACGTATTGTAAATAAATGTCCCCGTCCGCTCCACCATTAGGCGCAGCAGTACCCGAAGTTATTACTTTTTGTGGTAATGCTTCTGTTGAAAGAACCCCGTTAAAATCTGCTACAACCATTCTAGTTCCAGTACCCGAAAGAGATGATGAGTGTACTGTACCATAAACCTGCAAAGTCGATCCATTGTCAGTTGGTACGGTTGATCCTGATCCAGAAAATGCAGCATTAGCATTAGCATAAAACGTGACTGGATATCTGTAAGTGTTTGTAGATGAATTATAAGTACTAATCTGCAAAGAACCCGGACCACCTTCAGCAGTAGATTTAGTACTGCCTCCTAGATTAAATTCTGCACTATAGATTCCATTTTTCATAGACCAGCTTGTTTGGAAGCTCCATGTAGAATCTAAAGCAATACTTTTAGGGTAAGATGCAGAACCCATAACAGTAAGTCTTGTCTGAGGATTCACAGTTGCAGTACCAATTGCTACCTCATTACCATTATCATATATTACACTAAGACCAAGAGCACTTGCTCCTGTCCATTTAGCTACATAATCTGCAGTTCCAGAGCCAGATAATCCACCTCCACCTCCCGATGGTGCTGCCCAAACGCCATCAGCACGAAGAAAGTTACTTGTTCCTCCACCAGAAGCAGGAACAACGCCTTTTACGGTAGAAGTAAAAGTATCCAGCAATGTTGTTGCCTGTGTTCCTGTTAATACTTCTACATTACCAGTTGAAGATGTAACTCGACCAAGAAAAGATGCAGTATCTATCTGCTGAAATTTAGCTAGTGATACTACATTGTTATCTATGGTCCAAGTTGCCCCTGATGCTGATACAGTAATATCTCCCTTATCTCCATCAGTTAAAGTACCTCCTCCACCAAAAGTACTTGCAGAACGATATTTTATTTGACCAGTAGTAGTATCACGAACTAAGACTTGGGTTAATGCGTCATCCTGATCAGGAATAGCACTAAGAGTAAGATGATTTACAAACCTTCCTGTACCATTGACATCAAGTGTAAATGCAGGAGCATTTATATTATTAATACCAAATCTGCCATTTGAGTCAAATCTATGATAGCGATTTATTGTACCATCATAAACCTTAAAGTAAAATCCACCATCACTATATATGTGCATCATTTTAGGTGATCCAGATACCTCACCTTCTTTATATGCCATAGATAGCCAACCACCATTATTAAGCTCTCTAGCTACAAAATAATTTATTTCTTGATTACTAGATAATGCAGCACTTTTTGTTATAGTAAATAACGAATCATTATTAGTACCTGTATAAGAAATTGCACCTACTGTACCGTTAAATGTAAAGTTAGATTCTGCATTTCCATTCCCTGCAGATACTGAAGTAATAATTCTATCATTACCTTCATTAGTTACAGTGTAAGATGAACCTCCTGAACCTCCTGAATCAATATAAACCCACGCAGATCCATTGTAGAATGAAAACTTATTTACAGTAGTATCATAAATAAATAATCCAGTAGGTACAGATGTAACTGCATCTCTAATGGCAGTAGTAATTCTCGGAGGCAGAAATCCAACTTGACCAAAAGAACCTGCTACCATTTCAACTATGGCTTTAGAATTAGGTCTAGCTGTTCCAAATCCTACATTACCTCCTACAGTAACTAATGCGTGAGTATTTGCAGCAATCTCGTTGGTCATACGAATATAATTACCATACAAGATGCTACTTGGTCCACCTGTTCCTCCTTCAAAATACAATCCGTATGATGTAAGTAGTGAGGTTCCTCCTGAGTACATGTAAACTTTAATACCGTAGGGAGTGCCAGCAACCTGATAGTTTTCTGCAAGTAAAGCTGTTGCTGACATATTTAAACTGCCAAATTGGTAAACTTGAGCCTTTACAGCTACCATATTGGTAGGAGCAGAAAAAGTAGCATAGGCAACGCCAGAAACACCTGTGCTATTAGAACTATCACTAACTCCATATAATGATATATTAGTAGTACCTCCACCTGCATAAAAAGAACCTCCGTAGTTAGTAGAATTTGATCCTGTATTTACGCAAGTAGAACTAATACTTTTTGTGGTAATATTAGGAGATACATTAGCACCAGATCTAGTAATTTTTAATACTGAGTTGTCATTAGTAGATGTTGTACTTGTGCTTGATAATTCTATTCCAGTATTAACCAAGCTGTTCCACTGCCATGTTTGGGTATTGTTGCCGTTATCTATTGTATTAGAAGTTGTGGCAGCAGTCAATGAAGATAGCTCTCTTGGAGTAATTATATCACCAGATCCAAGTATAGTAACTCCATTAATAGTTTTAATGTTTGTACCAGATACAAGAGTGTTTTGTTTGTTACTAAAAGTAGTCCAATCAGATGAAGTTAAAGCTCCACGATTTGACCCACTTGCATTTGGAATATTAAAGGTATGAGTGTTGCTTGCTGAAACTATATTAAAATCAGTACCATTTGTTCCTGTTTCAAGAACTTGAGTTGCACCAGTCTGACCACTACCAGAAATACCAAGAGATACTATACCTCCAACATATTGTGGTATATTAAGCACACCTGTAGAACTATTGTATGTTGCAGCACCAGATGAGCCAGTGGTCGTAAGTGATATAGACAACCTTGCTCTTAAATCTGTATAATAAAGGTTTGTTCCTTCAGTAACAGCTGTAGTATTAAGCGTTTGAAATGTTTTATCTCCCCTCCAATATTGAGAAGTAGTTCCTGCCATTATAGCAGGTTCACCACTTGCGGGTACTGCCCATATTCCATCAGCTCGTAAAAAATTATTAGTACCTCCACCACTTGAAGGCACAAGACCAAAAGTTGAAGCTGTAAATGTTGTTAATAAAACTCCTTGAGGATTAATAGTAACTCCAGAATAATATGAAGGAAGTAAATCATAAAATATACCTCCAGATACTGAACCTGTTCCAATCAACTTACCTTTACCTTCTATTCTTACCATTTTATTAGTAGGAATAGTCAAAGCTCCATTAATAGTTATTTCTGTATCAATTAATACACTAGAAACAAGAGAACTATTAAAAACTCCTTGCAGTCTTACAGTTTGATCTCCTGTTGGTCCAGTAACGGCCCAAGCAGCACGATATGTTCCATCAAACTGTCTTCTCCATATACCTAAAGCACCTAAATCAAATGTTGATACATTATCTACAGGTGTTGATGAATCTACTTTATATATTATACCACCACTATCTGTTGGTAATCCAATAGTTAAAAATGATGTATCATTTAATGGCATACTAATATCTCTTTTTTAATTATAGACTTATCTTAGGTTTAAAAAACCTAAACACATAAAATGCAATCCCGCCCACTATCAACCCAACTATGCCCAGAAGAAAATACAGCCTTGTACGAGCTTCTTTGCGCCAGTAGTCGCGCTCTGTTGTCATTTGAACTAAAGTGTTCTCAATAGTCGTCAAACGCTTGTTAAGGGCATTTAGCAGCTCTCTATCTTTAATCTTTGACGTATCGACCCTACTAACATTTTTGTAATACCTCTCGACATACTTTTCCTTTACTGGATAAGGCAATGGAATAGTATCATATTCAACCCGTTCAATAACTGAATCTTTACCACGAATAAAAGTGGTATCATTTTTAGGCGGGTTTTTCTTTACATATTCCCTCACCACCTCTTCGGTGGCTTCCTGTGATTGAAGTACGTGTTTAACTGAGTGTTTCATCGTTTTGCACGAAACAAAAAAAATATTAATTATTATGATTAGTATGATCATTTTTATATTTAGTCGCATCATTGTCAATTTTAGATTGTCCAAAATAATAAGCTATAATAACTACTAATTGACCTATCACTACTCCAGCAATAGTCATAACTACATCTTTATTTTCAACAGGAATAGCTTTTGAAAGTAGTTTAAACAAAAAAATAAATGATAATATTACCCAAAATATTGTAATTGTGTTACGAATATCTTGCTTAGTTATCTTCCTTAGGAATTCTATCATTTTTTATTTTTTTATATAATGAGTACACCCAATAAGTACTTGCACATGTACCTGAAAGGATAGTTGCTATACTTGCAAAATCACTAATAACTAATACATCTGATAAATATAGAAATTTTTGTATTATCCAAAGACCTGCTGTTATTCCTAGCAGTACTGTTCCATTGTCAACTGTGTGATCCATTACACTTTAAATATCCTGTTATAAAAAATATTGATAATCAAACTTTGCTTTTTATGATAATCATATCATGCGGTGCAGGTATATTACCGCCAAAGTATGCCCCTAGTTTATACCCCACCATAATCGTATGTTTTTGAACTGTTACGCTTTTACTGCATCGAAACCCCTTGTTATCTGTCACCACGAAAACATACAACCCTTTTTCAACGTATATGCGATAGTTATAAAAGGCACCCATCTTTACCTGGCAAACAAATTGAGACATCCTTTCACCACGGCTGTAGACATATGCCCATATCTCCATTGCTTCCGTATCAGTATTCCATCTCCAACAAAACCTGGCAGACTCCTTGTGATGGTGCGGCCAGTAGCCGACCCCAAACAGCTTGTTTAAATCCATCTGATCACTGGTCTTCAAATCGTACTTACACGAATAGTCAAAGCATATCTGCTTACTGACAGATTTTGAAAACACCAGCCCCAAGCTGCGTGGCTTGAAGCGGTGTTCAGATGCTTTGACTTTGTAGTTCAATTGATCGGGTTTGTGGTGGTTCCTAATGGACCGCTATGAAATACGCCCAGGATCAGCAATGCCGCAATAATAAACGCTGCTGTAATTGCGATCTTATACCAGTTTGCTCTGTTGCCGTTTTCAGCATTAGGAAAAATGGAATCTTTTGCACTAGCTACTAAAAAACCTGCTGCGCTTAGAAGGCATACCCAGCCGCCTATTTTGTTTCCAATAGGTGCACGACCGAATGACATGGACGGATCAAATGTTGCATAAGCCATAACGGCAATAATAAGTGCCGCAATGATTAAGACGATAGGGTTTGCCCCGTTGTTACTTTTTTTCATGTTTTTGTTTTTATGTGTAAAATGTTCCAGAATATCCTATAAATTGAGGAGAAGGTGTAGGAAGATTTTGCCATGTAGCATCTCCATTAGCATTACTTTGTTTAGTAAATACCTGTCCTGTTGTACCTCCATTTGGTATAACTGTTGACCAGGTATTATCACCTCTAAGAAAAGTAGCTGAAGAAGGAGTTCCTGTAGCTGATAGATTAATTATACCTACTATACCATTAGCTAATGTAGTAAAAATAGATGTAGTACCAGATCCTGTAACTGCTCCACTTAAAGTAATATTTTGATTAGTTGTTAAATAAATTGTATTATCAAATATCCAAGTATTTGTTCCTGTTCCAGTGTATCTTAGGTTACCAGCAGATGCTCCAAGAGTAGGAAGTAAAACACTACGAAGACCTACAACAGTAAGAGCTGTTGCTCCAGTTGCGTCACCTGTATGAGTAGCGTTACTAACCAATCCTGAATATAGAGAGTTTGGTGCGTTATCACCTGTATTTGAACCACTAACAGAAGATGATCCTGTTATAACTAATGCTGGACTTGACGATCCTGAAAATACTATACCATTAACTGATGTAGGTGTAATTGCACCTAATGTTAATGTTATAGCAGGTGTTGTAGAAGGTGTTGATACAGATCCAGTAATTCCATTAGCAGATACTACAGATACAGAAGTTACTGTACCATTATTGGTAGGTATTGTTCTATAACCTAACATTTGTGTAACTGAATCAATTACTAACATTTGAGCTGTTCCAGAAACATTATTAGGTAAATTTCCTTGTAGCTTGTACTTACCATCTGCAGCAATAAAATCAATACCATCATCATAAGAAACAGTTATTTGTGATGTTTTTGATGGACTTATTTGAGTATTACTAATAATAACACCAAAAACAGTACTCATTCTTATAGATGCTCTATCAGATGTTGCAGTTCTTAAAACATTAATTAATATTTTATCAACTGAAGCTTGTGCAGGAAATTGATCAATTGAAGTATTATATCCAGCTGTAGCATCAGTTGATGCCATATTTATAGAACTTGGAAAAGCTGTAAACCTATTTGATTTATCGCTTGTATCATTTGTTAAATATGAACTTGTTCCCGATAAAGAAAGAGCTTGAACATTACTTGCATTTGTTCTATGTAAATATAATTGATTATTATTTAATGCAAAAGTTCTATCTTGTGTTGCACTTACATCTTCTCCTAATACACCAAAACGTGTTGAATATTGAGGTATATTAAATACTCCTGTAGTATTATTATAAGTTGCAGCTCCCGATGTACCAGATGTTGTTATAGATACAGAATTTCTTGCTAAAGAATCTGTATATTGAGTAACAGAAGAAGTTATAACTCCAGTAGTATTATTGTAAGAAATACCTGTACCTGCAGAAATCGCAAGACGAATTGCAGTATCTAAATTTTGCCAAGTTTTATCTCCTCTCCAATATTGTGATGTTGTTCCAGAAGCAATAATAGGTTCTCCTCCTAGTCCTACTAAATTATAATTTGGAATATTTAAAACATTACTAATAAATGTTGCAACTCCAGAATTTCCTACAGTTGTTAAAGAAATAGGATTTTGATAATCTGTTCCAGCTATTGCTGCAACTAAAGATCCTGCATTACCTTTTAATATTCCTGTAACTGTAGTAGTTAAAGTGATAGCTGGATTAATAGTTGGATTAGCTACGCTTCCAGAAAATCCATTAGCTGCAACTACTGATAGAGAAAGAACAGTACCTCCACCTCCCCCTGATGCTGTAGAAGTAATTATATAAGGATTAGCTATTGTTCCTGTACCTGTAATAGATACGTTAGTACCTGCACTTAGTTTTGTTTCAGAACCGTCATAACTAATATTAGAAGAAATAGTAAAATTAGGATACGTTCCTGTAATATTTATACCTGCACCAGAGTTAAGTATAACTGTTTGGTCAGGAGAACTATTTGTTATAACTCCCGTACTATTATTATAAGATATTCCTGAACCTGCACTTAAAACTAATCTTGCTAAAGTATCAGTATACTGAGTAATAGATGAAGAAATACTAAAAGTAGGATAAGTTCCAGAAACATTAATACCTGCACCTTGGTTAATTGTTACTAATTGATCCGGAGATGAATTAGTAATTATTCCTGTAGTAGAATTATATGTTATACCTACTCCAGCACTTAAAGCAAGTCTAGCACGAGTATTAGTATAATAAAGATTTGTACCTTCGGTTACATTAGTTGTATTAACTAAAGTAGTAAGATCAATTAAACCTTGGCGAGAAAGAGTTAAAACACCTTCAGATAAAGAAAGTGAAGTTGGAAAGTTATTACCATCTGCACCTATTACTGTAGAATTGATAACATAAGGATCTAAAAAAGTACCAGTACCTGTTATAGTAATGTCACTTCCAGCATTTATCTTAGTTTCTGCTCCAGTAGGTAATGGAATTAAAGTTGTAAGACTAGGTAAACCAAATCTATTAAGTGTAAGAATTCCAGTTGAATTGTTGTATACAAGTGAAGTAGGATAATTATTACCATCTGCTCCACCTGATCCTCCTAAATTAGTAATAACATAAGGATCTAATGATGTTCCTGTTCCAGAAACAAATATTCCAACGCCTGCAGTTATTGCTGTATTTGAACCATCTGGTAAAGGAACTTCAATAGTTGTTTGTAAAGATGGTAAGCCATTTCTATCAAGTCTAAGAATATTATTTTGAAAAACTAAAGCTGTAGGATAATTATTTAAATCACAAGGATTACAAGAATTATTTACTGATTTAGATTCACATTCAGAATCATTAGATGTACCTGATTGATTAGAATAATCAGATAGATTTACAGGTTGATCAGCAAGCTCACTTCCTGTCTTTAGTCTTATTGGACCTAATCCATCTATATTCATTTACTTATATTCTTTTAAAAATCTATTATAATATCTTTTATAACCAGAATATTCTAGAGAAACATTATCTAAATAATATTTTTCTTCTTCATTTAAATTTGAAAAGTCTGTATACCAAGGTAAATGCTTACATGTAAAATCTCCAGCTACTCTTAACGCTTCATATTGAAAACTTTTATCAGTTCTTATAACACAAAAAGTTGTATCAACATCTGCTTTGTAAATATTTTCAGCAAGACATTCTTTCCAAAACTTTGTTTCCCATGTAAATATTTCATTACCTAATTCTGTTATGGGTAAGTTTTTTATGTCTAAAGATAAACCAACTTTAGAATAATTATATTTTTCACCTATTAATATCATTTGTTCAATGAAATCTTTAGGTGTATTTAAATTAAGTTCTATATCACTATCTGTATATACAACCCAATCATTTTTTTCTAATCTAAGATCATTTAGTAAACCACTATTATATATAGCTAGTTGACCTAAATTATTTAGTCTTTTAACCTTTATTTCTTTATTTGTATCATACCAATCTAATAAAGGTTTATATGTAGATCCATTATCTAAAATAGTAATATCAAAATAATCTCTTTTTTGTAAATCTTTTACTAACTGTTTAGTTGTAGATAAACGATTTAAGTTATTTATTACTATTGGAATTTTCATAAAGATAAGCTACTTGTTCATAGTATTTTGCAGCATGTTCTTTTTTAATTGGTATTATTATACCATCCCCATGATCTTGAGAAAATTTTCGATAGTTCTCAAAGTTTTTAGGGTCACCTGGATTACCTGATGTTTTAAATGTTGGTATTGTGCTGTCTCCCCAATTGTATACAAGTGTTGGTTTACCTTTCCCATCAACATATAATTTATTTCCTAATGCTTCTACCCATTTTAAATGCTGGTTTGAAGTCGTCAAATGAAATCCGTGAGCTTTTAAGAAATGGTTTTGAACAAATATTGAAGGTTCTAATGTATTTTCTACTATATTAATTCCTTGAGCATGTCTATAATAAGAATATTTAGGTTTGTAAGCTACATGATTAAATTTAATTTCTTCTTCAGAAATAACACATGCTCTAGATAAACCTTTAACTCCTTCATTAATATGATCAGGTAAGAAAATATCATCATCGTCCCAAAAACAAACAATATCTACACTGTCTGGAACTAACGTCAACATATCTGTATATATTTGACCTAGATTTTGATATGAAGATTGTGTAGTATAACAAACATCATTATTAACTAATTTAATGTGTTTATTTTTAGGTAATTCTTCAGGTAAGTTTAAAACTTGAGAATAATCTGAATTATTATAAATAAGAAGAGTATGATCTCCTTTATAGTTTTGATCTATAAAAAATCTAACTAATCTCTCTAAACAAGTATGACGACCACATGTAGCTGTAAGACAATAAACGTTAGGTATCCAGTTCATTTTTTGTCGTAAATATAGGATAAATTTGTGACAAAAGTACTATTTTTTATTAATATAACAGTAAATAATTAATAAATTAGATAAAAATATTTAGCTTAATATAGCTTTAAATACTATTATTTTTTAATATAATAACTAAAGGTTTATCTTACACTGTACTGATTACTTATTCTTATACCCATTTCCTCAGCTAAATCTTGATTGAAAATACCTATGTATGTAAGCATCTCTTTTGTAATAGGGAAAGTTTTAAACAGGTACTTGGTTGGTTTAGCTGATTCTTGCCATTCTTCAACTCCAAAAATAGCTCCTGATGCTTCTTTGGTAAAGTGATTCATAAAAGTTAGAGCATCATTTACTGTACCTAATGCTGGAAATACACTACCATTAGCAATATCCATTGCTGATTTAGGATTAAACCAAAAACCAAGTTCATCGTAAACTTTATCAAGAGTTCTCATTCCAAACTTTAGCACACCAGTATACTCATCTTTCTCCCTATCGTCACCAATACCCATCTTAGCACTTATCAGAAGACCTAACATTCCTACCCAGAATTGAGCTTCTTTAGCTGCCATCTTGATACCTTGGTAATGTATTTCCATAAACTCCTCTTCTGAAAGGAATTCGTCTTGTTCTCCGCCTTCTTTTAAGAATTTATCTAACTTCTGACGATAGATGTTACGCATGTATTTAACCCCATTCTCATTAAGTTCCATGACATCTCTTAATGCTCTAATAGAGCTTAAACCATTCTGAGTAATTAGTTTAAACATTAATCTAAGTCTACCATATTCCCAACTTTGTTCACCTACATTCTCTTTCAATCCACCAAAACGAACCAGAGCCATTCCAGGTATCCAGTTTTTAAACATCATAAAGGATTGACCAAATAGGGTCATACGGTATTGAGCAATAGCTTCTGGACTAGAAGCACCTAATACATTTCTACTTAAAGCCTGTACCTTGTTTCGTAATTCCCAAACACTTCTATCGCTTCGATCAACTCCATCAATTACTAACTGACCGTCTACCAGTTTAGCTGTTTTCATGATAGAGTTCTCTTTCATCTTCTCAATTTGATCATTGATCTTTTGTTCAAGAGCAAGTCTTTGGTCTTTTGGTAACTTGAAACGACCAAGATAACCATTCTGTTCTCTTACGTATTCAGGAATATTAACAATTTTCCCATCAATAACTACACTGTTTTCTATCATAGATAACAGCATAGGATAAGTTATAGCTTTATCTGAATACTTTTGTAAAGCAAAAAGTATCTCACTTGTCATATATTCAGTTACCTTACTGGATGAAAGCTTATTGATATTGAAATTCTCTTGATTTTCAACGAGCGGCATAAAGTAATCAATCATCTTCGCATAAATCTCACCTCTTTCACCACCTAACATGCTAGTTAACTTAGTTGTATTGATTAGGTATTCCTGTCTTGTAAAGTACTTACCTGAACTGATTACACTATTTACAGCACCACCAACTAAGTTAGAGATTGGTGTACCTAAGTTAAAACCTAACACCTTCATTTGAAACCACCTATTAGCAGCTTGCACAGCTTTGATTCCTGATATAACCACTTCACCTTCTTCTTCTTCAAACTCAGAGAGCATCTTAAATCCTACTTTCTCATTGATCTTTTTAGCAGTTGCTCTTAGATCCATTGTAAAACTCAGATCTTCAGCCTGACCCGATAACTTCTTACCGTAGATATAGTAATTGATAAAGTTCTCTAAGTATTCAGTATTCTTATCGTTCTGATTCTGTTTAGGTACTTCATCATACTGAGTTTCGCCATCTCTTCGTACAGCAACCAGTGTTTTCTTTCTTCTTTCAACGTCACGAAGGATTTTAGCTGAACCTTCCAGCTCACTTCTCCACTCATATTCATTGATCTCCTTTTCCCACAATGCAAGGTTCTTAATAAACTCTTGAGACTTTTCTTCAGTAGTTAGGTCGTAAACAAAGTTTACTGGAATCTTTTGAAGAGGTTCACGAGTAATGGGATTTATTGCACCAAATATATTATCAGCACCAGGTTCTACACGAACAGCATCAAGGATAGTTTTAAAAGGATTCTTATTACCCCCTTGTACAAGTCTATCTACATATGTCTTTCTAACATTAGGTACAAATGAATAGAGTTGTTTCCAAGGAATCATACCTAATTCAGCAGCTCTTTTATTAGCTGCTATTTGTAGTTGATATAATTCAAATATATCTGGTTGATCCTTAAGTTTTTTATAGTTTTCTGAATAAGCTTTATCATTTAAGAAGTAAGCTATTCTATTGTTCTGAGAATTAATTGCAGTTGATTTGCTTATATCAAACTTAGCTATAAAGTCTGCTTTCTTTCTTTTACGCTCTGTTATGTTTTTAGCTTCATCTTCATAAAAGATCTGATTGTCTATGTATGCAAACTGATCTTCCTTTCTCTCTTCGTAATCTTTTACATATGCATCCAGATCAATATATTCATTAATAAAAGCACGAGCCTTTTTAGTATCAGTACTAGCTAAGAGTTCCTTTAATTGCTTTCTGATTGCAGCATCGTGACGATCAATTAGTTTCACAGTCTTTTTACCTTCATACTCATATTCAGAAGTAAGGAAAGTTTTAAACAATTCCATTTGAGTTATTCCTCTGGATGTTGCAGCTGCAGCAATCTTTTCCTCGACCGATTTAAGCTTGTTAATAGCAGCGTCAGTAGCAAAAGCAGCTTTCTGTTGAACTTCCTGATACATTTTATAAAATAGCTTACCTGTTCTTGATTGTGCTCTAGAAAAATCACGAATATTTCTATCTCTTGTATTAAGTTGTTTCTCAGGTTTAGTTATATTAAGTACTTCATAAGCTTTTCCCATCTTATTCGCTGTCTTGTCAATTAATTTTTGGTAAAATAAGATGAGTTTTTTTGCTTCACCAGATAAATTATTAAGCTCAGTAATTTTCTTTTTTTGTTCTTCTGTTAGTTTGACAGGTGCATTTGGATCTGGATTTGTACTAGCTTCAATAATACCTCTTAAATTAATACTTAAATCTTCATATACAGTAAGGATTTCTACATTTTCATTAAGTTTTGAAGCAAAATCCATTAGTTTAGCATCGGTTGTTGTATCAAGTGAGTTTTCATACCTTGTTAAATCTTGATTCAATTGTCTAATAGTAGCTTTGGCTATATCAACAGTTTCTTCTATCCGACCTTGCATTTGAAGTCTTCTGATGGCAGCATAGTACCTTTCAGTAATATCATATAAAGAGTACTTTTCTTTATCCCCCCCGTGTAATTTTCTCAATTTGTTAATGACAGTATTCATTTGAGTAATCAACTCATCAATTTCTTTATTTCCAGTAGAATAATCCGCAGTAGCTATAGGAAGAAGAACTGATCTTTCTTCTTGTTTATAATCTACTTTACCCATGCGTAACTTAACAAAATTCTTCTTCTTATAATCATAAACTACTTGGATAGGTATCATGGCAGTCAACCTAAAGTTTTCTTTAGGAACACCGTAAATATTAGAAAAAATATCCTTATATGCTTTCATCTGAGTTTGGTAACTCTCAACTTTAGCATTAAGAATAGATTTTTTATCCCCAATGATCTCCAAGAACTTCCAGTCAAGCATATCTACAATACCATCTTCCTGTATAGCCATGAAGTCTACTGTACCTGCAGTATCCTTTCCGTTGTAGATTTTAATCTCAGCAAAGAACCTCGTATTAGGTTTATACGCAAGAAGACGAGCTTCCATTGCTTCATACAGCATTTTATAAGCTGTATTGTTCTTCATCTCCGATGCACCTTGTTGAGGAAGAGGTTCAGCTCTTAAGAAACCATTCTCATCTACTAATCTTTTAAAGATAGCGTGTAAATCAGCGTGACCTCCTGTACCTGTTCTTCTTTTAACTTCATCCATCTCAGTTGGTACATAATCCTTCATTTTAGCTTTTACAGCATCAGTAACCCTTTTAGGAACCCTAACTCCTTCGTATAAATAGTAGGTATCGGTCTCATCATTAGGATTAACATAAAGATGTAAACTGCTGTTAACTTTCATTATCTGAGCAATAAACTCATCTATATTAAAACGTTTCTTACGTTCATCTTCTGGTAAAGAAAAGTATGTACCTATATCGTAAAACTCTGGGTTTAAGGTATCCATACTTACAATCTCATTGTTCTGTACTTTCTCAACAGCTTCTTCAAAAGGATTAAATCCTGCTCCTGTAAATAATTTATACAAAGCATTAAGAACCTTTCTCCACCAAGCCTGGATAGCTGCTGCTAAATCAGGATTAGTTTCTTCACTCTCTTCTTTGTTTACATATATCTGAGCAAGCAGTTGACCAATAGCTTCTTTCTTAATCTTTCGGATGTTAGTAGTTCCATCACTATTCTTATAAACATCCTTGTATCTATCAAAAACTTCTTGATATAGATCGTATTGACCAATCTTATTAAACATTTCATTGAACAACTTAGGTTCTGTTTGTTCAATAATATCTACTGCTATGTGCATTGATTCCTCTGCAAGAGCTACGTCTTCTTTACCATTAACAACTTGAACAAGTCTATTCATAAAGTCAGCAAGACCTTGTGCACTAATAGGTTCTCCTTGAACTTTAATATTAGAAACAGTCTCATAGTTGACACCAATCCTTTTAAGGAATTCTTTTAACTTAGCAATAGTTTTTGGACTAGCTTTAGGTTGATTGTTTTCATTACCTTTTAGCTGTAATAAGATTGGACGAAATTCTCTTTCTTTCTCAAGCTGAATTTCATACCAACCATTACCATATTCATCAGTAATTTCTTTAACCTTGTAATTCTTTTTAAGAATATTACCTACTGTATTTTCATAGAAGTTAAATATAGGTTTTAAAGCACCAAAACCTTCTTTTTCTATTTCTTCAAGTTCTTTTTGAATTTGAGTAATTTCTCTATCTATTTTTGCATGTTCATTTCGAACTTCATAAGTACCTTTTTCTAAATCAAGCTTTTGTAAATTGTTTAATTTATCTACTTTAGCTACGGCATCTTCATAGTTATCATAAATACTATCTATTTCAACACTATCATAATTTACAAATACTACTTCATACTGAAAGGTTTTCCCAGCTTTTCTTCTTTCAAGTTCTTTAATTCTATCTTCTTTTTGCTTTTTAAACTCTTCTAATGTAGTATGTCCTTCAATTTTACTAGCTGTATTACCAGAAGGAAATAATACTTTCTCATATCCTTTCTTAGCACTATCTTGAAGGATAGACTTAAGAAAGAAGGTTACCCAGTTATTGTCTTTGTTTAATAGTTGTAAAAATTGATTAGGTGGGGTTTTAGCTCTTTCGCTTTCTATAAATTTAGTAGCTTCTTCTATTGTTTCAAAATCTACAACATCTTTATTTGATTCTTTATCAACAACAACACTCCTTAAGTTACCTTTTATATTAACCTGCTGTATTTTATATTTATCATTATCAAAAGCTTGACCAAATACTAAATTTTCTTTATCTCTACCCTTCTGAAACAAATCAGATTGTACTTCTAGTATTCTACGAATACTTTTTATATCTCTTTTATTGATAAATTGAACTTCTTGGTTTTGTCTAGCATTTTCATACTCTTCTTTTGAAATAGATTTAGACATACCACCCTCAGAATCTTCAGGTTCAATGTTATATTTTATACCATCTGTTTGATAAAAATAGTTATTTAGTAAAAATAACTCTCCTTTATAATCTTTAACTTTATCACTTCTAAACCAACCAATACCTTTATCAGTAGCAAATTCTGCATGACCTTTAATACTAGGTGTAATTAAAGGTGTAGCTATCTCATTCTCTGTATAGTTAGTACCTCCTGGTACTGTTAAGATTGAGTAATATTGAGTTGGTCTTATTTCTACTTTTTGTAATCTATGTTTAGGTACTAAATTCCCATTTTCATCTTCAACTAAAGTATAATCTTCTTTTGACTTAATCTCATCTTTAGCAGTATTAATCTCAACAGCATAACTATAATTAGCTAATAAATCTGTAATGATTTGCTCTCTTAAATTATCATTATTTTCCCATTTACCATTTTTAAATAATCTAGCATCATTATTAGTCAGAACTTTAAATCCTTTTTCTAATATTAATTGTTTTTGTTCTTTAGGTATTTGAAGTTCTGTTAAAATTTTATTTAGATCCCAGTTATTCTTTGCACCTTTCTCAAACATAGCTACAGCTTTAGGAGTCTGTAGTATATCTAAAGCTTTTATTACAAAGTTTACATTAGGACTATCATCTAAACGATACATTGGTCCTGAAGAATATAATGGTTCACTGCGTTCTTTTTCTGGTATATCTTTATAGTAATGATTAACTAGTTCTTCAGATGGAACTAATGTAAAGGATACAGGTGCATCTTTATCTTCAGTACTAATCCTACCTCTAACATGACCATTAAACATAGCTCCAGTCTTAGTTATAAGATTCTTTGCTATTTCAATAGCTTGAGCACGAGACACAGCTTTTCCATTCTCAGATTTACCGAGAATAGAAAAGGTGTCCCAGGCTGTTTTACGAAAGGATTTTCTACCCTTAATGAATTCTTCTTCAGCCTTATTTACAATTGATTTTCTAACGTCTAGTTTACAATACATTTATAATGATTTTTAAGAACAACTACCTTGAATCATGTCATCTCTCTTTATATCGGGAACTTCTCCTACAGAAGGTATATCATCAATCTCTTCGATAGGAAGTTCTGAGTCATCTGTAAATTCGTAGATGTCATCAAATGATGGATCTGCTTCATAAGTACGTACACCATCAGAATATTCTTCCTCTAATTCTTTGAATAAACTAGGGGTAATTACCTTTCTTGCTGCAAGATCACTCATCTCTTTTGGAACGTTTTGGTTCTCAGATAATACAGAAGGACGCAATACATTATAGAACTCACTTACTCCTCTTGCTCCATATTTAATAGCAGGTTTATAGAAAACTTCCTTTTTTGTATCTGTTGTCTTTACACCATTTTCTACTATAGCTGTTTCTAAAACATAAGGATCACCATCCCCTTTATCTATACGCTTATACAAAGTTACTATTTTATTATCATAGTCAAGTTTCATTTTACCTGTTTTAGAGTCTCTTATTTTAGGATACGTTACTATCTTTACAAATTTTCTATCCAGATATTCATAAGTAGGAAGTCTTAACATTCCTTGAAACATCGGAAACTTATAAACAAGATCAGCACCCACCTCTACTTCTTTAGCTCTAATCTCAGGTACAAGTGTATCATTATCCCAGTTAGTCCTATAGAATAAATCAGACTCTAAAAAGAATAGTAGATCACTTTCTGAATCTGTTTTATTCTTTACATACTTTTTATAGGCATGTTCAGGAACAATATGATTCCAGCTTGTTTTAGTTTTACTAACTCCTGTTTGAAGAATACCTGTAATAATTAGGTTTTCCATAATCAATGACACTGGCTTCGCCTTACCATTAATCGTGATTACAATATTACTTTGCATTAACCTGTTAAAGTCATCACTCATAATATTTTGAGCCTGAGCATCTCTGATATTCTCTTTAAGTTCTACAGTTGAAGGATAACCTGGTCTCTTATCAATATAAGGAACAACTGCTTCCAAGAAAGTATTATATTTTAAACTTGGGTCAGCATGTTTCTTCATAGCTTCAATATAAAGAGCAGTATTAAACTTTTGATGATCAGTATCAACTATTAAAGGTCTAAGCCAAGAAGATAGAGATTTACCATTAATAACATTGTCATTTGCAACGATATAATTCAACAAACTCATCTCAGCTCTATCCATTAAGTACTTGTATTCTTCTTGACCTATTCTCTTAATACCCTTAACTTCTTCAGCTAACCTAAACAGAATTCTACCAGACTGACCTTTATGTAACTTGAAGTAAACTTGAGCAAAAGCATTATTAAGTTTATCCACTGAAGATCTAATCTCTCCAATAAATGTATTATCAAATACTCTATTAACACCTTTAATTTTACTCTCCTCAGCTTGTGTAGTCTGAATAATCTTTCTATTATGACTATTATGATCATTTATTTTCTGGGTATCATAGTTATACCCTTGAACTACACGATACAATTCCCATTTCAGACTCTCAATTACTGAGAAGTCATCAATCATATATCTCTGTAAGTTCTTTTCGTACTCATCTAAAGGTACACCGTTAGCCCATTTTTTTATCATAGTTTCCATTGTCTTCTTATCATAAGAAGGTGGTTTATTAATAGTCTTATGACCCTGCGCTGCTCCAAATAACTTTAATACATCTTTTCTATTTCTAGCTGCAGAAAGTCTTTTAGTTGTAACACCTAAAGAAACCTGAGCATCATTGATCTTTCTTTTCTCAATGTATTCTCTAATAATAGGTTGATTCAAGAAAAGAGCATACGTTTCAGGATCTTCTCCAGCTTTATTCATAAATAGATAGGTAGCAGCTTGATCTGAATCAGCACCTAGATCAACGATCCAAGAACCTTTTGCAATATCCACATATCCATCAATATACTGAGAACCTGAACCAGCTAATTGTATTTTGCCTAATTTATCATAAACACCACTTAAAGAAATATATTTCTTACCATCAATAATAATTTCATTAAAATTAAAACCTAAATCTGATACTGTCATTTCACCTCTACCCTTAACCTTAATTTTAGTATCAAAAGGAATAATAATTCTTGAAACCTGGTTGACAGATAAGTTTGTATTAGATACAGCTCCTACACCCACACCTTCTTTACCAATAACGAAATTATGACGAGTCTCAGTCATATAAGAACTTCTTAATAATCTAGCATGATCTGTATTGGTATTCCTTTCAATATTTGTTTGTTTGTTTTTAGGAGTAGTTAGCCTTTTGATTTTCTTAGCGATCTCTTTAAGACCAGGAGAACCATCAGAGAAGAACTCTTGCGTGTTTGGTGTAGTCAGTTTCTCAAAGTTTCTAGGTAATGTAATTACTCTAATCAGAGCATCCAAGTATCTATTCTCCAATGCTTTCATGTATAACTCTTGTACTTGAGTTTCCATTAAGTCTTCTGTCTCAATAAAGAAACGAAGAGCTTCACTGTAAGTTATATCATCAGCTAAAGCAAATACAGATTTAACTTTATTAGCAATTAATATAAGAGGTGTATCTTCATCTTGCTCACTAAGTTCTAATGTAACTTGAGCTGGTACTGCCATATCAATCCACTCTTTAGCTCTATCTTTTTCTTCCAGAGTTAAAAATAGTCCTTTACCAACAATATCTCTAATATATTCCTTTGTCTTTTCCTCATTACCTTGCCACTTAATTTCTTTAGCATTACCATCAAAGTCCTGATACCAGTTTTTAAGATACAGGTTCATTTTATCAATGTCAAAGTCAGAACCAGCTTTAGTGGTAATCTCTGCAGGAAATACAACAGCATCACCCATATCTTCTGGTAAGAAGTCAACTACTTCAAAGTATTCTACTGAATTAAGACCCTGAGTAGGGATACGGAAACCGATACCTCTTAATAATTCAGGATCAATCTTTCCTAAAGGAATACCCCTGAACTTATTAGGAAGCAGAATCTGACAGGCTTCAGTGTTACCACTTTTACCAACACTATAGAATTTAAGCCTACTTGAAGTCCATACGTTTTTACTATTAAGCTTTCTTTGTTCGAGTTCCCAACCTGTTACCGGAGCCATTATATGAGATCCGCCATTCACTTTAGGTCTAACGATCTTCTTGTCAATGATAGAGTAAATAATATCTCTGATCTGTTTATAACTAGCAATAGATTCAAAATCAATCTCATCTGAACTAATAGCTTCAGCTAAGTTGATTGGAAGTTGTCTTCTTTGTAACTCTATTAAGATGTGATCTACAATCTTTTGATGACCTTTTTTACCAAGTCTGTACTGACCGATTGGTTTACCATCTACTTTAACTTCAATAATATCTAACTCTTTTAATACAGATTCATATCTAGCTGCAGTTAAAGCTTCTTTTGAATCCTTAAGTTGAGCAGCAACTCTATGTAACTCAGAGATATTTCTCTTTTGATCTTCAGTTAAGAAATCCCACTCTTCAATACGATTAGACTCAGTACCTGCTTCAAAATCTTGAGGTACACCATCAGAATACATGTCAGTAGTATCCAGTTTATTTAACTGAGAACCTTGTGTATTCTTATCGTGCTGTCCAGCAGTCTCTACTTGAATACCGATATTTCTATATGGTATCTCTCTTACTTTAGTACTACCTATACCTTCTTTGTTAATTTTTCCTTCCTCGTTATACAGTGTAACCAGTGTATCAGTTGTAGCTCCTACTTTATGTGCGGAATTCATTAGAATATAATCAATTCCTTTCTTCTGCATGACATCATATAAGTCAGTCAACTGGACACCTTCTATCCACTCATAGAATAATGGCATAGCAGATGTCTTAACAAGATCAGTTCTTGCAACACCTTCTTCAAATACAACACCAGAAACAATAGGTTTCAAGATATGGAAAAATGCTCCTTTAGGTTTACCACTCTTAATTCTGTTAATAAGATCAACAGATAATGGAGCATCGTCTTTAACTCTCAATGTTCTAGCATCACGTTTTTGTAATTGTTCTGAGCTGTATTGATATTGGCCTTTCTTATTCTTCATGAACCTTTCATAAGCCATGTGCCATTGGAAAAGTCTCTCTTGTGCTTCATCAAATCTTCCTCCTGCTTTGTAAAGAAACTCACGATAAGCAGTAGGTAACATCACACTCGCAGCATCTGCTTCATTTCCACGCTCATAGGCTTCAGGTAGTTTAGAGTTGATTCTTTCTCTTAAAAGAGTAAGTGTTTTTTCACTAGAACTCACTTTAACATCATACACAGTTGCTGTAGTAAGATGATTTTTAAAGTGAGTATAACCTGGATCTCCTGGTTTAAGCCCTTTGTTTAATTCAACATTAGCCCACTCATTAAATCCACCTACACCATCTTTTACTTGATGATGAGTGTATTCTCTACCTGACATAAATGACTTGAAACGTTTTTCAGCATCGGCAAATTGAGCAGGGTCACCAAAGAATACTTTATGCATCTCGATGTTATTCAAGATAAAGTTCATCTCACGGAATTCAATGAGATCTCTAAGTGCATCTGAACTAATGACTTTACCCTTACCTGTAATATCTTCTTTAACATCAGTAAGAAACCCTTTAATTTCAAAGGTTTTTGCTTTATCTTCTTTATCACTTTTATCTATAACAAAACCATACTTGGTTAGCATACTGACTGTACTCAATGATTGTTCACGAAGGAAAGCTTGAACTTGATTGTCAATTTCTTCTGCAGTTACTACATCAAATAAAGATTTATCTCCATCTATTACATCACTATGAATAGCTTCTACAGTTTTACGATCAAGTATCTCTTTAAAAAACCTTAAAGATTTACCCATTTCCCTACCGTAAGTATCCTTAATATTGAGAGCCTGTATGTGTTTTCTGTTATTGAAATCTTTAGCTAGTGCTATCTCAGTCTCTAAATATCCTTTCATTACATCAAAGAAGTAAGTTTGTTTAGCTCCCTTTCTTCTTAGCGTATCTTTATAAACTGTCAACGGAATATAACCACCAGCATCTTCAATACCTGCTGAAGTATCAATAATCCATTCTGTTTTAGCATCAGCTGGAATTAGTACATTAAATATACCTCTTAGGTTATTGTTAAATTCAAACAATACCCTTTCGCCAAGTGACATCTTAGATACACTCTTGGCTCCGGTTATGTCTGATTTACGACCTTCAGTTACACCTAAACTTATAAGTTGATTTCTTTTACCTGCTTCATTATACATTTTTCTATTTAGAAGTCTGGTATCTCTTGAGAAGATATCTCCTTTTACACGATCAAGCCAAGGTATTTTTTCACCAAATTCTTCTACTGAAGGACTTTCTTTAAAGACATTAAAAACATAAGATATCCAGTTGTTTAAAACAAAATTTGATGTTGGTTTACCATCATTATTCAAATGTTGAGATTCATTATCTTCAGCCAATGATTTGTTCATTAAGATATCAGCAATATTCTCAAGTCTGCTTTGAATACCAATACTCTTACCAGTCAAGATAGGTAGCGGTTTACTTTGAGCAGCCTTTAGTGTATTTCTGATATTCTGTATTTGCTTTCTGATATCATCTTGATCCTTAGCTGGTAAGCCATCAAATATCTCTGGTGTTAATTGAGAGATACCAATTGCATTAGCAAAGTTAATTGGACCGTATTTAGAGGTATCAGTCAAGTAAGGGATCTCAGAGAATATAAAGTTGTTATCCTTTGTCACTTTTGTAAAGGAGGCAGCTTTAATATTCGCAATCCATTCTCTTGCAATCTCTTTTGTTTTAGTACTGAAGTTTGATCTGTTCAGTACAACTTCACCATTCTTCAGATATCTTTGTTCAAAGAATTCAGGCTTTTGTTTCATTAACGCATTCTCAACTTTGAGAACACCTTTAG